ATATATCCGGACACCATTGCTCTAAGCATCCAGTTAAATACATCATATCTTCAGTAAAATAGATTCTTTGAAATTCTGTTATTATTTGTTCTTTGAATAATATTGCAGGTACTAGCATTTAGATCTTCCTTTTTATTTTTTTGTATTAATCTAATTTTTTTACAAATCTATAATCCTATTTAAAATCCGCTAAAAATTTTTTAATTTTTTCATCACTTATCTTCTTTAACGAAATATCTCTAATATTCTCTTCCCCTCTAAGCTTTCCTTTAATTCTTCCGTTTTCTTTTCTAATATTTGACACACATTCCAATTTAATCGAAAAAATTTCATGCTTTAGACTTGATATCGCTTTCAACTTATTTTCAAAATCGCAATCGTCTTTGCTACTAATCATATTTTTTGCAGTTTCCAGAATTTGTTTCTTTAATTGATTATATTTCTCAATCTTTTCGATTTCTTTTTCTTCTTGTGTTGGTTTTCTAATTTGATTCTGCAATATCGTAATTTTTTCTTCGTAATATGTGGTAATCTCATTTCTTACACTTTCTACATTATTAATATCAGTAATCCATAATGGGTGAATATCTCCATAGACACTATTGTAGTTACCTAAAATCACATAATTCCCATTTTCTTTATGTCTTAAAATCATACCAATATTATTCTTAAATCTGTCTTGGAAATCTTGAAATAGAACGATATCTCCTGGTTCAAATACAAATATTATTTCTTCTTTCAATTGTTCCATACCTCCAACAATGGTTTCATATTATACATTTACTGTGACAGTCCTTATCACAAAAATGCAGATTACTACACAGAACACCATAAGTTTGCTCATCTCTTAACTGCTCTACTTGTCTTTCCTCTTTAATTTGATAATCACTTCTTACGCTTGTTCTGTTTTCTCCTCCAGAATAATAAATTCTCCATCCACGAAATAATTTAGTCAGTAAATCATTGTCCCACTTATATTCATTACAATGAGTGAGAGCAAGCGACTTTGCATTTCCGAATTCTTCAACATCTTTAGCGCATCTACAATACAATCCGCGCAAGAGAAGAAATCCATACCTCAATGTATCTTGAAACTGATTTGGGACATTCGTTTTGTCGCACATATTTGCATTGATTGCCTCCTTGTCACATTCCGTCAAAAAATCTCCTGCTCCATGTCGAGTCAGATAAGTTCGAGAAACATAGCATGTTTCAATATTTATTTCATCACCCCAATCAATTCTCTCTATTATCTTTTTTGCATTTTTAATTCCAGTATTAGACGGAGTTAGGTGCGGAAAATACTCTTTATTATTTTGGTCGAGCAACAACCCTTGTCCCGCTTCAAAAATAATATTATCGAATTTCTTTAAGAATTCATCATTTGATACAAGTTCTGATTCTCCACACATAAAGTTAAAATCTTCTAACCAATTCTCAAAAATCCTATCGTTGGAAATTATCTGCATCCACTCATCTGAAATAATAATTCCCCGATCTGTCAACCTATCCAAATAATAATCTCTTATTCCATAATCCAAATCCGTTACGCCAGCTTTATACCTTCTAATTGTTTCGTATATTCCCATGCCGCAGCTTCCGTGCTTATGCTTTCCTCTGTTTTCTTCAATAATCTGATTGGCCACCATATCGAAAGGAGTTGTTAACATACATTTGTTATTAATATAAGTTTTTGGCGCATACCCAAGGTTTTTCAGTTCTTCATACTCCTGCCTAAAAATAATAGGGTTGCAAATAAAGTCTTCTGATAAATATGTACTTGCTCCATTAAACGTACCAGATCCGAAATGACGAAAGACATGTCGGATTGAATCTAGTGTTACAACAGTATGTCCTCTCTGAGCTCCTCCATTCGAGCAAACAACTATAGTGTTTGGTTTCTGAGAGAAATAATCAGTCATTAATCCCTTTCCTTCATCGCCCCAATTTGCTCCAATTACAATCTTAATATCTTTCATCTATTCAAATCTCCTTATCCTACCAAGTAATTCCTTCTGAATTCAACGATGCAATAACCGGATTTTCCATATTGCTTTCAGCCTCATTCAAAACAATATCTACAATTTCATCTGAAATGCTATCAATGGTAACTTTTCTGAAATGTTCATCATCTAAATACTCTTTAAAAGATTTCTCTATTTCGGCTTCGTCCCACCATCTATTTCCATGACGTACATCTAAATGGTAGACATTAAACTTTTCGGAAACCTCTCCGTAAAGGTCTTTTGTTTCAATATTTCCTTGCACCCCATCTCCTGTCACTTCTGCTAAGGAGCAATATCTTCCAGTCGTTGGAATGTACGGATTAAGTCTTTCATCTCCCATCGTGATGATGATTCCTTTTCTACCACGATTTAAGCAATCAAGTTTTGTATGGCGAGAGCCAAAATACCAAGCGGCCGTATATGATTCAAAGCTATTTCCTCCGCCGCCAAATTCAAAATAAATCTTGTCAAGCTGTTCAGCAATACGGATATCGGATTCAAACTGTGAAGCCTGAATAGGATATTCATCATACGCCATATCTCCAATACCCATAATAAGAAATTCAACATCTAAAACTTTCTCATACAGGTTTGTCATGATTACATTAAGTTTTTTTGCAACTTCTACTGCCGCCTGCCCCATACTTCCTGTAACATCCAAAGCTAAGATAACCGGAATTGTGTTTGGGTGTTCTTCTGTATCACAACACTCTCTAATTACATTTTTCGGGTCAAGTGCTGAATCAAGTGTCCTAGCTTTAAACATTTCCTGATTAGAGTAACTGCCGCTAATTTCTCCCTTACTTGAAACGCTCATTCCTCTTACTGTTGCATAATCTACATAACTTTTCTTTGTCCATGAACCACATCCCATATTACGCCTCCTCCTCTTCGTCTGTATCTTCTTCGCTATCTACGTCAAAATCAAACATTCCATCGAACATATCGTTCATATTTCCATTCATCATCATGAACGGTAGCATTGAGTTCATTCCTCCGACTCCAGTAGAATTACTATTATCTCCTTTCATCATCTGTGAAAGCATCATATACTTAAAAATATTGTTTGTTCCTTTTTTCCCCTTGATGCTGTCATTTCCAAACATTGAAACGATTTTCCCGTAAAAATATGTATTACCCATAAATACATGTCTTTCTGGAAGAATAGTCTCCACCGTAGAATCTTCATAATTGATTACCGTGAGTTTTGTCTTGTCTGCATCAATTACGCATTTGGGCTTGCGATTCACAAGGATAATATCTCCTTTCTCGACTTTATTAGTTGGAATCACAAAGAAAAATTCCTCTCCGATGTCGAATACAAAATTGTTGCAGTTAGTGAGTTTTCCGGTTTTAATATTATAGCTTTTATATCCGCCAGAAGTTTTAACTGCAATTTCTCCATTCATAGATAATCTACACATGCCATTCCCTACTTTTCCAAACATCCCATTTAAAAAATTGTTCATCGTATCGTTCTCTCCTATATATTATTTGATTATTTCTTGAACTGGAAGCCATTTCTTTACTGTCACTTCTCGAAGCTCAACTTCTTCACACTCCACTTCTTTTTCATATTCCCACGGTTCTTCCCATTGCATTTCTGTCGCACCAACAGAATACGTTGTTCGATAAAATTTCCCGCCATTTTCAAAAATAATTTCATGAATAATAGACCAGCGGGAAGTATTTATAATGTTGTCTTCGATTGGACAACAATCATACGGCAACCCTAGTTCCTTTGTTAAATATTCTCTTGAAAATTTTTTTGTCATGCTTCTCCTTATAATTCCTCTGAAAGTTCTTCTCTTAAACCATCCCATGCAGCAATATCTTTTATTTGTTCATCTGAATAATCATATTGTCTTGGATATAAATACGTCGCCACTTCATAAGCCAAAGAACGAATAACAGAAAGAAGTTCCTGCTTGCAATCATCAAATCCTGCCGAATAACCAGCGTCCCAGCCGTCGTCATATACATTTGTTTCCCGACTATCAATCAAATGCATTCCCTCCTACAATTCTTTCATTTATAGACATAACAAAATCATTAATCTTGTCCATATCTGGTTCTTCTAGAAGCTCAGTATTATTTTTTGCGTAATCAAATTTCTTCTCGTATTCATGTACGATATCAAAGAACGCAGAATTCGGCTTGTCATCTGAGTCTAAATATTTTCCGAGTCTGATATCCATTAGTAAATCATGCTCTTTTTCTCGATATGTGATAATCTCTTTATTCTCTAGGAGATCGATTGCCATCATCTGGAGACGAATTAGATTAACGCTATGTTTTGCAGCTTTTTTGTGATTTATTGCGTATTCATTGCGTTTCGATTTTTTCTTATAATCTCTTAAAGTATTGTTGATTTAACTTAATAATCCCGCCAAATCTTCAAGAGGAAAATCCTCTATAGAGGTCGTTATCTTCAGTTCGCCGTTTTCCACAAACACTTTAACATTTTTTAAACCGTACCTGCTTTCTAGTTTAAATATCATTTGATTGATAACTTTACAAATATGTTCGTTGTATTCTTCTTCTGATAACGCGCATAGAGTTTTTTGCTGTAGCCTATATAATTGACTCACAGCGTAACCGCCAAATGACTTTATTGCTCTCTTAGAAAGAAATAAGTCTTTATTATCTAATAATTCTTGTCCGAATGGAGATATGTACAAGTAGTGTTCTGGTTTCAAACCAAAAATTTCCAAGACATTAGGATTGCAATTACACAATAGAGAAATCATTTTATTGAACGAATATATTACGGTATCTGTTTCTTTGTTTTCTACCTGTTCGAAACCTTTTCCCAACAGAATCTCTCTTTGGGAATTCAAAGCGCATCCTCTGATATCTATATCTGATTCTGGTGTATTTAATCCATATGCATAACTCCCTCCTAATCCAAGCAATATCACGTTCTTCCACAAATGCTCGTTATTGCGGAGAAAATCATATTCACTACTCTTAATTATTTCTCTAATTTCTTTGATTTCCATAAGCTCCTCCTTTCAGCCTGCGCTATACTCTTCTGTTTTTTAACTTCGATTTTTTGCTGCACTCGCGCCCTTTCAGCCCATCGCATTACTCGACAATCAAATTCATCGGAAAAAATCTTTTGTGCGTCTCGAATCACGTTTTTATTTGTTTCGCAAAAACTTTCCATACAACGTTCCATCTTTTTAGAATCTTTTAAGAAATTGAAATGGGCATCATTCAATATCTGATTTTCTTTTTCCGAGACACATGTCATTACACATCTCAGCCTTCCCATTGCTTCACAATCTGATTCTCTTCGCTCATTTAGCTGTTTATATGTGTCCAAAAATATCTTAATCTCTGGATGCTTTTTAATGTATAGTTGTTTCTTTACGGAATTTGGGATATCATCCATAAATACAACAGCCATAAGTGCAATAACAAATGTAACAAGGCCTATTTCTACCATTTTCCCTCCTAGTCAACATAAGCACCGTTATCGTGAGTCACTATAGGGTACCCGAACCTCCCTCCAAGCTGTGTGTTCGCCATATTAATTGCTATTTGACGCGGAATTATATCTATCACGCATTCTTTCGCGGCTTCATACAATTCTCCTTTTGATTTAAAACTTCCTACGATTCCTCCACAGACCATACATATCATATTCCACTTATTATCATACATGATTAAATACGGAATCGTTGCTTTTGCTCTCTTATCTGCTACCAAAATGATATCTCCCGGCTCTAAATTCTTAAATCTTTCTTTCATGTTTTTCTCCTTTTATTTAAACGGCCCCAAAATCTTTTTCTGCTTCGTCTATTCTTACCATATACTCTATATTATCTATAGAACAACAAAATAAAATTATGCCGCAATTTTTAACGAGTAATATGTCTCCGTTTTCTACAAAAATTACTTCTCCTAACACCGAATCTAACTTAAAAGAATACTCTACAACTCCTTTAATCGGCTCTTTTGTTCTGATATATACAGACATTTTTACCTCACTCAATACAGACGTAATCTTTATCTGGCAAGTTATATGGATAATTATCGTGCGTCCATGTTTTTATTTTCACTTCTTCAATTTTGTCAAAGCAATAATCTCTAACTTCCATTTCTAAAGGGAACTTTTTTAGTTCATTAATTAAATCTTGAACAGTATTAATTTCTTTTACCATAGAAATTTCTCCATAATAAGATAAATGATTCTTCCTGTGATTGCACCTAATATGATTGCTAATGCAGTACCCATCAAATCAGCTCCCTCCTAATAATACTACTCTCCTGTTGAGCCAAATCCGCCAGCTCCTCTTTCTGTCTCCTCTAGCTCTCCTACTTCAATAAAATCTATTGGAATATACGGCATTAAAATTAACTGAGCAATTCTGTCTCCCGGTTTAACTGTCTGAATTTCTTCACTATCATTATGTAGCGGAACAATGTACTCCCCTCTGTAATCTGAATCGCAAACACCAACGCAATTAGCAGGTCTTAACCCGTTTTTCGTTGCTAATCCGCTTCGAGCAAAGATAGCTCCAAATGTTCCTTTTGGCAGCTTCATTGCGACTCCAGTTCCAATCTTTTTTGTTTCATGCGGCTTAATCTTGATTTCTTCCGAAATATTTGCGTACAAATCAACTCCTGCTGCCTCACTACTTCCTCTTGTTGGAATTACTGCTGTATCTGTGAGTTTCTTGATTAAAATGTCCTGTACGTTTTTCATATTCAAATTTTCCTCCATATTTTCTGCTTCTCTACTTGCGCTACAAAGTGCTGTCATGCCTATTCCTATGCAAGCACCTACCCATAAACATTGATGACATGCCCATAATTAATCCGAACATTCCATACTCCTTTTTAAGAATCTTATATAGTTATCCCACTGCCCGATTTCGTCTATATATTCTTTACCTCTCAATCCTTTCATTTGCATATCTGCTTTTATTTTTTCTAACGGGTTTCTTTTTGTCGCAAGAGATTTAATAAATGTATTCGTCAGATGTGCTATACCTATCGGTGTCTCAGAGCCTAATTCCGAGATTATTTTTTTATACTCCTCCAATTTATCTTCTTCGATGGTATAGGCTGTTTTTGGCAAGTTTTTCGTTGAAAAGGGGCTTATTCCGGCTCCTGACGTGAGTGGCTTGAAGTATTTTTCAAACTTACCCATCTCTTTCGCCGGGAACCTAATGATTACTTCTGAATCCGTCTCAAAATTTTTTACGATTTTGTTACTCATGCCATCTTCTTCAATCGCTCGAAGAATGTTTCTGCCTTTCCCGATAGATGGAACATAGGCTTCTAATATTCCTTTCCCATAGTATGAAATTGTTACTTTATTCGCGCATTTTATATAGCAATCTATTTCTTCAAAGTTTCCTTTTAAGTCTCTGGAAAATTGATTGTATTGATTATATGGGCAGAGAATGCGATATTTACCTTTGAAGTGACTTATTAGATATCCCATAGAATAACATCTCCTGATTCTAAAGATTTTTTTACATCAATAATTCTCTGATTGCTGCTTCCTCTGAACTTGAGATTTACATCTCTTAATTCGTGGATATATCTTCCATCCACTAAGACATCACATAATACAATAAGTCTTTCTTTCTCTCTAACCTCTAAAATCTCCTCCCATGTAAACCCACTATATATCCAAACAGCTTTATCTGAAGGAATTTTAAACAGCAATCTTTTTAAATACGGAATATTGCAATTTTCTAAAGGTTCCCCGCCCAAAATAGAAACCCTTTGAATATACGGTTTATTTACAAGCTCTAAAAACTCTTCTTCGGTTTCATCTGTCCATTCTTTGCCTCCATTAAAATCCCATGTTTCGGAATTAAAACAGTTATTGCAATGAAAGTGACATCCTTGAATGAAGAGAGCAACACCTATACCCTCTCCATTTGAAATGTCCATACTCCTTATCTGTGAATACTTCATGCTTAATCCTCCACAAGTTCAAATCTATACTTCTGTGATACATTTGGATATTTTCTTCTATCAACTTCACTCATGAACATACTCAGAGGTCTATTCCATATTTGTCCTTCATAGTTATATACAACGCTTACTTCTTCCGTTTCAGTGTGCCTTGAAATCCCAATAACCGTCACTATTTTCCCAATCTTAAAATGTCTATATTTTTGTCCTGCTTCAGGTAATGGTCTTCCGAAGTTACTATTAATCTGTTTGTCTTTAAAATATTGAGAGCAATACGATAAGTCGCAATTTTCATAATTTAACGGGTTATCGTCGTTCCATTCTTCAATATTTGCGCTTTCAATATGTAATTGATGACTAAACATACCTAATCTTCTAGTAATAACTGATCCAATCTCTTCTTTTCTATAATTTCCATCTATATCTATCAAATAACCACTAATTCTAAAAATTTGTGCCATGCTATTTCTCCTTGTATCCATGATCGTCAAGATGTACATACCTTTCAGCAATTTCTTCTGTTCTTCCCTTATTCCAAAATTTACTTCCGATATAGCCACATGTTCTTCTTGCAACATTCATTTTATTTTTATCTCTGTTACCACAATTAGGACATTCCCAAATTAACTCTCCGTCTTCATCAACAATCTTAATTTCCCCATCGTATCCGCAACGCTGGCAATAATCAGATTTAGTATTTAATTCGGCGTACATGATATTATTATAAATAAATTGCATAACTTCTAATACGACATCAATATTATGTGTCAGATCGGCACATTCAATATAGCTAATTGCACCTCCAGGACTTAGCTTTTGGAATTTGCTTTCGATTGAAAGCTTTGTGAATGGATCGATTTCTTCAAAGACCGGCACATGATAAGAATTTGTGATATAGTCTCTATCCGTAATTCCTTCTACGACTCCAAAACGCTTCTTCAAACATTTTGCAAATTTATATGTAGTAGATTCAATAGGTGAGCCATATAAACTATAATCAATATTTTCTTCATTCTTCCATTTATTACACTTATCATTTAATGCTTGCATTACTTCGAGTCCAAATTTTTCTCCATTATCTCCGTCTGTATGAGATTTACCAGTCATATATTTCACACATTCATATAAGCCCGCATATCCCAAAGATAAAGTAGAATATCCATTATGGAGAAGCCTATCAATAGTTTCGCCTTTTTCTAATCTTGCCAATGCGCCATATCTCCAGAGAATCGGAGCTACATCTGACGGTGTTCCCTCAAGTCTTTCATGTCTCATCTGCAATGCTTTATGGCACAGCTCTGTTCTTTCGTCGAAAATATCCCAGAATGTTTCAATATCACCATTTGAAGATAATGCAATATCTGGTAAATTAATTGTGACAACACCTTGATTAAACCTGCCATAATATTTTGGTTCTCCATTTGCGTCTACATATGGAGTTAAAAAACTGCGGCATCCCATACATGGATAGCAATTCCCATTTCCGTTCTTATCAATTTTATATTCCAACATTTTCTTTTCTGAAATATAATCTGGAACCATTCTTTTTGCCGTACATTGTGCAGCTAATTTAGTTAAGTACCAATACTTGTCTCCTTCATGAATGTTATCATCTTCGAGAACATACAGGAGTTTTGGAAATGCAGGAGTAATCCATATACCTTGCTCATTTTTAACACCTTGAATACGTTGTTTTAAGACTTCTTCGATGATAAGTGCTAAATCTGCTTTAGTTTGTTCATCTTCTACTTCGTTTAAATACATATTTACACTTAAAAAAGGGGCTTGTCCATTTGTCGTCATAAGTGTGACTACCTGATATTGAATTGTTTGAACGCCTTTTCTTACTTCTTTTGCAAGACGTGATTCAGTAATTTCATTAATGATAGATAATTGATCTTCATATACGCCACCACCATTAACATAGCTAAGTTCTTTTTCTACTTCTTCTCTAATTTTTTTTCTGCTTACATCGACGAATGGCGCTAAATGTGACAATGTAATGGTCTGTCCCCCGTACTGCGAACTAGCTACTTGAGCAATAATTTGTGTTGCAATATTGCAAGCCGTCGAAAAACTATGTGGTTTTTCAATAAGTGTTCCACTAATCACAGTTCCGTTTTGTAACATATCTTCAAGATTAATAAGATCACAGTTATGTAGTGTTTTCTGTCCAAAGTAATCAATATCATGAAAATGAATAATTCCTTCATCATGAGCCTGAACGATTTCAGGAGTTAAGAGATATCTTCTGCTCATATCTTTACTAACAATTCCTGCCATATAATCCCTCTGTGTAGTTACAAGCTTTTCATCTTTATTTGAGTTTTCATTCATCCAATATTCGCTTGTCCCAGTAAGAAGTTCTTCTATTTCTCTATCTGTTGTGTTCACATTCTCTCTCTGAAATTCTCTAATTCTCCTATATCCCTCATATGACTTCGCTGTTAACCTGTGTCCTTTATCTATCAACTTGTCGTATACCATTGATTCAATTTCAGAAATATCTATTTCTTCTTCGTTGCAACATTCATATTTTATTTCTTTTGAGATTTCAGATGCTGTTTTTTCGTCTACTCCAGAACTAGAAGACATAGCTTTTAAAATAGCTTTATAAATTTTATCAGAACAAAAATCCACATAACTTCCGTCTCTTTTAATAACTTTTACCAATATACGCACACTCTCCTGCTTTAATTAAAATGTCGTTGTATTTATTTGCATTCTTTGTTTTCAATTCGTCGATTTATCGCGGCTGCAATCTCCTCTATAGAAAGCATTCCGTCATTTGCAATCCAAAAATTCACATAATTTCCTACATCTTCAAAATCCTCTCTATCTGAGACAATTCTACGTTGTGCTTCTAAAAAGGAATCTCCTCGCTCCTCTAATCTATCAAGAAGAATATCTTCCTTTGCTATAATATATATTGAGCAGGCATGACCAAGCCCAATATTACTTAAAAGAGAATAATATCCTCTTGGATTGGTAATTAAAACTGTTTTATCATCAGCTTTTTTAAAATCCTCTAAGCTTGTTCCATAAGCCCATTCTCCGCCGGATGCCGGGCAGAAATAACTTGATTCAGCAAAAAAACCTTCTCTGTCTTTCTTTTTAAATTCTTCTAACGAAATGTAATGATATGTAACGCCTTCAATTTCACCTTTCCTTTTAGGGCGAGTGGTATAAGTGACTAATTGCTTAAATCCATAATTTTTAACAAGTTCATTTACTATTGTGTTTTTCCCACTTGCTGTTTTACCTAAGATTATTAACATATATCTCCTTTTCTTATGAAAACATTACGATTGTTGACAGAATAAAAGAAAAGCCTGCAAAAGCGGCTATATCGTAATCTCCGCTTGCAAGTCTTTGAAAGAATTTAAAGAAAAGATATGACTGACTCATTATCCATACTGACATCAAAATACTATTCATCATTTTCTCCAGTAATTAGCTCACTGTAAGGCAAACTCTCAATCCATTTACAGAACTCAACCCATTCATCTAATTTATGGTTTTTGCGAGATTTATAGATATTTGCCAGAACCTCATAATTCAGAAAAACATTACGAGTCTGATTGTATGAAGATGGCAATAGTTGAATCATCTGCCACCAGTATGCTTTATTTTTGGTTTTGAGATAAAGGTCACGGCAATCGTTCAATTCGTCTATTGTATTTTGCAAGGTACCAAGTGGAGAAAAACTCAATTTTCCTTTTTCTTCAAAATCCATTAAATGCTCACAACTGAAATCCTCTAGCGTAAATTTCTTTTCAGCAATCTTGTGCATAGTACTACAAGAGTTTGAAACAGTACCGAGTTTATAGGTGTCGAATTCTTTCCACCAATATAAAGGTGCTGTAATCCTTACATATACAGGCATCATTCTCATATATTTTCTGTGATCTGCGCCTGCTTTAGAAAGACGCTGCATAAGAGAATGGTCATTATCGCCTAGCCTAAAACGCTCATCGCCCGACCCCATATATTCATGCCATGCGTAGCTGTCACTTTTATCCCATGAGTTCATAGGATTCCTCATTCCTTCAATAATAAACTCCATTTGCCCTGTATTCGCTAAAACTACATTTTCTAATTTAATCATAGACTTATAATATTCCTTTCTTCGCACTCTGGACATTCTACGCATGTTGCATATTCTGAAATACCTACTAATTCTTCTTTCGTCGTATCTTCTCTTTCAAACGAAAAAATGCATCCACAATTAAAGCAAGCACACTTCCTTAATCTTCCGTGCTGAATAATTTTAATAGCCATAAAAATCCCTCTTTCCGGCTGCACGTTGACTTTCATATATGCGACAAACCATAATCGCCCAATTCAGAGCTTCCATTTCTCTATTAGTAAAATGGTGCTTAAATCCTAGATCCTCGCCTGCTACACCTAAGTTCTTATCTCTAATTTCTCTTAGAACTTTAATTCTATCTATATTTGTCATTCGGCTACCTCGTATTTCTGGCAGATACCTTCGAAAGTCTCAAGACCTCTCTGTGAACAACTATGAATTCCAACTCTGATATACCTGTTGCATATTGACATCATACCGAGAACGGATTTAGCATCCACAACGTATCTTCCAACCATTGCGTCTACGTCTGCAATTACATATGTATTCAAATCATTGACGAAATTCTGCAAGTCACAAATGTTAGATAAATCCAGTAAAAAAGTCTTTTTAATCAAATCGTTCTCCTATCTTTTTATATAAACATCGTAATAATCAACGCCATTTTTTTCTGTCAACTCATGATGGCCTACATACACATCTATTTCGTTTCCGTTAATCGCTCCGCCGCAATCATCCGCAAGATATTCTCCGCCATTCATATAAACCTTTGTTCCGTAAGGGATAATTGAGGGATCTACTGCGATGGTGTAATCGCTATAACAAGTATGTCCTGTACTGGTAAGCCTCCCGTACCCTTCACTGCAGCTATCGCAATTACAGTAATAAGTAACTCTAAAGCGTCCCATAGGGATAACGGGGTTTTGGCTACTTAGATACTTGCTCCAGACAAATCCCTTTGTTCCGTCTGAAAGTTTCACGATATCCCAACCGCAAGGAGCATCTCCTATTCTCTTGAGCTTAGTTCCTATATCAACTGTCTGAATTACCTCTCCATTAACTGAAGGCGTTTTTCTTACGTTTAAAGATGTGGTAGAATATAAATATTCAACGTCTCTTTTTGCGGAATATAATTTTTCTCCGCTATTTTTGTCATAGACACCGAAATATCCATTGTGTTCATTTTGCACAATTACTTTGTCCGGCTTAAAACATGTCTGAAAATTTACTGTCCCCGCCGAAACAGGGACGACGCTTAGAGCAGAAGAAAAAGCTCCCGCCAGTAATAATTTCTTTATCTTATTCATAAAACTCTCCTATTCTATTGCCGTATAAGTTCAAATTTATCTATTATTGGGCATTCTGGGACATCAGAAAAATGAAAAGAACATGGATTTAAGTCTTGATATATTATTTCATTATTTTGAAATGGGCATTTATAATCAACTTCATCTATTGTGCCTGTTTCGTAAACTCTGAAAGTAGAAAATTTACAATTTATACAGGTATGAGCTTGCACAAAATTATTACATTCAGTTATGTCAATATTATCTGGAACTTCTTTTTTAGTTAATGCACAATAGCTTTCTCCAAAATGTGAATATTCGTTCTTGCATTCATTATCAATACAATTCATACTATTCTCCAATCATTTTGATAAAATCATCCTCTGAGATAATTGGAATATTTAATTTCTTTGCCTTGGTGTTTTTGCTGCTTATAGAATTTTTGTCATTATTGATTAAATAATCTGTTTTAGATGAAATGGAACCGACAACCTTACCTCCAAGCTGTTCGATTTTTTCTTTTAACTTGTTTCTATTTGCAAAATGATGCAACTTCCCGGTAATCACAAAATTTTTGCCTTCTAATTTATTTTCTGCCGGATTCTCGTTTATTTCTTCAAAAAAGAATTCTTTCTCAAACTCAAGGAATTTGTTGCAATTATTAGTCCACCACACAAATAGCGAATGAGCCATTTTATCTCCGAATCCATCTATTGCAGTAAATTTATACGGACTTTCGCCCATGATTTGCTTGAATTTTTTGATATCGTAATTGCACATTTTAGCCATGTCTTTGCTTGCAGATGTTCCAATTAAGGGGATTGACAGTGCGGCAAGAAATCTATCAAGTGAAATAATTCTTGACCTCTTTATACCACTCAACAAGTTTTCAACTGATTTTTCTCCAAATCCATCCATTCTAAGCATGTTGTTTTTATGTTCGCAAAGATGGTAGATATCTTTGATGCAACAAATCCACCCTTTATTAATAAATCTCTGTAATGTAGCGTCTGATAATCCGTCGATATCTAGCGCATTCTTGCTTACTGCATGAGAAAGTTTACCAAGCAGTTTTCCCTGACAATCAGGGTTTTTGCAAGTAAGGATTTCACTGTTATTTTCCTTTATAATTTCTGTTTCTCCGCCGCATAATGGACACTTAGAAGGAGGATTAATAAGCGTTTTATCTTTTAATTCTTCCGCTGATAGATATTCGCCCCACCTTATCTGAGGAATAATCAAATTGCTTTTATATGTTGCAATAACCTGTCCTTCGAATGGTTGATGAAGTGCTTCTCTCATGACGGAAATATTATGAAGAGATGCTCTTTCTACCGTAGTGCCCTCTAGCTCTACCGGCTCAAAAATAGCTGTCGGACAGAGACTTCCTGTCTTTCCCATTGTCCATTCAATTCCCTTTAACTTTGTCTCCACATCATTATTCTTTGCTTTCCATGCGATTCCGTTTCTAAAATGGTGACTCGTGTATCCAAGAGATTTTCCGTAGTCTACGTCTTGAAATTTGAAGACAACTCCGTCCTGCGGCAGATTCATTTCATCCGCTTTCTTGATAAAAAACTCTATTACTTCATCAATTTTTGTCATTCCATAAACAACACCCCTAAACGGAACAACATCAAAGCCAAGAGATTCCGCTTCCGATAACTGCAAAGAAAACAAAGAGTCCTTAGCCCCTTCGACTACTTCCCATGCATACCAGCTAATTTTTCTGTTTTTTACCACGCTTGTATCTAACGTAGATAATGTTCCTGCAGTTAAATTGCGACTATTTTTATATTCTCCGTTTTTATTTACTTCTTTAAAGTCATCTAGCTTAATAAGCGCTTCACCATTTATTTTATAGATGCCTTCTTTGTTTATATGTAGCGGCACATTCATAAACTGTTTAGCGGCTTCCGTAATATCATTTCCGACGATTCCATTTCCTCTTGAAACCGCCTTAAAAAGCTCGCCATCTTTGTAAATTAGTCGGACACTCATTCCGTCAAGCTTGATAGAGGCAACAGAATTTTTTCCTTTAGAAAATTCAATTACTTCTTCTACCGAATGACACTTATCAAGCGAAAGCATTGGGATATCATGTTTTACTTCTGGGATATTTTTTAGAATTGTAGCTCCTACATTTTGAGTAGGGCTATTAGATGAATAAAATTTTGTTTCTGACTCTAACTTCTTCAGCTCGTCTATTTTTTTGTCGAACTCTGTATCGCTCATAACCGAATTTCCATAGTTATAATATGTTTCAGAAGCTTCATTAAGAGTTTTGACTAAAGCTTTGATTTTTTCGATTTTTCTATAATTCTCCAAATATTACTCCTCTGTAGTACCTGTTTTTCTGCCTGCATATTCTCTAAACAATTCCATCATTTCTTTCTCTTCTGGAAAGAAACAATCTGTTTTTTTGTATGAAGACAGCCATGATAAAAAATTATTCATTAACTGTCCAAATCTCCAATCTGGAAATTCATCGGCCCAGATTTCTGCGAATTCATCTGTAAACTCTTTAATTCTACTTATATCTCTCAATAGCCTTCTCCTTTTCTTCTACTTTATCTCTTGCGATGTCGCATTGGTGAAAGTCTCGTAAAATGTTAAATTTCTTGTCTCCAAATCTACTTCTCCATTTGCGTATAGATTTTTCGCTATTCCAGCCAAACGGCAACATATGATAATTTATCAAAAAACAACAATCAAGAAGGGGCATACTTCCTTTTAAATCATCTGGTCTTTGCAATTCAGTGAGAACTATATAACTTCCAACTTCCGCATGTCCGTAATAATGGGCGATTCCATCTTCGTCAATTTTTTGAGTAAACACTTTTCCGATATCGTGAAGGAGCGCTCCTGCAGCAAAATGATTGACTAGCCTTAGAAGGTAAGTATTACATCCTCTCATTTTGCAAAAACATTCGTACGCTTCAGAGCAATGTTCATCCAGTGTTCTATTGTGATGTGGATTTTTTTGATCGAACTGATACATAAGGCTAAACAAATCTGAAGAGGAAAAGATTCTATAAAGGTTGTCGAAATTATCACGCGTTACTATAGAAATATAATCCCATCCTTCTTCATAAAATGGAATCTGGAATTTAAATAATTGTTTATACAAAACCCTTTCCGGAACAGGATGTTCTCTATCTTTATTATCTTCCAAACAATAACCAAATGGTTTTGACATGATATAACACTCTTTATGTACGTCTAAGCCATTAACACGGTTTAGAATTGCTCGGCGAGATTTCATCGTAATATTTGTTGCATCTGCAATAACATCTTTTTTCTTTTCAAGATTTCTTCGAATTCTTTCGTGGAAAATTCTAAATACTTCTCCGTTTTTAGATTGATCTTCTACGCTTCCGCATATCTCTTCTCTTATTGCCTCAGATGAAACCACGACTGTATTTGCCGGATTTTCCTTTTCCAATTTCTTTACATAACTAGACTTCCCACTTGCGGGAAGCCCAACCATTACAATTAATCGCGGTTTAACTTTATGCACTAACCTTTTCCTCCATAACTTCTTCCGCTTCTTCCATATCTGGCTCATCGGAAGTATCTTTAATAATTCCTTCGCAAACCTTAAATTCAAAGCACTTATCTTTAAATGCTGTAAAGCTTTCTCTATTGTCAATTCTAACAACTACGCCCTCTGCAATATGGGTCTTACCAATTTCATCCGCTGGCATTCCAGTAATGTATTTATCTACTCTTTCTTTTAAGTCTTCCTGCGTTGTGAACATAAACTTCTCAAGTTCTGGAACATGATTGACTCCGAGTTTTTCGCACCAAATTTTAACTGTTTCCCACGGAAGTTCAATTACTGTTCCGTCTGGTGATGTCATCGTCATTCTATAGACGTACATCTCTGACTCTCCCGGTTCACATCCGTAAGCAAAAATGGTTGAATCGCCAAATTTCTTTGAAAACTCTTTATCTTTAACTTTCTTGTTTGAAACTGACGGCATAATTGGAGTTGATTCGTTTACCCAGCCAACAATCTCATAAAAGATTTCCATTCCTTCTGGGATTCGATTTTTAAGCAGCTCATGATATTTTCTTCTAAATGAGTTATCGGAGTAATATCCATCATTTCTAGTTACGTCTTCTAAAATCACTCTCCTGCTTCCAGATACAATCGCAATATTTTTCTCTTTCTTAGGTTTCATTCGGAGTAATGTTCTAACAAGACTATTCTTATCTTCGACTTTTACGGTCTTAGCTGTTCGAGCGGAAGTTCCATGCATTTTACGAGTGATGTAAATCGTGTCGCCCGGCTTAAAAGCATTCATATTGTAAGCTAACTGCGCGGTATCTTTATGCTCCTTAAAGAACGGATAAACTACAGCCAATTTCTTCTTATTCTTTCTTTTACTATTTTTGCTTCCTGAATGGTTAGAACTATTTCTCTCATTTTTTCTAGGAATATATTTACGACAAATTTCATGACCGCCTAAGACGGTAATCTGATCTCCATCCTTTAATTTCTCGATATCTGTATATTTAGCCAGCGTTTCGATTGGAAGAACGAGACCTTCTGACTTCTCTCCCCTTAATTTGATTGCAGTAACATTTCTTTTGTTCTCATCCATGTAGCCGCCAACATTATTTCCATTTTCGTCTTTAATTCTTACAAGGTTATTTTCTTCCGCATATTCAGCGGATAACTGCCCGTCTGTCGGGAAAAATACTACTCTCTGCCCCTCTTTATAACTCAAATCAACAATTACATTCTGCCCAAATACCTCAACACACTGTAATCTGTCTGCGTTGCTATGTTTTCTAATTTTTCTGATAGTAGTAATATAAGCACAGTACATAAAATTCCTCCGTATAGAAAATCTGATTATCGACTATTATGTTTCACTTCTAAAATTTCACCGCTAAAACAATCGTAAAAGCACTGAAAATTCCCGTTTTTACTCGCAGGAACAGCAAATACGACACTCTCAAAACAGCCATATTCTTCTCGCAACAACAGCTTATGAAATATTTTTGCAACTTCCTCTCCGCTTTGTCCGAAAACTCCACATCCGAAAGCACCAAGAACCAGAATATCTACTTTATGCCTTTTTGCTATATCTAAGATAAAATCGATTCTTGATTCTAAAACTCTTGAATTTTCTTCATCAGAAACATTACAATATTTTTGAGCAGCTCTTTTATTGGGAGCGGCACAAGTAATTACGTCGCAATAACAAAGTCTTCCTTCTCTCTCAAAGATAACATCTGGAGAATAAAGGGCTCTGTTGTGATATAGGGCACGATTTTTATTCTTTCTATTTGCTTCATAATATGACTCATTTTCTTTTAGCACATTATATAAAAATGACTCGTGACAGAGACATTCTTCCTGCGCTCTACTTCCTTTGACGAACATTCCACCCGCATTTTTGTATGAAGCAAAATTTAAAGCCGCAATTCTTTTATCTTTTGAAGCGAACTCTAAAATTGCTTCAACCGTATCTATATCGCCGACATAAATTTGAACCTCTACCATAGTGTTCTCTGGCTCTTCTTTTTCTGTATTTAAGAGATCTATAGAATTACAGATTTCTGTGTTCTCAATAGAATACTTTATTTCTTTCGAGTATTTTTCTTCCATCTCTTTCGTATGAGCCTTCGCAATTTCTGCTCTTTTTTCTTTGTCTGTCCAATAATCTTTTATATCCTGCATTTAAACTCCTTTTGAGCAAGAAAGCTGACCGACAAAAGCCAGCCAGCTCAAATTTATTTTCTTTTGCATTTTCCTGCAATAAATCCAGCCAGAAAACAGATAACCAGAAAAATCAGGAACGCATTAATTTTTAACAGAATCATTATCTTTCGATAATCTTAAATGATACATCAGTACGGCGATTCATTGCTCTATGTGCTTCTGTATCATTCTTTACAACTGGATGCTTAGAACCATTTCCAATTACAACAATTCTATCGGCAGAAACACCATTAACAGTAAAATATTTCTTAACTGTTTCTGCTCTCTGAAGTGATAGCTTCTTATTGTAAGTATCTTTTGGATCGGAGTTTGGATTTGGGTCTGTATTTCCTGCAATTTCGATAATTGCTCCATCCAGTACCTTTGCCATCTTAATGAATTTATCTAATTCTTTTGCGGCTTTTGCAGAGTCAGAGAATTTTGCAGTATTTTTGATAAATGTAACTGATGCCGAACCGGAAAGTAAAGCTTCTGTATTTTCTACGTCATCCTTATTGTCGTTTGTCACTTTCATAGTATCTGTGTTTGATACTTCTGTTGAATCGAAGTTATCTGCAATATTCTTGACATATGTATCGTCAAATAAGGTGTCAACTAAACCTGTATTTACAGATTCTCCGATTGACATCCAAACTTTGCACATGTCTGAATAAATTGTCTTTGCAGTTCCATTCAGTAAATCCACATTATCTTTCCATGTTGTTAACTTAGCAGATGAGCAATTTGACTTGATATCCTCATCTGATGCAGTGTTAAACATTGGCATTACGTTTCTGACTGTATCAAATTCTTTGTTGTACATATCTGCTGCTTCAAGCGAACCCTGAATGAACTTTTCTACAACGTCTGAGTGATTCTTTGCAAAATCTTCATCGAAAAGAATTCCGTCCATGACAAGATTTGTTGAACTTGCCGTACTAAAGAGAATGTGTGCATCTGTCATGTTCTTTGCCTGAGTTAAGTACGGTTCCCATGTTGCAGCCACATCAACCTGTCCAGCAAAAAATGCTTTAGCCGCATCGTCGGCGGTAGAGAACAATACAAGATTACTAATAATATCCTTTTTCTCTCTATCGGATAAATCAGACTGATTTACAAACCAGCAAACTAACGTCTGTGCTTCTGAGAATTCCGGAACTCCAATTTTTGCCCTAACTAAATCCTTCACAGTTTTAATTGAAGATTTTGCGATAATACCGTCTCCGCCATTAGAATAATTAGTGATATATGGCATTACAACATTCTTATTTGCCTCTTTAAATTTTTTAGATAAGAAAGCAGTTCTATTAATTGTGTAACCAGCGGCGTTTAAATCTCCTTTAATGAGCGCATTGCTTGACTGAGTTGCGTCGTTAATGACTTTAAGGTTTACATTAATTCCTAATTTACCGTAAATGGAATCTGGCTGAGTCGTTAAGCCTCCATTTGCGTCAATAATAGATTTCCACATTTATATTGGCCGAGTTCGTTACGCTCGACTGTCATTTTTCGTATAGGATATTTTAATGAATCGTTATGCCAGCACTCTCCTTTGTTGATTCTATATATTTGAGAAAGTGTTTTATTAAATTTTTCTGCAATCTCTTTAATAGGAATATTTTCTTGCTCTAACATTTCTACTATTCTTTCGATATCTCTACCCGGAATTCCAATTTCTCTTATAGGATATATTTCTGAATCCAACCTATACGTGTTTCCTTTATTTATATTCAAAACAATATATGGTTTTATATTGAACATATCAGCTATTCCTTCTATGGAATTATTCGCATCTTTCAATAATGAAATTATTTCTTTTACTTCTTCATTATTTAATATTTTTAGTTTGCGTTTTCTTATAGGATATTGAAGCGAACCTATTCTCCAAGAAATTCCGGCATTGATATTTCTTATAGTTTTTACTGTAGTCCTGTATTTTTTTGCAATACATTCAATAGAATTATTTCCTTTTAAATCAGAGATTATTTGATATACATCGCTCTGAGACAATTTGCTCTGAGGGTTGTTTTCTCCAGAACTATCCTGTCCTCCAGCAGTTATATTATATCCATACTCTTTTCTATTGCTTTTATATAATTTTATGTATTCTTTCTCTTTTTCGTTATAATTGACTCCATAATATAAAACAGAAACTTCGAAATTCTCCCATCCATATTTCTTAATGGCGTTATGAATTGGATGATTATTTCTTTCGTCGTGCTTATGCTCTTGCATTCTTCTGTCTAAATTATTTGTTTGTCCTACATAAATCTTTTTATTTATTTTATTTTCAATTTTATAAACATATTTTTCCATACCAAAATCAATATTCATAAAATCCTATACTAAAATGACACTGCATTTTTCAATGCAGATTAGACTATATCACTACCATATATAATACGGCACTCCTCAACAGGCTTTAACGATTTTAAAAGCTCTTAGTCGTTGAACCTTCTCCTATTCGGAGCTTGGCGGCTGATTCCCCATTCTCTCAACACTTAGGACATATCTGCATTTCAACAAATATGCTTTTATTTCACCATATGTCATCTGTTCGATTCTTTCTACTTTCGTCGCATTCGCACTTGCCTTTATTTCATGGCTATGCTGTAGCTCGAACAGCTTTAGGGTGAGCATGGATATGCTCTTTTATTCCAGCAATTCAAAGGAGTTCAAACACATTGTTTCCAATATGTAGGGGCTAGAATCTAACCAATCCATTCGTCTAAAGAAAGATTAATTGTTCCATCATCTGATGACTTTGTTTTACTACTCTTAAATAGAGTAATTTTGTTTTTGGACTTCTGATTGTCGGAGAATGATTTTGTCTTAATAAAACCACTTCTCACTCCTCCAAAAATCGCGCCTCCAATTAATGCCATAACCAGAACCACAATTAAAATCTTTGATGCCTTAGTAAGTCTAAATCTTTTTGTACTCATACTTTTCTCCTCTTATTTATTGTATTTTTTCTTTAAGCTCTCTAAATAATCGTTACCGCTAGTCTTTCTTGCTTCCACCTCCGCTTTCGTCAATCTCGTAGACAACTTATTGTTGTGAACCACTTTAGCTCCTTCAACAACTGCATCTAAGTCCTTATTTTTATCTCTAACAGAGTCGAGAAGTTTGTCTGTTGCCGTTACATTTTTCAGCTCATCCATATCGTCATAAACTTCTTTTAACTGTTTCTTAACTTTCATATTCTCTACAACTTCTTTACTCTCTCTTCTCAATTTGCGGAGATTTTTTTCGCACATTTCCTGCGCCTCTTTTGCTGTATTTGCCGCATCCTCATAAGCTTTCACTAATTCAGCATGTCTTTTTATATCGGCAATAACCTCTTCTCTTTCTTCCGCCTTTAACTGAGCTAAATCAATTTTTCCAGATTTTACAAGAGATTCACATTCTGTTTCTGTTTTATGTAATTTTGCTTTAAGATTCTCAGTTTCTTTTTTCGCATTACTCAGTTTTCCTGCGGCAATGCGATACGCATTATCTGCTTTACTGTAGGCATCCTGCGCCTGATTGATTTTTTCACCGTAAATCGCCTCTGCGCCCTCCGGTGTTGTTGCCATATCTTTAATAAATAATCTTGTAAATCCTGAAAATAATGTCCTCGCCTCTGGGAACAGGATAAAGATTAAAACAACAATGAAAACTGCAACAATAAAAATAAGTTTACTTAATTCCATTACTCGTTCTCTCCTTTGATAAATTTAATAAGGTCAACAATTCTTTTATTTTCTGCTTCGATAGTTTCCTGCGAAGATTTTAATTCGAGCTGCTGCGCCGAAATTTCTTTTTCTAAGCGCTCGATTTCTTTTTTATGATTCTCGATTTCCTCTTCCTTTTCTCTAATGGACTTGTCTGCTTCTTCTGAAATTTTAATCAGAATACTATTGAGTATTTCTGTTCTCTTCACTCCGTCAAGCTCTACGTCCGACTCGTTAAGCCCAAATACTTCAAGCGTTGCAAGTACGGAATTTCGTTTTGTTTCAGTAACCATCTCTTTAGGAAGCGAATTGATGAGCTCCTCGATTTTAAAGATAGATTTTGTTTTATCCGCCAGTTCATTTTGGGAATAAATGTCTTCGATTAAGGTGTCTGTACGAACTGCATCAAGTTCTGCTCCTTCAACGTCCACATCTTCGATAACCTCTCCAAAATCATAATCTTCCTCCTGCGGAACCTCTTCCACGAAAAATCCTTTTAAAAATCCCATCCGTTTTCTCCTTTAAAATTCTATAATTACATCACACATTTTTTTAGCTTCTTCCTTGCTATGTGTTACCATAATTATCGTGTTGTTGCTTTTTTGGTGCTGCTCTACGATTAGATTCTGCATTTTATTTCTCGTGCAAGAATCAAGTGCTGATAGTGGCTCATCCATAAGCACTACATCTGGATTTGCGAATAAAGTTCTTGCTAAAGCTAACCTCTGTCTCATTCCGCCGGAAAGTTGCTTTGGATATTTCTCCATACTTTTGTTTAGCCCGACCAGAGACAAAAGCTCTTTTGCTTCCGCTACATCCTTTTCTTCTAATTTTCCTCTTATTTTTTTTGCGATTAGAACATTGTCTAAGCACTTCAGCCAGTCAAATGAGGTATAATTCTGATGCATCATGTAAATATTGTTTTTGCTCGCTTTAGTTACAATATTCCCATCCACGAGAACCTGACCATCTATCGGTTTAATTAATCCTGCGACCGTTCTTAGTAAAGTAGTTTTACCGCAACCAGATTCTCCTAATACCCCATATATTTTTGCATCAAACTTATAATTGAAATCTTTGAGCAATGGTTTGTCTCTACTATAACCAGTAGATAACTTATTTAATTCAATCATTGACATACCTCCATTTAAAGACATGCTTCACCAGCTTTTTAGCCGAAAAATCGAATAAGACACTAATTACCATGATTACTATAATCGCCATAAAAACTAAGTCTGTTCTTCCTCTTGAAGACGACTGCTGGATGATGTATCCCAATCCATATTTAGCGTTGATGGTTTCTGTCACTGCAATATAAGTAAATCCTATACCGTACATCATTATGAAGCTATTTAAAACACTTGGAAGAGATGCTGGAATCTGTATTCTGAATATAGTTTGCAATTTATTCATTCCCATCGTTAATCCTGTTTCAATTAAGTCCTGACTTACTTCTTCCAAACATAGGACAACTGATGGCATCATATATACGAATGTGGCAATAAACAAAAATACAATTTTCATTAATTCATCTATTCCGAACCACATGATTAATAAAGGATAAAATGCTGTAACTGGGATATACCTCATAACACTGATGACCGGATTTAAAATGTCTTTTGCGAGATTTGAGTTATATATAAGAAGCGCTATCGGAAATGAAATAGCACCAGAAAGAATTGTTGCAACGGTAATTCTTAGAAAAGAATATTCTATTGCCTTAAATAATTGTCCGTTTTGAAGCATCAAAATTAAATTTCTCAAAACGCTTCTTGGAGATGGCACAAACAGCGGATTGGTATGTTGTGCCGCAATACCCCAAACTATAAGTATTGAAATGAATAGCAATAACCTTTTAAGTACTACTTTTATTCCGCATCACTCCTTTCTCTTTTTAACTGTTTTTACAATATGAGTATGCCCCAAGTTAAAAATATTTGAATTAAATGAATAATTTGGTCTTCAACTAAATTTATCGTTTCTTTATTTGCCTTCTCATTATCCACGTACATATGTATTACAATATTAAGAAAAGCTAATATCCAGAAATAAATATGTCGCTCGCTAATCAGTACTGGAATCATTATTAAACATGTCCAGCAAAAGCTATGCATAAATAATGCCATGATATAATCGTATTGATACATTTTCTTAGGAGCGTTTTCTTTCCAGTATTTTCTCTGCTTAGCAGAAGCAAGCCAACCCTGTAGGTTATAATCAGCTAAAATATGTCCCAGAATCATAGCTGCCAATATTAATATTTTATCGTGCATTTTCGCAACAACCTCCTTATCTATCAAGTAATCTTTCTTTTCTAATTATTATGTCTTCCTTCTGTTTTAGGATTTGATCTAAAGTTCTCGTCTAATTTGTCTCTTCATGTATTTCTCCTCAAAATAACTTGACTATCTGTTCAAATAAACAAATATCTCTTTCTGTCACCTTTAAGTTGTCATGATAATGTCCGAAAATCCAGCAGCTAAATGATGTCTTTTTTCTTATATCATCGAAATAATCTGTTAGTTTGTCTGTTTCAAAGAATCCGTCCGAAATTTTATCCTGCATAGAAGTTGATGTACAATGAGTGATAATAAAGTCTACGACATTATCATTTTCTTCTAGGTTACGAATCCCTTCTTCCATTTCTCTATCGTTTGGCAATTCACGACTCCACCAGCTTAAATGATTAACTCGAAACATTTTATACGGATCGGCTATCCACTTTTTAATCTTCGAATCTCCTATCTCCAAAATCCCATCCTGAATGTCGTGACTTCTTGCACCTCCAAAAGTGAATATCTTTTTACCGTTGATATTATAAATCTGACCTCTCATGAGATGAATCACATGTGGACGGATAAACTGCACCTTGCCGCCATTCCACATTTTCACTGGAACATTATCTAAAATGTCGTAATTACTATGATTGCCTTCGACGAATAAAGTCGTAAAATTACGCTCTTCCAGCCAATCTAATTTATAATTCTCTTCTCTCGAATTATCCCAAATGCCGAAATCTCCAGCAATGCAAACATAATCATCTCTGGTCAAGACTTTCTGTTCGGGGAAAGATTCCTTTCTCAATCTACTAATCCAATCTCCATGAGTGTCTCCTGTTATCCAAAACATATAATTCATCTCCTCTCCATATTTATATCTTCTGAATTCTTGTAATACTTTTTGCCGATTCTGCATCTACTGTAATATCCACAAAATCATCTACTCTATAAATGTCTAGGTTTAGCCTATGAACATGCTTATCAAAATATTTCCTAACAATGTTTTCTGCTTCTTCCTTGTTTGACACGTTTACTACTGGGATAGCAATTTTTGCCGATACTAAATAACTTTTCATAATCTACCTCATATAATTTTTCAGATAATATTCAAAATATTTCTTTATAAAAAGTGGAGAATATTTATTGTCTGGCATAAAAAATATTGGAATATGATATTTGAACCAAAATGTATGAATTGATGCAAGGAATGATTTTTTATTATAATCTCCTCTATAGTTCCCATCGACAATATCGGAATAATTTGCATTTTCTACAAGTAAAACCTTTTCATATGGGGAAAGAGCAAATTCTTTTTCAATCCGATCTCTTCCTTTTGTTAAATTTGTAGAAAGCTCTTCTAAGCTGGCCTTTCTTTCAATGACTACTTTTCCCTCGAAAGATATGTCTCGAGGGATTCCTAAATCTAAATTTTTTGTCAATATAAAACTATAATCCCCATATTTTAACGCTTTTACTTTATACTTGATTCCAGCTTTATCGAAGCTGTTGGTTATATGGTCGATTTTCTTTTCCCGTGTATCTATCAAAATAACCATAGATTCAAGCAATAATTCTTTTTCTTTGTCTGTGTATTTATACAGGTCTAAAATATTAAGCTGCCTCCTTTGCTGCTCTGTGTATAATACTATAATCTTTAATCCACCAGTCATAAGTATCTGGAATATCTTCCCATCCACTATCTGTTTTGCGCCGTCTTGGTTCTTTTTTACAATCTTTAATGTAGAGGATATCACCGTCTTTAACTTCTAAATCTTGAAAACTGGTCTTACATCTCTTGTCTCTGAAATTCTTTTTCTTATGAATCTTCATTTCTGAAACTTTTCCATTCTTGATGCAATAAGCTTCAAATTTGGGCGAATATTTCATATCTAAATTCATAACACAAACCGTTCTATATCCATCGTTTAACGATTCATCGGTATAATCTATGTATCCAAGAACTTCATATTGGAACTGAGCAATAAATTCAGAAGGAAACTCTTCTTTCGAAACATTAGAACATAGCGCCTTTATTAATCCAAGAACATTAAAAACCATCCATCTTTTTGCGCTTTTATTTCCTTTTGGCGTTACGTCAGTCGCATACCTTCTAAGATTTATTTTGTCTAAACCTAACTGTGGAACATCTGCTTTCGAAATTGTCTTTCTGTCTATCCACTTATCATAGATGTCTAAACATTGAAGAATGTATTTGATGGAACCATACTGCTTAAAGTAATTGATTTTTACTAATTTTCTAAATACTGATGAATTTATCTTTGTTCCTTTTATTGCCGCATAAATATCAATGATATCTTTTCTCGAAGATTGAGAAATTTCCATCATAGATTCTACGGCTTTATCTCCGATACTTTTAACGCTGGATAAATTAGGATATATAATTTTTTCTTTATCATCCACCGTAAACTTTGTGTTATCTTTGCCGTATTCGTAGGTTCCCATTTTATAACCAAAAACTGTCATGGCTTCACGGGTTAACTCGGCAACTTTATTTTTATCTCCTTTCCCCTGATAGTGATTAAGCGTTACCTCATAAAATACCGAAGTATGATTCGCTTTCATCCATGCTTCATAAAGACTATCATTCGCCATTGCTAAAGCATGAGGGGCATTAAAACTATATCTCGCCGAATCCTTAATTACCTTATATACGGGCTCAAAGTTATCAAGATTACCAATATTTTTAAGCCAATGCTCTCGAAGAGTATCCTCTACATGTTGTAAAGCTTCTCCTTTCAGTTTCTTTTTGCTGATTTTCTTTATCGTGTCATAACTGTCTTTCATTTCGATTCCAAGCCACGAAAAAATCTTCATTACCGCTTCCTGATAAAGCATATAATGGAAACAATCTTCCAGTAATTCGTCGATCGCCGGTTCTCCATTTGTGTATTCTACCCTATCAAGAAAACCATTAATTAAGGACTTAAATCCCGGCCTGATTCCTGCAATAAATGCCGCCAATTCCTTTATATTTTTCGGCTTAAACTTCATGACTTTTTTAGTTGTAGACGCTTTCTCGCACTGATTTAAGCAACAGGTTGCTCCAATCTCGTACATCCTCCAGGTCTTTTCGTCCTCAGTTACCATTTTTCTTAATTCTGTAACCGAAGGAACTTCGCGCCCAATCGCTGCATAAAGTTTATGTATAATACCTACGACATCTACGATTAAGAAATCGTCTTTTACATAACCGTATTTATCAAGTAAATTCCCTTCAATATTTGCAACAATGGTTGTCTTCCCAGTGCTTTCAGAATGACATCGAATGAGTCCTATTTCATATCGAATATCTCCGTATCCCGGAACATCTTCTTCGCCTTCAACACCATTAAACAGCATAAAGCCACAAGCATGAACCTTCGCTTGTTCAATGATTTCCTGATACGATTTACTCTCTTTAAACAGCTTTAAATGATATTTGTCTGTAATGTAATCTTCAATCTCTATAAGGTCTCTATCTTCTTCCTCTGCGTTTTTGAGAGCTTCATTGTACCTGTCAATACTTTTTGTGATTTCATTTGCAACTGAAGGCTCAATTCCGTTTACTCCGGCATAAAGTTTAAACCCGTTTTTCTCCTTCAATCTACCGACTGCAAGTAACGGATAACAACCATGTTCTCCGCATAATTCTTTTCCCGCCAAAACAAATGGTTCTTGAGCTGCACAGTTCATATCTATATCGGGCATCTGATGTGAAGACAAAATTCTGTCTTTTGTTACAAAGCGTTCAGGATAAATCGGAACCTCTGCATCAAATCTATCCATTGTCGTAAATCCAAGCAGTTTGCTTGAATAATAAGAACTAGCACTTCCTCTCGAAGTTGTTGTTAGCTGCCCCTTATACTTATTAATTGCTAAATCAATCAGCTCGTAGTTATCTAAGAAATAATCAGCCGTTCCGCTTCCATCTATTTCGGAATATTCATAAAGCATTCCTTTTTTTCTGTCTTCCGTTCTATGCTCAATATCTTCCTCGTTGTATTTCTCGTTTAACAAATCGAGCAGAATTTTTGACCTTTCTTCGTATGATTTTCCTTTATACTTTTCGAGAATCGGTATCTTGAATCCGGCGTTGTATTCCAATTCCTCACAGCCTTCATTAAATACATGTGTATTCATCATTGCATATATGATTTCTTCTGGAGGAATAACTCCTTGTTCCGTCATTCTTTCAAAAATTTCTGTTCCAGTCGGAAAATCCATATACCAGCCGTCTTCCTCGGGATATCGAATTCCTTTTCTCTTTAAAAGGTTATCTCTTTTAATTCTATCCTCTTCGCTGATATAGTGGGTGTCCAATCCGATGATTGTCTTAATTCCGGCCGACTGAGAAAGCTCATAGATTATGCTATTGATTTTCTTCTGTTCGTCTGTATTATTTGCCTGATACTCGAGAAAAAAGCTGTTTCCAAAATGTTTTGCAACTCTATACCAAATTTCAGTTGCATCTTCATATTTCCACCCAGCAATGCAGGCAGAAGTAATGTAAACATCATCCTCGTCCAGCTCAAAAAGCATATTTAAATCAATTCGCGGCTTATAATAAAATCCTTCCTGATGTGCAACCGAAATCATGTAGTTCAGCTTTCTCATTGCATTGTAATTTCTTGCAACAATCACCATATGACAATTCATATTGTCCTTTTTTTCTCTTGTTTTTTTGTTTCCTTTTTTATCTGTGTACTCTTCTGTGGTAACACTATTTATATCTTTTACCCAATATGCTTCAACTGAATATCTAAATTTGATACCCATTTGAGTACATAAATCATACGCCGCAAGCCATTCTCCCTGATATCCATGTTCTCCCGAAAAATAGTTCCTGCAACCTATTTTTTTTGAGTATTCTATAAATTCTTCCATACTTGTTGCAGAATCAATCTGCACTAAATCAGACCATGTAGTATGCTTATGATAGTTTTCCATTAGCATATTCATGTTTTCAGTCCATTCTTTTAAATCATACGGAAATTCAAAATCAAGCCGATCTTTTGCTTTAACTGCGTAATCTAAAACTGTCATTTCTCTCCTTTGATATTTGGTGCAAAAAATGAGCTTATTATCGTTACTTTTCGACTAAGCTCTCCTTTCTATATTTTGATTCGTCTCGCATATAGCTGATTCCATATTTCTTCTCCGTCATCAACCGGAGACATTTTGCTTTCGCTCAATATTTTCCGAGAATCTATTACCGCAAAAACATTTGCAAAGCGTCTTAAAATTTGCATCTTGTTTTTTATTTCGTACAAACCCACATCATTGTCGTAAGCTATTACTACATTTTTAATCCCCATCGACAAGATGATTTTTATTTGTTCTATAGTTAAAACGCTAGTCTCCGAAGAAACCGCATTAAGCTGCTTTCCCCAAGACCATAGTTTCAAAACACTCTTTAATCCTTCAAAGATAATGATTTCATTTTTCTCTTTTATATAAGGAAGACTTTCTTTCATTCCGGCGAAAAAATCCGTTGTCCCTATTTTCGTATAATTCATATACTTTTGAATATTCAGACTTTTATAATTCGGAAATCTTGTTCGCCCCTTAAACCCAATCAAGTTAAACTCCTTATCTCTGACAGGATAAACTATTCTATTTGAATGCGTGTCCACTCTGATTTGAAATTGTTTCATAACATCAGCAGAAATCCCCTCGTCTACCCACTCCTGCGGAACTTCATCACTATATCTTTCGATTCTTGATTCCGGCAAAATCTCTCGTTTTACAACTCCAACCCTTTTCTCTTCTTGCATTCGTTTTAGAGATTTATAATATCTAAGAGACTCACATACTTTCATCTCCGAAATATCTTTTCCCGAGAGTTGACATAGCTTTTCCGCCGCTTCTTTAAAAGATAGATGTTCCATTTTAATTAGCCAAGTAAGGAGATTTCCGCCTTGATGACATGATTGGCAATAAAAAGCATTTTTGCTCGGAGTGATAAATAAAGAAGGTGTTTTATCTACATGAAGAGGACAATGAGCCGCATAAGTATCGCGACCTCTTTTCGTAAAATCAACACTTTGACTTGCATATTCTAACAAATCTATTTGATTACACATCTCCTTAAGAGCTTCGCTGTCGTAATGCGTCTCAATCACCTACTTTCTTATGAAACAAATGGGAGTTTTTGCGGCTGTCTTGGCTGCCAAATCCTTGATGCACTCCCGTCGAATGACATAGAAATATATTCTCCTTCTCCTGTTTGTGGGCCATTCCTGTTTACTGGTATCCTAATTGCAAAGTTTCCATACTCTAACCCTCCATCTGACTGAATTTCTTCCGATGTCTTTTCTTGCCAAACCATAATAGTTGAAACGTAACGAGCAATTTTGTCGCTGTCTGCAATTTCGTCTTGCCTATTAAGCTGGGCTCCTGCAATAACCGCTAAATCAAGTTCTCCTCCGATTGTATTTTTTAAGAATGTAGTCATAGCTCCGAGTTGATTGTAGATTTCAGAAGAACTTCCTTCGTCTTCTTTTATGTAATCATATACGACTATTTCTAAGTTCATTTTATATTTCAATACTTTACAAATGGAGTATATTTCATCCTTCGAAGCATTTGGAACATACATATGAACAAAAGGAGCTTGTTTTAAAAACGCTTTTGCTCTCGTTAATCTTTCAGCTCCGGCGTTATCAAATGTTCCATTCTTTATTGACTTTATAGTTAACCCTGTTAAATTGGATAATGCCCTTAGAAGAAAGGCTTTTGACGACATCTCAGTGTCGAGGTATAGGACTGGAACACCATGTCTCAATTGGAACATGACTTCATTTAAGAAATAAAAACTCTTTCCTTTTTTCATTCTTGCTGCCAATAAAACAAGTTCCTTTTTCTCGTAAGTAAAATACTCGCTTAAAGCCGGAAATTTTGAAGGAAAGCCACAAATTCCATCATCTGTCCGAGAATCTTCTATCTCTTCTAATAATTCATCCATCATATCGCCGAACATTTTTATTTCATTGCTAATGAGGTATTGTTCGGTAAGCTTGTTATTTTTATCGTTTATCGACTTATTTAAATCATTAAGCGTAATATCTGGATTGAAACACTGAGATTGAATTTCTACAGTGCTTTTATATGTGTCTCTTTTATAAGCACAAGTTATTACCGTGCCTACTAGAAATTTATATTCTTCTAAGCTATGCCGGGCGGCGTATTGAGCCATATTTATAAACTCTTGGATGTCTGTAAGATTATATGATTGAATTCTTTTCTTTACTGCCTGATTTGAATTCAGCATACTACTTATGTTTATTGCGTCAATATTTTCTATTCCGTTTCTATATAACTCCTGTATCGCCCAAAAAATACAGCCATTACACACATCGTAGAAATATTTGGGCTTAAGATAATCTGTGTGCAGGATAAAATCCGGATGATATACAAGAGTTGCAATCACTCCTGACTCTGCTTGCTGATCCGAAATCAACGATAAGTCTGCCAGAATACCACTCCTATCCTAAGATATCTGCAAAGCTTTTGCGTTTGCTTGGTTTATATGTAAACGAAGATTCCATTTCTTCATTGTCTTCAATTTTTTGCATATTTTTCTTCTGCTCAATTAAATATTCTCTATTTTTCTTTTCTGTGTATCCTTTAATTACGTTTTTATTCTGAATCACATAATATAATCCTTGAGGGTAATTCAGCGTAATTTTATTGCTGATATAGTAGTTCAGTCCAAATAACAATAAGCCGCTATCTACTCCACGAGTAAACACAATGTTGTTTATTACTTTTCTTAGAACGGCGAAAACTACATTCGGATTCACATGTTCAGAAAATAATTCTACAATTTTATTAATATCCTCTTTGGTTTTATAGCAGTCTTTGTGGTAATATCTATTCCCTTCTTTGACTGCTTCAGAAGCAAGAACGTCTTTTGTTTCATGCTTGCAATGGTTATATCTGCATTTATATATCTTTTCTTTTGCCATATTACAATCGGAGAGCGCGAAGCCCTCCTACCTCCTTTAGCAAGACTTAGTTAAAATGGTAATTCGGCATCATCCCCGCTTGGAACCTGCATAAAAGCATCCTGTGGGTTAGGTGCTCCTTTGACTGATTCTACTGGTGCAGCTCCAGCACTTGAAGCTCCTTTACTTTCTACGAACTCTGCATTATCTACAATAACATCTGTGGTATACACCTTATTCCCTTCAGAATTAGTATAACTTCCTGTCTGAATTCTTCCAGTAATGGCAATTTTATCGCCTTTATGAAAATACTTCTGAATAAACTCCCCAGTTTTTGCAAATGCAACACAATTAATAAAGTCAGAATCATACTGTCCGTCCTTATTCTTAAATCTTCTAGTAACTGCGGTAGTAAATCTAACCGCTCCGTTTCTTTCTTCTGGGTCTCTAGTTAATCTTCCAATTTCTACAACAAGATTCATACATATCCTCCAATTTTATTCATACTTTTTATATTCGCAACAATTTCTATAATCACAAATAAATGTGCAGTGAAAGAACTCTTTCGTCGGCTCAAAATTCTCTTCTTCTTCTATCTTTTTTATAGTCTCAGAAAACCATTTTATTGTGTCTTCATATTCTTCCATCTGAAATGGGATTGTTGCCAGTTTCTTTTCCTTAAAATGATTCCACGTAATTTTTTGCGGAAATTCTCCATACAGTTGCTTTACTGCATGACAATATAAATACATCTGCCTTTTATATGACTCAAAACTTTTTTTGGACTTAGCCAAAACCCCAGTGCCATCTTTCCTAAATGGATACGGTGCGCTTTTATGGTCAATAAGCCAGTATTCGCTAGTTTCTGTGTTTCTTAATAATAAATCAATGAATCCAAGAAAATTGTATCCTTGAATGGTTAATTCTGTTCTTAGTTCAACGCCAACAACTTCATAACCCTTTGCCCAGCTAAAATCTTCTGTCACCAAATAATCCAGACATAAATCATATATCTTGTCCATAATGGATTTCTTGACTTTATAAAATACGGATTCATCGTAATGTTCAATAAAATAATTAGGAGCATCATCAATGGAGAGAGTGCCTTCAAAAATCTTCGCAAGAATTTCATGCATAAAAGACCCTACTTCGGCATAATAATTTCCCTCCGCCAAATACTCTTCCGCCCCGTCTTCTCCAAGTACATATTTTATGTAATACATATATTTGCACTTATCAAAGCAATCTAGGCTACTAAATGAATGATGTTTTTTCAGCGAATCATTCGCCAAATACTATCTTCCTTCCGTTCTATTTTGTTCTAACCGCCATAAGCTGCGTTTTCAGTGTCTGTAAAATCTCTAAATCTTCAATCTTTGTATAATCTCCTCGAATATCTTCATCCGAAATTACAGGAAATGCCTTCTTTTCTGCTTCTTTGCAAAGCTCTCCAACTTTTGCTCTTCCTTTTTCTGTTGTGCATTTCTTTGCGACAATATCCTTGATTACAGACTTGATTTCGATTGTTTTTGCCGTATCTTCTGGGACATCTTCACCTTCGTATACATATAGACCTAAGCCGTGCATTGCGATCGCTTTTGTGAGACATCTTTTAATTGACTTGTTTGCGTCTGTTGCGGTAATTTGGTCTGCCGGAATAGCTTTATTACTGAAATTCATAATTGCAAGCATTTCTGTGATAGTCTGTCCATTAATTGTTACAGAAACTTCTACCCACCCACTCTTGCCGTCGTCCAGCCAAGGTCTCTCAATTCCATTCTCCATCTGCTGTTTCTTAATCTCGAATGAAGCTTCTGGATAAACCTTTTTCACTTCCGCCCAAGCAGATGCCCACGGAAGATATGAGAGCTTATTTTTCTCTTTTACTTTCCCGGAAACATCAATAGAATTTAAAACTTCAAAAACACTTTTTCCTTCTGACATACTTTCTCCTTTTTTATTTTGGGTTTATAAAAGCAGGGAGGTCAACCCCTGCAATTTAATGACTAACTTCTTTTATTTCTTTCGACTTCCTTTTCGAGCCTCTTTGCGAGCTTTTGCCAGTTCCAGCTCTTTATCTCTACGATTCTTGAGCTTTCTCATAGCACTGTCCCACTTTCCAATATCAATCGGGCGATTATTTTTACATCTTCTGTTATTCTCTTCTAAGATGTATTTTTCTGTTCCCTCTTCGAATGGATTTGGTTTATAAGAATAAGATTTTCCTTCTTCTCGGCGTTTTGCAAATTTCGCCATTCGTTTTTCGTGCTTTTCTCTCTTCTTATCTTTATTCTTTACGCGACGATTCTCCTGCTTGTATGTTTCGTAGTATTTCTTACGGTTCTTATTTGGTTTACTCATGAAAAATCCTCCTGCAATAACTTATTCTGTAATTTTTTTGATAGCTCTTTTGAACCTCACATTGCCAAAGCAACGTGATTCTTGGGAACTTCCTACTGCTGTAAGAATATTTACCAAGCTAACCCGATAGTTCCTACCGTTCTTGTTTTACAATTTCTAAGCTACTTCAAGCAACCTTAATCCTTCATTTAAGATGTTAATAGCAGCATTAATGTCTCTATCATGGTGTGTACGACATTCAGGACAATCCCATTCTCTAACACTAAGATTTTTAGTTTCCTTATTAACGTATCCACATACACTACAAGTCTGAGAACTTGCAAAGAATTTACCCACCTTAATCACTTTTCTGTCACACCATCTAGCTTTATATTCTAATTCTCTTACAAATTCAGACCATGATACATCTGCAATAGATCTTGCAAGTTTATGGCTCTTAATCATATTTTTTACTTGTAAATCTTCAATACATATCACATCATTATTTTTAATAATATTAGTGGATAATTTCTGCAAGAAATCTTTGCGTTGATTCGAAATCTTCTCATGAAGTCTGGCAATCTTAATCCTTGCTTTATTACGATTAGAACCACCTTTTGATTTTCGAGACAGTTCTCTTTGTAATTTGGCAAGTTTGTCTAAAGACTTCTTGAGATATTTCGGGTTCTTAATCATTTCTCCATCAGATGTTATACAAAACTCTTTAATTCCTAAATCAAGACCGATAGAATTTCCAGTCTTTTCAAATGGTTTTATCTCTACGTCAGTACAACATAGCGATACATAATACTTTCCACTTGGTTCTTGCGACACAGTGGCATTAAGTACTCTACCTTGTGGTACTAATTTATTTTTAGTTTTTACCATACCAAGTTTTGGAAGTTTAATATATTTACCACAATACTGAATGTTGCCATTTACACACTTTGATTTATATGAAAATTGGTGTGTTTTCTTTGATTTAAATTTTGGATAACCTGAATGTTCCTTGAAGAACTTCTGATATGCCGCATCTAAATCTCTCAGTGAGGATTGAAGCGCAGTTGAATCAACTTCTTTAAGCCATTCTAATTCTGATTTAAGTTTTCTCATATCGTTTGCACATTTTACATACGAAAAAGACTCCTTCTCTTTTTCATACATTTCGATTCGTTTTGCAAGATATGTATTATATACAAACCTACAACATCCAAAAGTCTTAATAATAATTTCTTTTTGTTTTTTATTTGGATAGATTCTGTATTTATAAGCTTTTTCCACTACACTTCACCTCGCTTTCATATATCTATATATTCTCCATGTCAAACGATTCATCTCACGACTAAAGTCATGAGTATTCTCGTTTGAAGCATAATAAATTAATTACCTCCGTTTGTTACCACGGCTTCGGCTCCCTGAGTTGTAATCCAGCCATGCTCAAGTCTCGCTTCAGCTAGTTTCATTTCGATTAATTCTTTTGTGATACTCTTTGCGATTGTCTGATTAGATGCGGCTTCAGCTTCAGCTTTTGTCTTCTTAATTTCAGCATCATTCTTTGCCTGCAATAACTTGGTTTCATTCTCTACCTTTACAGTTTCCTGTTCAACCTGTGCCTGCTGTTTTTTCTGTAGCGCCTGCACTCGGTTCTCTACCGCCTGTTTTAACTTTTTATCTAAATGGACATCAATAATGGAAGCATCCAATACTTCAATTCCGTACTTGCTGCTAAAATCTTTATTTAGATATTCTGTGATTTTGTGGTTGATCTCGCTTCTATTTCCGGAATAAATATCCATCATGCTATAATTTGTAGTAACTTCGGAGATTTTTGATTTGATAACAGTTTTTACTCGATTATTTACGATGTCTTCTCCACTCATACCCTTAAATTTCTTATATGTATCGGCAACATTTTCTTCGATGAATCTGTAGCTCATCTGGAAACTTAATCCGATACTTGCATCATCAGATGTTGCAACTTTAAAGGAATCATCTCCTTCAGATCCTTCTCTTTTATCTTTTGAAAGGACTAACTGCTCGTTTCCAACAGTAAACTCTTTTACTTTATGCATCGGAGGAACAAAGTGCCATCCCTGACGATATAGCTCGTCTTTAACGCCTCCATTTGCAGAATAAACAACCCCCACTTTCCCGGCATCAATAATTTTTATATGTGTTACTGCAAAAATTCCTCCAAAAATCGCAAATACTACTACTAAAACAAGTGCAATAATCTTTTTCATTCGCTTTTCTCCTTAAAATTCGTTACTTCTTTTTTAATTTTCATCTCCATTTCGGAGTTCATATCGTCCATCTTCATCTTATTAAAGACTCTGTTGCCGATATAAACCAGCAATAGACCTATAAAACCCGCGATAAAAACTCCTATTAGAAAAACCACAAACAAAACTGCTTTCCTCCTCTTCTTATATTTAACAGATTATCAAGTCCTTGAATATCATGTTTCATCCTCCGACTCGAAATCCTCCGTTGTATACAATCTCTGCTCGACGGAATAAGTTCCTTTGTCTTCTCCATCATCCGTAATGATAGTCATTGCAATCATCACTACGTCGTCTCTAAGCTGCAAATTAATTTTTCTTGCCATAAGCCCTCCTTACGCTGCATCCTCAAGTTTCTCTTCTTTGTATGTCATATAGTTATTTAAACTATTGAACATCATATTATAATCTTCTGTATTTACCCCGGAAAATTTTACGTTTGTGCCGTAATTTTCAACGAGATTCTTAAACCATTCAATTGAAACGGCTTCATCCATTTCCAGTTCGTATGATTTAGCAACAATCTTCGTTAATGCCGGAATATTCTCTGCATCAAATATTCTTGAGTTATTATCCACTTCGGCGCTCCAATCATTTAGTGCAGATGAGTACAGTTCCATATCGGAGATATCTTCTTCTGAGTATTTATTACCGGAAATAAATTCCTGAATGGCTTTATCCGAAGAATCATTCAATCCTTTTACGAACATTAAGCTTCCAACAGCGGCTCTTATTTTATTCATGTCTCCCGAAATCGCATTTTTCATAAGATTTGTTGAGCAGAAATCCTCCACATAATCGTCAATTACGCTATTCGTCTCAAAAGATTCAACTCCTTCGGAAACTTCTATTCCTAAGAATTCATTCATCAATGATTCAATGTGTTCTAATTTCTTTCTAACTGCCGCTCTTCCTTTTGTTCCTGCGCTATAGTCAATGTCTTCTGTTGTGACTCCATCGACTTTTCTGTTATGTAACTCTTCTTTATACGCAACCAAAAATTCTACAAACTTCTCATCTTCGGTTTCTGTGCGACCAATCTCCGTCTTTGTAAACCGATCAAATAAAGTGAACCACACAAATGAATTCTTTGAATCAAATAAATCACTCACTTCGTCAGTCACAACATTATAAAGCCTGTCAATAACTTCCTCTAAAGCATCAAACTGTTTTACCTTTGCATTTTCCTTCAGGTAAGTACAATTCACATCGTTGCTCTTGTTCCACTTATCTAAAAAGTTGATTGACATAATGGACTCAATAATTGTCCTGTCTAATTTGCCGTTATAAAATTCGGACAGACTATAGTTTCCTTTTTCCTTGAAGAATGGTTTAACTGAAAGTGTTTTAACAATCTTGCTGAAATCTTCTCCGAGATATGTAATTCCTTTCTGTGCAACACTCATAGGTTTTGACTGATTATATCTTCTGATATCATACTCAATCTGTTCCTTTGTGCAGTTAAGATTGAGCGTTATCTGAAGGTTATAATTCTTAAATCTTTCCTGTAATTCTTCTGGTAACTGAGAAAACTTCTTATTTCTAATATCGAATTCGCAATTAATCTTCTTCGGAATACCGTAACTATCGCAGACGATGTTTCCATTTTCATCTTTCTCATTTGCCTGATATTCAATCATGCTCCGTTCTACATTTCTACTTATTTTAAATCCATCATTTAAGTATGAATAAATAGCTCCAACAAGTCTCTGTTTCCCATCTAAGAGCCATTTATAAGCAACGCCGTTAATGTATTGTTCTGCCAGCAGTAATGGAGGGATGGCATTTCCCTGTAATAAATCTGATATTAAATTACTCTGCATAATTTTCGACCACTGACCTGACGCTCTCTGTAATGGATGATTGTCTAAAATACTCCGAGCATCTAACTGTAAACAGATTGAGATTACAGATAATGTAATCATTTTTGTTTTTTCGCTTGTGCTTGTTGCTGGGGTTGCTGCTACTTTGGGATTCTTCATAGATGGTTCTCCTTTAATAACTACTTCTTTTTTTACTGTTTTATTTTTTGAACTGATTAAGCTTCTTGTCTTCTCAATAGATGTCATATCATTACAAAGCTCATAATACCTGCTTAACGTGATTCCGAGTTTTTGCGCTATTTCTTCAAACGTGTATCCTTCAGACTTTAATTTCGCAATTTCCATCTGCGTTGGGCTTAATTTGCTAAAATATTCTGCCACCGCTGGACTGCTCCATTCTCCGCAACTATCTAAGAATTCATCTTCTGCTGATGCTCCTCCTTCGATAAGTTCATATGGATTAGATTCCTCGTCATCCTCAGTGTAATCCAGAGATTCAATGAGTTTGTCTCCTCCGTTTTTAAGGGCATTTCTCCGCGTCTGTTCCTGCTTAATCTTGTTCGACAAACAAGTATACAAATATCCTTTAAAATCTCTTTTCCCGTCATAAGTATCCAGAACTTGTACGAATACTTCATTCGCAATTGAGTAGCAGTCATCTCGATCTGAGAAATTGGAAAATCTATTCCGCTCAATAATCTTATCGACCATCTTTCTGATTTTCGCAGCATCGTTCCCATAATACTCTTCAATGATTTTTTCTTTATTCACTTTTACCTCTCTTTCGGACACTAACACTTTCAAGTGCCGCAGTACCCCGGCAAGGTTTTCCATATAACGGACGCATTTCACACCCGAAATATGGCTTAACCATGCGGTTTTAGGAAAGTCAACTAAGTAGTTTTTCAATGTTTTCAGGGCGCAAACAACTGTTCGTCACACGAAAACATTTTTTTATATTGCGACTTTTCCCTATTATTTAGTTACTTTTTGGAAAATAATTAAGAAATTTTTATTTGACCTAAAAAGAATTGTGTAGTAAGATAAAGAAACGTAGGGGTATGCTCCAACATATCCTTACAATCTTTGTTCTTTTTTGGACAAAGCATTTGCGTTTCCGCCCCGAGGTGCTCCAACACCATTTAAGGGGCGGTTTTTTATTTTCCTTGTCATAATATACCATGTATTACGTTAAAGTGTCAAGTATTTTTTCGAACCTCTGTTCGTTTTTTCCTTTCCATCTTTTTCCAGCTTAATTTGAAATTTCTTCATCCGTGTATAATCTGCCATATTGCTCTTTATAAGGCGTGTCTCGATATTTGAGCCAAAATGTATCACATTTGCTCCCATATTCACAGTCTAAACATGGATTTTCTGGATATATCTCTCTTATTCTATCCCAGCGTTCATTACATAAATTTATTAATTCTTTATTTGTCATGCTTATGTTTTCTTTTTTTCTTTTTCATTGAAGAGAATTTTGTTGATACTTTCTTTTTAACGCAATCTTTCAAGAGATTATCCACTTCGATTTTCCCGCCGACTTTGAGCTGATATGAAATTATTGCAGAAATCTTATCGAACAAGTCTTCCGGCAAGATATCCTGCTTAATTCGATTACAAACCAAGCAAGAACATTGTAAATTGTCTATTGCGTCGCTTCCTCCTTTTGATATCGGGACAATGTGATCTATCGTAAAAGAATCGAACGGAACAAATTCGCCACAAATTCCGCAATGCCCTTTTGTCTTATTGTAAACTTTATTTCTTTCTGCTACACTAAATTGTTTTCGTAGAGGCTTCTTCTTTTTTTTGCTTTCCTTAGTTCCTTTTGAGGGTTGTTCGAGTATTTCAAATCCTCTTGTCTTCACAGGAGCTTTTAGCCTTGTTCTCCTTGCTTCATCCGCCGTAAATTTTGTCGCCTTTTTTAATCCTACGTAATCTACCTTTCCCGTATCGCTCAACCGTATATATTGGTTTCCTTTTTGCATTACATATAGCATAACCCTTTCTCTCTTTCTTTAATTATTTCTTTACCTACTACTTCTAATTTTCGATCATTTTTTTATAAGAAAAGACCGGATATTCTCCGTCCTACTGTTTGAAGATATCTGCCATCATGTTCGACGCTTTCATTCTTTCTGTTCCGTCTTTGACGATATATTTTCTCGTCGTAGAAGAGCTTTTATGTCCAACGACATCGCGAACAAATTCTATGTCTTTTGTCTTCTCATAAAGTATTGTGCAAAATGCGGCTCTCAATTTATGCGGAGATAATGCCGCCCCGAGAGAATTCAGCGTGTACTTTTTCACCAAATCGGCAATTGAATTGGGATGTATGCGATTCTTTTTTTGCGAAATAAAAAGAGCATCCATTTGATTCTCCTCTCCTAGATACTCTTTCCTTTTTTCGATATAATTTCTTAAGATTGAGCTCAACATATCATTTAAATAATACTCATGAGTCGTATGTCTCTTATCAATTATTGTAAGCTTATTTTCGCTAAAATTAATATCTTCCACGTTGATTTCCGTAAGTGCCGTCTCTCTCATCCCAGTATTTATGAGCAGCATTATAATCGCTTCGTCTCTGCATTTAATGTAACTTCCTTCTTTATTGAGACTTTCTACCGACTCCATTATTTTTCTCAAGTCATCTTCTTTAAAACGCCTTCTTTTAACCGAATCTTCTCTTCTGATTCTTTGAACCATTTTAACCGGATTCGTCTCAATATATCCCTTTAGTTGCAGATAAGAAAAGAAACCCATAAGCACTGTATGGGTTCCCTTTAAATAAGAAGAGGAAGTAGCAGATACCCTTTCCTCTACTTTTCCGGTTTTTTTGTTTTTTACTTTGACTCTTTTCACCTCTCGACTAGCTATGTATCGGCTAATATCTAAATCCGTAACTTTAGAGATATCTATTTGCTCGTAATCTTCATTTAAGAACGATAAAAACAGTTTAATTTTTCTCACATATTCTAAAACTGTTTTAGGTTCTTTTGATGAAGCCAAATTGTACGCATAATCCTGCAAGTATTTTGGCGAGTCAGAAAGCTGTTTTTGAATCGTTCCTTCAGTTTTTAATCGAGTTTCTAACCTTCCTTTCATTTTTTATTCCCTCCTGTACCTCCTATAATCTGCATCTGCCACTTTGGGACACTTATTATTTTCATCTGTTACGAGGGGCATATTAATCTTATAGCATTTCTTTGTTTTACTGTCATATTTATAGCCATCGTAATAATTGTAAAATTTCGAAAATTCCGCTGTAGTTTTTTCATTTTGCCAATGAGGTGGCTGAACAATAAGTTTCCCGTCTACTTTTGAAAGCATAAGAACATAGATTCTTTTGAGGTCTCTACCAAAGCCGCAAATACTTTCCTCGTCTTCTTTTGAAATTTCTCCTACAGAAGAGCGCCCCTCTCTGTATATTCCATAATTATCTACTTTATATGCTCCTCCGGGAGCTAAATGGTCTACGATTGCTTTATATCTGTATTTCGTGATTTCTACCCCGTCGTGTTGTAAGCCGAAAAGAGCGACATGCTGTGTAGCTAAAGCTATGTACCTATCTCTCTGATATACGGCTGGTATTTCTACGATTCCTTTTTTGGGAATCCAATCTACAACTCCCATCTTCCTTATAAAATCTGGAAGCAAATACTTTTCTGGGTTCGAATTGTATTTTCTAGCTAAAGTATAAGGAGAATTTTCGACTTCTATGTTTGATTTGATAGCTAAATATCCACATATTATCCAAAGAAAAATAACTCCAAGCGGCCAGCCATCTTTAATAATTGCAACAAGCGGCGTTAATATAATTCCTGTGACTATAACTGTAGATGAATATCCTCTAACTCCCATATGTATACCCCCTTTCTGACATTATATCATGGGGAATGTACTTTGTCGTCTCAATTCGCCGAATTATATCAAATTTACGCAACATTTTCTCCTTTAACTCTTCGTATTTTAAGCCGTTCATTAATGGTTTTATTCTTTGTACTGCAATAACATTTCCTGCATAAAAGACAGGGTTCTGAACCGCAATTAATCTGTACGTTATTCGCCTCAATGTATTCATCTGAATATACTGTAAATACTTTATCTACAAAGCTCCATTTCGAGCCATCTGCAGGCTGATTTATCTTCATGCTGCTCAATATGATTTGCAAATTCCGCGGCTTCTTTTCTCCATTAGAAACGACTTTTTCAATGATGAAAGGATTTTTTGTCCATAAAGCAAAATGAGTTCCTTTGTTTTTGCGGCAAATATTAAAGTAATTCATGAGCTGCGTTTCATTAATCAAATCGCCAAATGCTTCAAACCTGAAATATGAATAATTTAATATTGGTAGCTCTTCTAGTGAAAGTATTCGAGAGGTAAGAATCTCTGTATTCCGCTCACAATTTCTTTGCATTCCCGGAAAAATTCTTAGGCTAGTGTTTGCGTAACAATATGAGCATATATTCTTTTCGTCCTTGCTGTACTTCTTACAATATTCATTGCAAAGACAAGATGTGGACAATGATGCCATACCGCTCATTTTACCTCTGTGCTTCGTTACAATATGAATTCCTGTTTTCTCTTTGAATTTGTCTGGCAATAAAATAATTTTTCTCTTACTCAATTTTCCTCCAAATAAAAAGAGCGACTTAATTGTCGCTCAACATCTTTACTTATTTCTTTTCAAAGCATTCTTCAAGAATCATATGCTCTGGATAATCATTCCATGCGCTTATCAAAATGCTTTTATTTTCTGCCGATGTCATTTCGTACCAATGACAAGAATTCTCATCCGGAAAATCATCTTTATCCGTAATTATATACACATCTCCTTTCTTAATATAAAAATTAGGATTAGACATATTAAGACATTGTGAATTTACCGGAATTATGCACTCTATTTTATCTCCTATGCTGTATATCATTTTTGTTCTCCATTTATCTTTTAATTATTTTCATTCTTTTGTTCCAGCTTCCAGAAACAACTCCGTCTGGATGAATAATAAATTCTCTACATACAGAGTCATCTTCGTGTTTTTCAACTTCACTGAGCATTTTCATGTTTGAATAACTAAATGTAATACATGTGTTCTCACACCTCCATATCTCGTACACATAATAATCTTGCACCGTCTGTTCGACAAACAAAAAATTATTAAAAGCGTATTCGAGAATCTGATTATATAACTCTTCTTTGTCGTCATATACAATCCCTGTTCGAGAATCCAGCTTCATTAATTTTCTAAAAGAAATATCATCTGCAAACGAATATGCTTTAACATATGCCATAACATCATCTACGCTATTTATGTCGCATAGTACGCACTGCAATCGCATTTTCGTATATTTAAGGTTTTTCTTTATCGTTTTAAGCTCATTTAGGGTAGGCATATCTGCTCCAAATATCTCATTATTCCTCTGATCTGAAACTGCATGGCGGCTAATATCAATAAAATCAAATAGACCGTCTATTTTATCCAAATGCTTGTATAAATATTTGGCATTAGTGTTCATTGTAAGAAACTTAATATCATGTTTTCTCAGCACTTCACATAATGCATCAAATTTATTGAAAAGCAATGGTTCTCCTCCGGTTACTGAGACTGAATATAATATTCCTGCCTTTTCCATTTCTGTTAGCATTAAATCCACTCGTTCTACATATTTGTATGCGTTTTCTTCGCGTTCTGAATTCTGTTCCACACAGAAAAAACATTGAGCATTACATACATCTGTCAATTTCAAATGCAGATGCCAGAGCCACTCGTTCTTTTCTACTAAAATTTTGTGTCCAAATAATTCTACCTCCATCTTGTCCTCATATGTAATCGGAAGCTTTTCTACGTCGCAGCTATGAATATAGTTTCTTATATCTGTATTCTGAGTAAACATCTATTCGTACCTTTCTTTTTTAAAATATAATTATTAATTCTCCCTAAATAACATTCATCTAATATTTATAAAGCACTGAATAATATTTTCTGCTTTTGTCCATGTCACTGCTTCGCTTTTGTTTTTGCACCAAAATTCTCGACTTTCAAACGAACACTTTGCGACAATATCATCAAGCTGACCCAGCGGAAGATTGTAAGCTTGTTCCATTCCCAGAATTCCGTCGTAATATCCAGATACTGCGGTCTTAATATCATTTAATGACATTTCTTTTAAGTCTTCTTTGTCTGCAACAACAATATACTTATCTTCTTCATCAGAACGAATTACTTGAATAAATAAGAACTCTCTATTTCCTAAGTCTTTTCGGCACTGCATACAGTCGCTATCTGTTACTACAAACCCATTTTTCATTTCTAACATTTTATCACCTCTTATTCTTCTGGTGTCTCAACAAGTTTTACAGTATCATCATATTGTGGCTCTGACCATAACTCTGCTACACATTCATCACAAATACATATTTCATGATAATCAATACCTAGCTTATCTCCATTTCCATTTAAAATGATATAGCATTCTATTTCCACATTTAGGACAAGTAAATACTTTATCATGTATATTATTCATCTATTTCATCTCCATTTTCGTCTCGCAAGCAAGCCCTTCCAATATTAATATCAATTCCTGCGTCAACACATCTTTTCAAAAATTTATCCATTGCTTTATCATAAGTTTTCTCTTTCGTTTCAAAATAAATCCAACAATCACTTATGTATAATTCATTCATGTTATTACCTCTAAGAAATATATTTTTCATTTTCTTTATGCCAAATGTCCTATTGTTACAGAAAACTCATCGAATTTTGTATCTGAAACTGTTTTAATTTTATAATTTTTATTTTTTAAAAAAATTATTACAAACTGCAACTTGTTCCCTTTCATCTACACAATTCCCATAATCACATAATTTAAGCCAGCATAATATCCAGTCATCTTCATACATTCAGTGCAAAGGTGCTTTAAATTAGTATAATAATCAGATTTTTCATCATTAAACACCATTTCCGCCCCTTCACTTTCGAAGATGCAATTATCCTCATTAACTGAAAGAACTCTTATGTAAGCCGAATCGTTCATCCCTGATTCTATATCTTCTGGTAAGAGATTTTCCCCTCTAGTAAAACTGATTAATAAAAATTCTTTTACTCTTGGAATATATACTGCAACTTCCTTTTTCCCTGCAATAACATCTTCAAATTCTTTTGTTATATACATTGTATTGATTTTTCTCACGTTGCTTGCATTAAAAGATTTTTTAATCATCGGCTCTTCTCCTTCTCGGTATCCTCTAAAAGTCTTCTAAAAGTTTCATCTGCGATATCTCCTTGCAGAGAAACTCCGATAGATGTACTCTCTACGAGTCCGCATTTAATGCAGTCATTCATAAGTATTTTTAAAGCATTTGCCTTTGCTTTCGGAATTTTACTATAATATAAAGTAAACTGAAAACCTTTTGTATATTTCCGGATTTTATCCATCGCCTCAGCGTAATCTGTTGTGGTTCTAAGCTGTTCTCTCGTCATAATTAATCTCCTTTTCTAGCTGCATTCCTCATATAAATCTAAGTCATCGTTCTTATTCGGTATCCTAACAAAATATTCTTCGCTAAAACTGTCTGTGGTTTCACGAGCACCGCCATGCTCCTCATTTACAATATCTATTGCTTCTTCTTTTGACTTAGACTCAACCAAATATGTATGTTCATATGTTTTTACTACAGTAACCAAAAATTTATTAGACAAGCTTTCTTCTCGAGTAATCTCTTCCAAGCATTTGGCTAAATACTCTTCAAATTCCATCCCGGCAAACTCAAAAAACATTTCCTTTACTGATTCTTTATCCTTGCTTTTTTTGTAAATATTAAAAATATCCTGAGAAATTCCTGAAAATTCGAAATCACTCTCATTTAACAAATCTACAAGAATCGTATCTGAATCCCGGATGATTCCTTCCGGTGTATCATAATTCAAATCTTCTACTTCTTTAATTGTTTTTAAAATTAAGCTATCCATCCTGCAGTGCCTCCTTAATATCCCTTTACTCGAATTTCATTCTTCAACTTTCTCTCCTCTTTCTAATTACATTCGTCATAATCAAATATTAGGATACGATTCCAGTTCTTAATTAAGTCGTCTTCATTTTTATAAAACCTCTGAAAATCACAATTAGACCATCTGTCATGATTTTCCTCCGGGTCAGCTCTGAGCATAATCCTGTTTCTATTTCCTTCATGCGGCACAACCACCACAAAAATAAACGGAATCTTTTCTATATCTCGGCGAAAAAGCAAATGGCTGTCTTCGTAATTTTCTATTAACCGGAATCCGCATCTCTCTAAACCTTCGATTATCTTCTTTGTATTCAAAGTCTATTTGCCTCCTAAATGTTTTCTAATCCACGATTTGGCGTTCGCTAAAGATGTGCATTTAATAACCTCCAGTTTTTCTGGACATTCAATGCTGACTATATATTCTTTTCCTTTTGGCTGCAAAGTGATAAGTTCTATCCATGCATACTTGCCAAATCTTTCGCTGTTTATCTCTGCTCTCCATCTTGTCGGCTTGTCATTCCCGTCTTTGTTGATAACCTGCCACTTTATCCGCATATTTCTCCCTCCTTTTATCATTTCTTTCAAAGTAGAAGTTCTTTCAAATTTCTCACCACTTTAATTCTTTGATTTAAACTATCATTTCATGAGTTCTTCAATGTCTTTTATAAGTTCATTTAGAGAGTCGCTTTCTGGAAAACTATTTGCCCATCCAATTTCTATAAGGTTAACAATGTCATCGTAACCCAGAAAATCGCAATTATATTTTTCCGCCAATTCTCTCCACTTCGGTAATTTTCCTTTCCAATCTTTTATTGTTGCAGGGATAATAATTTTCCAAAGCTGATTCGCTTCTTGCGTGATATTGTTCCAAAAATCCGCTGAACAATTTTTTATTTCTATTGTATAGAAGTTTTCATCACATAACTCACATACAAAACTGTATCCAAGAACATCACTTGTATATAATTCTTTGCCACACCGAGGACACATAGCACTTGTCCTATATTTTTTCATAAAATCCCCCTTTTTTATTTTCTATCCATTGCTTTAGATAGCAGTTCTCTTCCGTGCTTAATCCTGTTCGTATATTCCGGATTATCTTCCAGATGAGGATATGACTCATAATCATCATACGTTCCATGCAGCCTACATTCGTGAATCCACGCTGTTCCTACTAACTTAACCGGAGGAAAATGCTTTTTGTCTGGATGCGTAAAAGGATAACAATAATCATGTTCCCATCCGGTTGCATCCAACTCTCCCTCTTTATATCCTAGCTCAATAAGAATATCTTCTATCATTCCTGGATTAAACGGTGCGATATTTGAAAATTCTACTCCAAAATCCTCTCTGTCCTCATCGGTTATACCCGGCTCAAATTTTGTAAGCTCATTGATTGCAACAAGAACCATGGCCTTTAAATTTTCTTTTTCTTCAGTGTCCATTCTGTACAATGATTTCTGTCTATGCAATAACATATTATTTTCCTACCTTTTTGATCTTCTCCTTTAAAAAAGCTGACCAGCAAAAAGCCAGCCAGCTAAAATAATTACGCTTCTAATTCTGCAATCGCTTTATTCAGTTCCTCATCGGTCATCTTCTCCAGCGCCTCATCTGCTCTTTTCGCCTTAATTCCGAGAAGCCTCTGCTTTAATTCACTGTTTTTCTTTTCGTTTTCTCTTGCTTCTTTCTCTTCCAGTTTTACTCTGACAATGTGTTTAATAATCTCGATTTTGTCTAAAATCGCTTCGTCTTCCTCGCTTTTCGTGTTCAGAAGACTTTCTTCCTCGTTCTTTTTTGCTTCTGTATTAAGAGTTTTGAACACAGCATCTAATTCCGTGAGCGACAGATACCATAAATCTTCTACTGATGCGTTCCCTTTGTATGGAAATCTATACTGTTTTCTTGTTGCTACTTCAAATAAATTTTTATTTTTCATGATAAAATCTCCTTGTATAATAAATTTGTAAGTAAGAAAAATTGTCTATACACTCATCTCTTTTTCGATATAAAAGTAAGGATACTTAAAAAGAGTGTCCTTTTCTATTCTTTCTATCATCAACTCATGGCTCCGCCGTCTCATATATTCATCAATATATGGATCACAGTGTCGATTTGACGAACGATTGATTAAACTGGATTCAGGACGGTCTGCATATAAGTCAACGACTGCAAGCACTGATTCTTTCTCATCATCATTTTCAAAAACGTTATTTCCTCTAGCATATTCAGCAAACTTTTCATACAAATCCATTTCATTAACACCTCCTCTTTAATAATCATATTCATCATCTTTCTAAAAATTTTTTCATTTCTTTTTTACTATTATGCCGAAATATAACGATCTCTCCTTTCTAACCGATTCTTTCTAATATACCGTCTACATTTTTTACAGATATTGACCCGTATTCCGAAAATTCGGGGATGTCGAGATTAAACACATAAGCCATTGGGTATCCTGCCTCCATGTCTCTCTTGTCTAATTCCCATTCTTCTTCATCGCTGGACACAAACAAAATAGACAGCAAAGCTCCAACAGCTGCTCCATTATATATGGCGTGATATGCCATACTTCCAGTTTTTTCTTCCCATTTATCTATGAGTTTTTTATATTCTGGAGTAATTTCACAGATAGGAAAAGCTGGGGAAACAGATAACCCAACCTCTCCATCTTCTTCGAATATTTTAATCGCAGTTGGGGAAATCCCCAACATTTCCATTCGTTCAATCGCTTCCTGTTTCATTTTTTCTTTCATACCACTCTTTCCTCCTAAAATTTAATTTTCATAATTCGTTCTGTAGCTCCTTTCACCTTAACAATAAGTTCATCTCTCTTTGTCAGACTGAATCCAATTCCTGAAAGCTGGTCTTCCGTGTCTTCTGTATGGCACTTTGAACCAAGAGCTTCAAACACTCTCTTATGTTCTAAAAGCTCATTTTTAAGGAATTCATTATAGAAGCCATTTGGTTCTTCATCATTGACACAGCCATCTAAGAAAAAGAACAAATGTTTGTTTCCAATTCCCTTCTGCTCGTCAAAATAATTCGGTGAATAACTAATGACGGATACCGGAACAAACTGATTTGTATTCACACCCCAAATCTCTCTGCTGGAAATTGAAGAGTTTCCGCTTAATTTCTCCTCGATTGTAAAGTTTCCATACTTATCCAATGTAACTTCTGCAACCGTAACGTTTTCTCTGGATCTCATACTTCTTCCATAATCAAATGAATGGATTTCGCCGTTAAATTCGATTTCTGCTCTAAATCCTTTCTTGACGCTTCCGCTATACTGATTTACGAAAAACTTATATTTGCCCGGCTTCATCTGATCCAAATTATCCCAAGTAATATTTTCTACTGCAATATTCCCCATTGGATGGACAATATCTACATCAAGCTGTCCTCCTAAACTAGATTTTCTCGGTTTTCGGCAATTACTAAAGTAAATTTCATTTCCACCTGGCTCAACGCAATGAGCATCTAAATCGCAATTATCATTTCCATCTTCGTTCCACTGAATTGAAAATCTTAAAACACCGTCAATGGCTCCACCTGCTGCTTTTACATTCTGCTTCAAATCGGAATCCGCAATATTGCCGCTATAAGCCCAACTCAATCCATTATTCCACTTAAACATTGTTGGAGCTTTCGGATCAACCGGTGCAATCATAGAAACAAGGTTCTTGCTGTGTTTATTTTCAACAAAAGCTTCAACTTCTCTTGCCGTAGGAAGAACATTCTCAATAAAATCCTGCACAGCGATTTCTTCAACTCTCGAAAATCTCTTAGGATTAATTGCAACTTCTTTTTCTAACTCGCCAAAAATATCTCCGGCATTTGAAATTCTTTTAGCTGCGTCTTTATTTGAAAAAAGAATGTTATTGATTGTAATGTCATCAAGATTTGCAAATCTTCGCTGCAAGGAATTCATATATCCAAGCTCTGTGAGCGTATTTTTTGCGTCTTCTAACATTTTCTTTGTGAAGATTGCCTTCGGACGCTTATAATTCGCCGGAGCCACAATCTGCTCATATCTCTTAACTGCTGTGTCTAAATCGACTCCTTCACTCACATCCACTAAAAGAACTCCAATACTGTGATTTCTAATTCTGCCGATTGAAATTCCTACCGCTAAAGAGTTTTCCCACGCAAACAGTTCCTTCTTTTCTTCTGATTCGATTTTATCGTACTTCTCTTTGTACTTTTTAAACTCGGTCAGTGCTGATTTCCATTCGGCTCCTCTATAAAGAGTATTTGAAGCAATCAGCTCAAGAATTGTATCTACAGCTTCCATGGAGATTTCATCTAAAGAGCGCTTAAATACATTTTTCGTATCTCTAAATCCACCCTTAATATCTCCGGCAGTTCTTCCGCTTCTGTCAACCAGTTTTCTTGGTAACTCGCAATAAAGATGATGCCATGTAATAACCTTATCTCCGGCGTTTTCTCTGTTTAAATCAACTCCAATTTTTGGTAGTTTACTGACGTAAATATCTTTTACTTTGTGAGATTTTACAAATGCATCTAACGCATCACATACCGGCTGATAGGTTTTATCGCCGCCTAAGTCTAACTCCCAAATCGTATGTACTTCTCCGTCTTTAATCGTTACTGCAGCACCAATGTTCTTGATGAACTGACGACAGACTCCACAATCATGCTCTCTTCTCTGTCTGTAAATTCCGTTTGTTCCCGCTGGAAAACTGCTTAAATACATCTCCCACAGCTCATCCTTATCTACATCTACCTCAAATAATTTTTCGACATCAGATACCATCTCATTAAAGTGTTTCTGTAACTCCTGTTTAAACTTAGCAAAATTGTCCATATAATTTTCCTCCTAATTATTCCTCGCAAATTTCTTCTGCTGATTCTTCTGCATTCTCTTCGTCAATATTTTTCAGAATATCAAAGAGTGCCGCCAGTTCATCTGCCGTAAAAGTAATTCCTTTTCCGCATCTTTCTGTTCCGTCTTCGTTCTCCTGCCAAGGTCTGATGTCATATTTAGGCTCCCCGTCGTTCCAAGACACGACTCTAAGCTCTTTATTCATCTTTCCTTCATTGTTAGAAAGTTTTCCATATTTTTCTATAACCTTGCAGTTAATGTCTGATGTTCTTTTACTTCCATAATTTTTAAATGCCATTTTTCTTCCTCCTGATATATACTTCTATATTTACCTGTATTTTTTTGCGGTTTTACATATACTGAATAGAGCGAGATACATCCACAACTTCTGGATTCAGATCCATATCCTCTGAAATTAATTCTCTAACATATGCGGAAACCGATTTACCTGTTTTCTGCGCCATAATATTCAAAAACTGTTTCTCTTTCCCAGAAATAGCGACCGATGCGCCGTGCACGACTTTCTTCTTTTTGCCTGATTCAAGATAACTTCCAACTACCATTTCTGTTAACTTTTTCCCTGTTGCTGGTTTTACTAAAAAGTGTTTTCTCGCCATTTTAAAATCTCCTTACTGTTTATGCTTATATTTATATGATTATTTTTTCTGCTAAATTGCCTCTATTACTTCCGCAAATCCAGCTTCATTAGGATGTCTACCCATATCTTTCGCAATCAATTTCTGGATGTATTCTCTCTGACTTCTCCCTTCTAATTTCCGTTCAATATCCATATAGTCTTTATGCTCTCTACCTAAATTAATGGTTGTCTGCCCTCCCATCTTAGCCTTATTAATCTCGGCGCAAATACCGTTAATTGCCGCATTTCTTTTGATTGCTCTGGTAGTTTTCTTTGAATCTTTAATCATCTTTTATATCTCTCTTTCTTTTAAATTTGCCTATTAAAAAAGGACGTTGTTAACACGCCCTGTTTAATGCTGCCATCATTGAATGAACATCTACTGCCGCCATTGTTTTGTCGCTTGTCTTCTCAACCCAGCAACAATACTTTCTGGCGTTATCTCGGAATCCTACAAAAATGTATTCATCTCCGCCAAACTTTACTTTTCTCTCGTAATCTTCTGGTGAAAATCCATATGTTCGGCATTTTCGTTCAAAATCAATCTTGCGAACATCTCCAATATCTGTTTTCTTGGCAGATACTTTCATTTTAAATTCATATTCTCCATATGTAATAGAACCGAATTCAAAATCTAAATGATATTTCTCTTCCAGTCCGGCGAGCACTGCCTTCATATCTTCTCTTAATTTTGTAAATTCTCCCTTATTAAAATTCATGTCTCCTCCTTTATACGGCGTAATGAATTCCTTTCGGCATTTTTCTGGTAATAACAGCGTATTTGATTCCGGCTTTTTCTAATGAAGCTTTCTTTTCTCTTTCGTCTTCGTACTCATCATCATAGCAATAACTAATCAAGAGATTTTCTGGAGTGATAATATGAGCCGATTTCTTTTCGTCATAAAATGCATCGCAAGGATTAAATTTAATATCAACAACATTTCCGCCGCGCTTATCATACATGTAGACTGATTCGATATCGGAGCTGAACATATCAAGAGAAGCATTTCTAGATTTAAATACAGTTCCATTATTATAGATAAGAGAAACATTATACTGTTGGCGTTCCGTGTTTACAATATTCAGGTCTTTGATTGCTTCAGAAAATTTGATTCCTGTATTTAATTCCGTAGCGACTGCTCGGAGACAATCGTAGTTTAAGCTTACTCTGTTTGCAAATGAAATGACATTGTTGATTTCCGGATAAAAATCTTCCTTTAATTTATCTTTAAGATATACTTCAACTTCAGCCGCAGATGGATATTCGAATCTAAAATGATAATGGAATCTACCCGGACGATTGATAAGGTAATCATTGAGCTTTCTTAATTCGTTGCATGTGATGACGAACAATTTCTTTCCGTCGGATAACCCATCGAATAACGTCAGTAAATCAGTTTGCGGAGATGCTTCGCCATCTTTTGATTTCACTTCTCCGAATGTCTTGTCAAATTCATCGAATAACACCATTACTTCCTGCTCAATTTCTTCGATGTAAGATGCAATTCCTGGAACGTATTTATCTACTACAATAACAGGTATTCCTTTCTGGATTGCTGTATTCGCCAGCATTTTTGCAAATAATGATTTACCAATTCCCTTAGCTCCGCTTAAAATCACTCCAAGATTACGGTCGCTTGATGAGAACATATTCATAACTTTTGCAATTTTTTCGTTATGAACTCCATATATTTTTGATTCTCTTATTTCCATATCATTGTATTTTTCTAAAAAGAATCCTCTCGTTTTTGAACACCTAACCACATAAGATTGTACAGGTAACTCACTGTACACTTTCATTGCGTCGTCAAAAATATCGTATGTATTATCGCCTAAATTAATCGCTTTCATTTAAATCTCCTTTAATAATCTGTTAAAATTTCTGGCCGCTTAAGAATTTTCTTCAAGCTAATCGGCTGTACTTCTTTCTCTTCTACCCTCAGATATAAGCTTTGGAATTTCCTTATTGCGCCATCTTTTGTTACCGCAAAAACAATAGCTACATCATCTGTAAATCTGTGACCTATCATCTGTCCTGCCTTCGCAAAAGACCATAAAAACATATCTTCTCCTTTAAAATTTTAAATTATTTTCTTTGATGAGCCGTCGAGCAACCATTTTATTGATTTTCGGCTTAATTGAAATGGAATTACTTCCGTTTGTATAAATGTAATGGCTTCCGTTAACGCGGTCTAATTTATATCCATTCCGACGCAGAAGCCTTTCAAATTCTCTCTTGTTCCAAGTTTTTACTCTAGTCATATCGCACCTCCCTTCTTTCGCCACCATATATTAACATCTGTCTTTGTCTCATATTGTAGAAAGAACTTTTGTCTTTGAGTTATAGTGTAAAATATTTTCGGGAGAAAAACTTCCTATTTTACAATAGATTAAACTAAAAGCAGAAAATATAAAACCAAGAGAACTCTTTTCTCTTCTTTCAAAATATTTAAGGTGATTTAACGCCTCTTTTTGCTCTATAGCCACAGCTTTTCCGTTATTGCTAGATAAAATAAAAAATGAACTATTTCCCAACATTTCGCTTACCCTATTAAACACTCTTCTGTTTATTAGATCTAATCCTATATTTCTGGAAGCCGGTTCCTCTAAGAAAACATATTTATCAGAATGAATGTATTTTATTCGGGCATCGCCGAAATCCCATTTAGCCTTCGATTCGAAAGTTTCTAAAAATTCGTCTTTTGACATTTTTATTTTTCGCAATAACTTCATAGTGACAAGGCGCTTATCTCCCGTTATTCTTGTTGTGAAATAAAATTTTACAATGTAACTACCAGATAAAATCTTCTTCTCAATTACTCCCGGTTCAGAAGTGTCTTCTTTTTATATATTTTTAAATCTGAGTAATCGCGCACATACCGATATTCTCTAGCTATAATTTCATCAATAAATTGTGAGACTAGCGTTTTTATATCTTCTAGATTCTCTAAAAGGAAGATTTTGCTCTCAATGAATTCAAGTATATCCTCTCTTGTGAACATAGAAGAACAAGAAAAATCTCCCAAAATCCAATATTTCTCTTCAAAGAAAAGATCTGTTGATATCATTAATCCCCCTAAATGAGATGTTTGAGCTTTCAATTCTCTTATAAATAAATCAAACGTTGTACCATCTTTAATATTTGCTTTCAATACAATCCTCCTAATCTTTCCATTAATGCATTAAAATCCGGCGCTAAAACGCCTCTGGATGTCAGGTTTGAAGGAATTATTTCGGTATCTTTTATGTTAAAGCATTTTCTTTCACTCGGATCATAATAAAAAACATGATTAATTGAATGATTTAAATTAAAAGCAATCACGGCTGCCCTCCTTATTTTTGAAGCATCTGACCCTAAATCTTCTCTTTTTACTATGCTACTTATTGCACTCCACTTAAAAGCGGTTCCACTTCTAAAACCATTGAATAAACAAATAAATGGCTCCCCATCTAACCTATTCGCAATTCTGTCAAAAAATCTAGGCTCTAATATGTCATCTAAAATATCCTTGCCACCTTCCTTTAACACCAATGCTCCGTCGCTTTTACACATAATTATTTTGCCTTGCTTTGTTTTTGATTTTTTTGCTTTGTTCAAAAACTTCTCTTTTGTCACTCCTATAAAATCGAGAACCACCTTATCTACGAGCTCGTCAATAAATTCCCCCATGAGATAATATTTTATTTTATACGCACCTCCAAATATATTTTGCCCTATTTCGTATCTCTCATCTAGCGGCCCCCTAAAAACTCTGGGTTTAATTCTCTGCTCATCTAATCCGCTCAAATAAACATACTTATTGCGAATCTTTTCTTGAATAAAATCTTCGGCTAGCTTCTTTGGAGATAAATCGTCTCGGTTTATAAAATTCATAATATCTATAGAATTAAAATTAACGCTATTAAACGGATCTCCAAAGCTATAACTACAATCAATCATTTCTCTTAGCCCGCCGAACTTCTCCGTCTGCTTTCTAATCTCACCTAAAACTTCGATTACGTCACTCATAATTCCTCCTAATTCCGGTAAACATAATAGTCAGTAACATCATTAAAACAAATATCTCCGTGAGTCATAAAAAAGGTCGTCCACGCATCTGCTTCGCTACATCCTTCTACGATGTCTTCTTCCCATTTTCCATTTTTGTCAACGTACATAACCTCGAGCTCTACAATATAGTCGTCTGGAGCAAACCATTCTCCGCAATAAGAAGAGTCATATCCATAGTAATAATTCGAGAGGCTACATGCATCAGGAATATATTCAAATTGAACCTTCTTGCCGGCTTCATCTTCCAATAATTCGGAAACAATATTGATCGTATGAAACATTTCTTCCATGTTTACCTCTTCACTTGTCGTGTGAGCGTTGTAATATCCGCAGCTAAGATTTACTGCGGCAATTCCGGCAAATGGAGCTAAATTTGAAATATCACTGAAACTTCCGTATGTTTTCTTGTATCCTGTAAACTCTGTAATATATTTTGTAAAATCTTTATTATCGCAATCATAAAAAACCGCATCATCTGAATTTGCCCGGTCTAATTCAATCATATAATTGAGTTTTTCGAGCTGTTTTGCTTCTTCTGTTTTTATGAATTTGTCGCTTCCAACTCCTCCAATTTCTTCATCTTCGCAGAAAAGAATTGAAGGACGAAATCCCATTTTTATAATCTCGAGAATCATGTATATTCCGCAACGGTCGTCACCTCCGATTCCATCTTGAGATGTTAGAATATGGTTTCCTTTTGCGTCCGTATATTCCATATATTCATACATCTGTACTTTATGTACTGTGTCCATATGAGCGGTTAGGAGAATTGGTATCTCCCCTTTTGCATACACCCAGCCATCTCCGTTTAAAGGCTTATATTTGGCGAGCTGTAAAGCTTCTAAGAGAAATCCTTTGAGTTCATCTTGGGTCATTCGACAAATATCTATAAAATCAGCATATTTTACGTCGCTTACTTCGTTGAATTTTATGTGATTCATAATTGGCGCTTTTTGCTTGATTTTCTTAAATTTCTTTTTAGTCATGTCTTTTCTCCTTTGTTAAGCTATATCTTCAAGTCTTATCGGTTCATCCGAGAAAACAAGAGGTTGAGTATCTTCTCTTTCGCTTACACATCTACAGCATATGCCTTCTTCAAAGTCGAAATCATCGTCCAATACATACTCTCCGCATTCTTCGCATTGAGAACAATCTTCCTTACATTCGTATTCTCCTGTTTCCGATACGAACACATATCCTCCTCTTCTTGCACATTCTCCGCAACAAAATGTGGTTCCGTCACTTGTTGTAACTGCATCTTCTGTTCCGATTCTAACCCATTCATCACACCAGTAACACTGTTCAAATTCATCTCTATTTTCTAAGCAGCTATCGCATACACTCCCAAATCCGGATATATATTCAAGCTCATTATTAGGGCACAAGTCTCCGCATTCTTCGCATCTTGAGCAACAATCTTCGCAATAATAGTCGTCTCCGATTAAATACATGTCGTTTTCGTTAAAAGAATATCCACAATCTGCACATGTTCTTCTTTCATTGAAGCACTCTGCACAAGTCATGGTTTCCCTTTCGTCATGTTCATCTCCACAACACGGACAAATTCCGCTATGCCCCACATCTATTCTTCCCACTTCGTTGATATCCTTTCCCGCAAGTAAAGATACGTTACAGTTCCCGTAGTTAAAATAATCAGCATAATTAGCTCCGCAATGGCAAATAACTTTCCCGCAGTTACTTCTTCCCTTTAATGGTTTCTGCCAAAGATTTGCAACGCCCCAAGAATCGGAAATGATTTTCTGCATAATATTTCTGATGGATCTATAAATCGAATTTTCTCCATCATTATCCTGTGGATATACTCTCCCTTGCACAAAATACTCTTTTCTTGGATCAATATGGAACATGCAGCGATTAATTTTATCTTGCAATTCAAATTCTTCGCCGTCATACTGCTTATCAACCGTATAGAATACGACGCTTACTCCATCAAGCATATAGCTGATTGTGCCTCCGCTATAGCAGCCGGAATAATTTTCGTTTCCACGTCTAATATTCTTTTTGTCTATTGTGTGACAAGAAGCCCATGAATTTCCGAAGCTCATAGTATAATAATCGACGGGGTTCCAAGAAATGATTGTATGTCTCACGATATTTAAAGGATTTACCGCATCGCACAGCTTTGCGTATTCTCTGTTGTAATTCGGATATTTATCAATGCCTAATTTTTTGCACATTTTTCCGATGGCTCTCGACTTCTTTTGTCCTTCCCTTGCTCGGATGTCTGGGAATTCCTCATTAATTCCTTCCGCGGCTTGTTCAGTTAAGAGGTGAGTTTTCCCTAATTCTAACGCACGGCGAAAAACTGAGTAAAATCTATGTACTTTATTAAAAGCTTCTGTTTTGAGATATACCACTTCTGCGCTTTTTCTTTTACCTACACTGTCATAACCCGGGAGTAAGCTCCTACCAAGCCACTCTTTATAAGTGGCTATTTCTTCAGGATAACTTTCCTCATTGTCTATTAATCTATCAAAAACCCAACCGAGAAATTCTGAGACAATACTCATATCAATTTCTCTATTGTAGTCAGAATCAAAAACTATCTGGAATTTTCCTGGCACATAATTCGGATGGTTTCCGAAAAGCTGAGTCATTGCTCTTCCCTTGTTTTCCCACCAAGCATCTACGACTTTTTCAACTCCATATGTCGTAGATTTGTATTCATACTCATGATGAAGATCTAAGATTTCATCAATCAATGCCGCTCTTACTTCCGGCGCAAGCTCCATTTTATCCGGGTCTGTCAACCGTGCGTTTTCTTCTACTGAAATTTCTTCATTTACTTTCTGTAAAAAATCATTATTCATAGTAATTTCCCTTTCTTTTTATTTATTTCGTTTACATCTATTACTTCTGGAAATGAATCAAATTTTTGTACAAAAAAAGAGCCGCTTTCGCAGCTCTAATATTTTTGCTTATTCAGTTATTCCGAAGTAGTATTTCTTTATTCTCTCTTCGCCAATTGCTTCAATCATTTTTTCGATAACTTCTCGGGAAGATGCATAGAGTTCTCTTTGTGCTGTCGCAATCATATAAACTACGCCAGCTAATACACGCCCGAATCTATAGCTGTAAGATAAACTCCATTTCCCTTCTTTCGCGTCTTTCCAGTTAATCTCTTCGTCATCATTTTCCGCAATAAACTCTTTGATTTCATGAAACACTTTGCATCGTTCTACTTCAAATTCCGCGACTTCCCTTGTTGGAAAAGCGTTTCCGATAACAAACCTGTTGGTTGCTATTGATGTTGAACTAGAAAATCTGCTTTCCCATACTTCTCCATCAGTGTCTATAAAGAAATAACTTTCGCCGGAGATTATATTGTTCAAGCAAAATCTTTTAGGCTTATTTGCCTTTTCAACCAACGATAAAAGCTGCTTTCTCTCTGCTTCCGACAAATTTTCCATATTTAAAGTAATCGTATCCATATTATTCTCCCTCACTTCTATTGACTGCTTTACTGATAAGTTCTTTTCCGTGCTTAATCATTTTTGCGTATTTTGGATTTTCTTCCAATATTTCATAAGTCTCCGCTACTCCGTAGTACCACGATCTGCAAAGAATAATTTTATGTTCTAATGCCACTCCGAATACTCCCATAGGCGGCAAGATAGGGTTTTCTGAATTCCAGAGGGCACAGTATTCGCCATAAAAGCCATCCAGCTCCGGTTCCATATCTAAAACATAACCCAAGCTTTGCAATACATCATCTATAATAATTGCATTAATCGGTGGAATATTCGAAAAATCCACTCCGAAATCCTCCGCTTTCTCAGAATTTGAATCGCTAAATTTTGTTGCCTCATTAATTGAAACCAAAATCATATCTCTTACGTCTTCCTTTTCTCCTTCTCTTAATTCCTGAAAATAATCTTGCTTATGCAATAACATCTTACTTACCTCTTAATCCAAAATATTTTCTAAATTCATCTACTGAATATGTTCCATAAAAAATATCCTCCATTCTTTGTTCACAACCCTCATAAGATTCTGTAAATTCCTCATACATCTGTTCAGCTATTTTGCAAACAATATCTTCCGGAGGTTTCTTCATTCCTAATTTAACGCTCAAAAAGCTTTCTGCCTCATGTATCGCTGATAACTGCTCTGGATAATCTAGGTAATGCTTAATCTGTTCCAGCATCTCCCTTTCCTGCTCGTTCTCGCATTTCGCCACTCTATCCAGAAAAACTTTCATCTCTTCGGAATTATCGTACCTAAACATAAAGCCCCTCCTTTAAGCCGCTTTTGTAACTCTCTTATCGTACTGCTCAATCTGCTGAATTATTCGCGGCAATAACTTCTGATAGCCGATATCGTAGCAATAATCAGATTTTCGGCTACTCCCTTTATAATAGGAAGGAACTCTTTTCTTCGAAACTTCCGCCTCTAATTCCTCAATGAATTTGTTGCCATCAATTTTCAGTCTAAAATCGAAAATTAAACTTCTTAAATCTTCTTCCGCTGTTCCGCTCAGGATTTTTCGCTGCATCTCGCTTTCCTCCTTGCCCGAATCTCTCTCTTAATCGAAAGATCGTTTTCCCTTTTTCTGCGATGACTTCTCTTGTGAGTCACAAAATCACTCCCCTGAGATTCCTTCGGGATAAAATTCATAATTGTCATGCAAGCACCTCCAGTTCGCTTAATGCGTTTTCAATTAAGTTAATCGCTTCATTACCATCGACTCTGTATTTTTCCCACCAAGAAGAAATATCTTCTCTATCAAATACAATGTCTCTTACTAAAGCCGACAAATACACACCAAAATCCTTATACCTCGCCGTTTTCTTGAGAATTTTTGCATATTCCCTTAGATTGTCGAGACCGGACTGCTCCAGCCGCATTTTTATCGTAGATTTTAACTCCGCTTTTTTCTCTGCCAATGTTTCCACCTCCCTTTTTACGCATATTTTTTAGCAAAATAATCGTCGTAATCCTCGTATCCGTCAGACATCATGATTTTATCGAGCTCTTTTCTTGCTTCTATCACAATGAACTGGCGTGAAAGAATATCTGCCGCCAATTTTTCTGCTTCATATTCATCTTCTGTATTTGACAGAATATTTTTTAAGTTTCTGATTTCGCTTTTATTGCGGCGAATTCTATCTTCTAAGCGTTCGATTTTATTCATCATAAAACCCCTTTCTCTTAAATTATTGCAATAAAAAAGCACCCCACATAATCGCAGGATGCTTGATTGCCTATATTTACTTTAAAGAAACATCATCAATGGCTATTATTTTCTTTACATAATTGCCATTTCTCAGTTTTTCTAGGTTGATTTCTATTTTTACCTTTTCACCTTTCATATCTTTTAATTCATTATATACCAGTTCATCATCAACAGTGTAAGCAACACCGTCATAGGTGACTGTGACCTTGTATTCCGGTGGGTACCGCAACAAACTTATAGCTTTTTTAAGCGGCTCTTCCGGCCTTCTTTTACTCAGGTGACAAACGTCCGTAATAACACCTTCGCCGTTTATTCTTTCCCAATAAACACACTGAGTCGAATATGTTCTAAACGCAACTACAGCAACAACGACAAGACAAATAATAGCAATGATTTTCTTCTTACTCATCTTCTTACTCCTCCTTTTTTGTTTATCTTATCATTTAATTTGCCGCCTGTCTATTTTCCCTCTTCGCTTCTTCAAGCGCCGTAACAACTAATGTATGAGACTGAGCAATAGCACAATTCGAACAGTTAATATGCAAACCTCTTGAGCAACAAATATGACAAGAATTTTCGAAGCTCCATTTTGCATAATCTATGTCGTATGCCTGCATTTGGTATTTCTGACCGATTTCTTCAAACTTCGTCATCTTCTCTCGCCTCCTTGTAGTCTCTTATTGTATCTGCAATAATGATTCCGACTGTCGAAATAAAAAACACAATCGCCGGAATTAAATATTTTGTTTCATATGTATTAGCAAACGCTACTCCAAAGTAAATCATGAGAATCATACTGAGTAGCGATAAAATTTCCTTTTTCATGTTTCCCCTCCTGATTTTTGAGCATAAAAATAGCGCCGCTTTCCGTTGCGACGCAATAAGTAAACTATATTTAATTAGGAATCTTCGCCTTTAAGAACCTCTCTATTTTTGAGATTATCTTTTAATGCGCTGATTTCGTCTCTTGCTTCTTGTCTTGCCTTTTCAATTTCCGGATCATACATATCGCTGAGAAGCGCTTTCATAATAGAGACTAAATCCTTTTCGTCTTCTTTTGTAAGATGCTGGAATTCAGATAATTTAAGTACGCGTTTCTTATAAACAAGTTCATATTCTTGTTTTGTCGTATGCCGGAATAGCATCCCCTTTCGAAGATTAGAGTCTATTTCACGAGACATATCTAATATCCGCTCAGAATTTGGAATTAGCATTGGGCCCCACTCACGTTTCACTTCTTTTCTCTTAAAAAATTTGGGAATCATTCTAACTCTCCTTTCTTGCGTTCTTTCAGTTCGCTTCTGGTTTTGTCGCATTTAGCAAAAGTTATTTTAATTTTCCCTTCTTCTACATCTTTCGGCAGTTCTACCACTAATTCATCTCCAATTAATTGAACTCTTTGCTTTAAATACTCTTTCGCTTGCTCGACTTCTCCGTAGTAAACTGCTTCGTAAAGAGCACGGATTTCTTTATTATCCGTCATAGAATCAAAATCGCAGCTTCCCCTATTTGTCATAATGCAGTTTTCGCACTTAGTATGATTACAATATACTTTAAGTCTTATTTTTCTGCTTTCATTACTGATTTCTTTCTTCGCCCAACGATTAATAACTCTTTTTTTCAAAAGTATTTTACAAAGATAACGAGCTTGTGCTTCGTTGATATTCCAAATTTTCGTTTCTCCCCAAAATGGACACTTCCCCTCAAGGGGACAGTATATGCATTCATCTGCCGAATTAAAGTCGCATAGCGTAGCTAATATTCTTTTCATCTCTTTGAGTTCCATCGGAGGAAGTTCCGGCAGATACTCTACCTCATTTAGCTTTTCTGGTATCTTACTGTCTTCTTCCGGCTCTCTTTTCTTCAATACATCAAATAATCCCATAAACATCACTCCATTATCTTATCTTTGCTAAATGTTACATTTTTTTGACTCTTTTTATTTTTAACTAATCTCATGTATGATACCATAAAATGTCTTCTTATTCTAATGATACAATTCGAACTTTTGCACTTCCATCATCATAACGCTTTGTTTCTAATTTCCCTTTTGCGGTTTTGCCGATTTTGTCCCGGTATTTGTAGTATGTTTCTGAGCCGCTAAGAGAATATTCTACAGAATCATATTTCACAACTGTATCGTATGACGCAGGAACGACTCTAATTGATGTTACTTTCCCTACTCTTACTGGATAGGAGTAACTTGCCCGTCTATTCGCGTCCATAATCTTTACCGGAACATACTCATATTCTGTTGACACGCATTTTTTGCAGCCAGTTAATGTCATAGATACAATTGCTGCCACAAAAATCGCTACTAGCATTAACTTCATAGGATTCATACTATTTTTGCACGCCATTTCTCTTCCCTCCTTATCGAATCATTCCGTTATCCACAACCGCAACTACGTCATCCGTGTAATTGCTATTCGGATTCCAGATGCAATAACTCTTAACCCGTTTTCCCTTTTTAACCCGCCGGTTATATGTGATATACGAGCCTTTTGTCGTGATTCCCCAACTTCGCCGTTTGCCTTTTAGATTTCCCTTTGCGTGCGACTTCAAAACTTCGACATAAACGACTCTCTTTCCCTTGCGAGTTCGCAACTTCATCGTGTTTGGTTTCCCTTCTGGAACGAACCGGACTTTATAACCCGGATAATGCCGCGAAATATACGTCGTTGCAACGGATAAATCCTTGTTTGTATTCGCTTTTACGGTTACCGGATTAAGCGTAAACATCATAATAGCCGTCAGAATAAACAATGCTCTCCGCATTGAAATCCTATTCATATTTTCTCTTATCTCTTTTCCTGTAATTGCCTGCATAAAAGTATTGTCCATTTGTCTTACCTACCTTTCCCATTCGTATGCACTGCCGTCATTTGTATAGATGATTAATGTGTTTCCATCTACTTCAAAATCTGTTACAGTATTCATATTAATTGTGTCTTTTGTATTTCCGTTGCTAAATACTTCTTCTGTATTTGCTTCGGATTTTTCGGCGTTTTTAGTTCCCGATTTTTCGGCAGTTGACTCCTTCATGTTTTCCGTTGTATCTTTTTCTACACTTTTGCTTTTGCTTTCGGTTGTTGCAATAGTTGTTTCCGTCGCCGCTTTGACTTCCTGCCTTTTGGTGTTCGCAGTTCCAAATCCTGCGATAACTAATAATGCTACTAATCCAATTCCGCAAAATAATGATAATAACTTCTCTAACATTTCTCTTATCTCCCTTCTGAAAAGGCGGAGTATTCCCCCGCCCGATTGTTGCGATTACTCCTCTTCGCTTTCATCGTCATTTTCAACGATTTCAAGTCCAAATCCGAGTTCTTCAATTTTTGCTTTATCCATATAGATACCTACCTTTCCGGCTATTCCTGCCGGAGTTTATGGAGTCTTATAATCTCACTTCCTTTCTATCGGATTCCGTTTGCTACCATTGAACCAACAACTCCAGTCCAATAAGCTTCGTCCGTATAGCCGCGGAAATTCAGAGTTTCTGTTGTTGTTCCCGGAAGGTCACGCTGTCCGCCAGTTCCCTTTTTAGCCTTTCGCTCGTGCTTCATCCAGTTTGCGTAGTTTTCCCTTGATGGGTCATACGCACGTTTTGTCCGCTTTCGTCCGGTAAACTCAATAGCATCATACACACTCAATGACAAAGAATTTTTGCCGATGATCGTATCAGACCATTCGTCTAAATCCGGGTCATAACACGATAATCGCATGTATTGGAGATTCTTCTTCTTGCCGATAAATGAAGATAGGTGAGTATAAGCCCAGATATAGCCATTCCTGTCAAATACCACAATAGAATTTTTTGGCAGCTGAAAGTCTTTGAGCTTAATCGCTACTAAAAGCTGAATCATCTGCCACTTTCGTCCGGCTGTATGCTCTAATACGTCGCAGTGTTCAAGTACTTCTTTCAAGAACTGACACTGAAATGGCGTAAGAACAAAGTTATAAAGTTGTTGCGTAGAAACACTACGCATGTAAAAGTTATTGTATTTCATACTATTAGCCCCTTTCATGTATGATTGTATATGCTTATAACGCTACTTCCTGCAAGATAAAGCCGTATGACTTAGGATTGGAATAGCAAAGAGTTACTCTTGGAACGCCTTTTTCACGGCAGACATTCAGAACTGTGATTAGTTCGGGTGTCGGATGCTCAAGTAAGATTCTTAAATGAACGCACTCATCAAATGTCTTGCTATTGCTGAGATAATCTTTTTTGCGGCAAATGTCCATAAGGCGGAAAAATGTCAGCTTTTCGATGGATCTAGTGTCAAAATCGTCGCGTGGATTGGCGAAGAAAAAGCCGTCTGTAAACGGAAACTTGTCTTTGTTGTTGTAAAGTGATATTGTTAACTGTTTTTCGTGCATACTATTAGCCCCTTTCGTGGATTTTGTTTTCGCATTAAACGTGACTCACAGGAATTTTTTATAATAAAAAAAGAGCGTATACGCTCCTGTGATTGCACGCTAAAAAGAGCTGACCGAAGCCAGCCCTATTCATGGTTGCAGTTATTCACTTAGATGGTTAATTCTGTCATCACGCTTTTTGCTGGTGCGTCCAGAGGAATGTGAAATAATGCACAAGCGATTGACTTGTTAATGGACTTCTTACCCGCGTGAGTGATTTTTACAACGCCCATATTATCTCTAGTAATTTTGTCCGCTACGCTGTTCATTACAGCAACAGCCACTTTTTTCTTGATGTCGAATTTATATCGTCTTAAAACTTCTGTCTCTTTTTGCGTGTTGAACTTCTGTCCGATTTCAGTCAGCTTACGTTTACACTCACTAATAAGATTCTCGTCGTGACTAATCGCATATTCACGGGCAATCTTGAACACTTCTTCATGACCGCCAATAGAGTAAGTTCTAAGTTTACACTTATCCCCGTCGTATACGGCCTCACGAGTGTTTTTACCCATACTAATGCAATAGTAAGCACACTGCGGCTCAATAGCTCGAATCTCATCTAAACTACTAGCACATTTCAGCTCAACTTTCTCGTTATTGCCAGCCTCATTGACAACATTCACGCAAGGCAAAGTGATAGTCTGGTTACTCATAAAATCATCTAACTGGTTGAGAAGTGCCGCTTTTTCAAAGTCCGCAGACTCATACTCGTGACTTTCGTCCGGCGTGAGAATATAGTTCATCTTTTTGATAGCCGCCGTTGTCAGCTTATACCGTGACCAGAACCATCTTTCAAGCCCAGCTTTTTCGCCGCTTGCTAAGATAGTATTTACGCCCTTTGCAAAAAGGTTGCTGTCTTTGATGTTTAAAGTATCGTTACTAACTTCTTTCGCTGTAAGTTCGTTGTTTTTGATGTTGAGAATTAACATAGTTACCCCTTTTCTACCTGTACTCTTTTCAGGATTTTTTTATTTTCCGGACATTTTGCCCGTGTTTTAAATAGTTTCAAATCGTGCCAACATGCCCGCCATTTCTAACAGGTCTTTTCTAGTGGAACTGCCCGTAAAATAGGCAGACTGGTTGCGTAGTTTCCCGGCTTTCGTTTGAATTTTCCCGTATAGACGTTACACGCCCACTACTACTCCTACGGTATATACACCCGAATAAAGCGGAGTTGTGGCTACACCACAAACTGGTAGTATGTGACCCGTATCTTGACGGGATTTTCTTAAAGGGATTGAATCCCTTTGTCGTAAGCCCTTTGTCTTTCGACACCGCTAATATATGATAGGCAAAACAGAAGTCAATACCTCTTTTCAAAAATTTTTCACGGTTCTCAAATATGGCTTATTTATGCGGTATTTTAAAGGTTTTAAACACAGCAGAACCATGACAAATTTAGATTTGTCACAGTTTTTATAGGGGGTGGCAAAAACCTTTGATAGAGCTTTATTTTTAGCGGCTCTAGGTGGTTAGTCCCCATAAACACTGACCTAAATTTTTGACCAAAAATACTCCACCTACTACCCGTTCTTCCCTCCCATAATCACTATTCCAACTCCCACTCCAGACTCAAAATTTTTCAAAAATATCCCATCGACCATGCTATCGTTTTTTCTTTGTTATTGCGGTTAGAAAATCTACCTACGCCACCGCAAAATTCGACTTATCCACAAGTTATCAACAACATTTCAACCTTGTATTTTCTGAATTTTCTTAAGTTTTTCAATTTTGCTAAAAAGTTATCCACAATTTCACATTTTTCAGAAAAATGAATTATATTCAATGATTTCCTGCAAACATTTTTTATTGCAACAACCTTCTTCTCTCCTTTTCAAGAATCATCCTGTTAGGAGTTATCTATAGTAAGAAGCTTCCTCTCGTGAATTGACGTTCTATATTTAGAGAACATTTGGATGAATTCGCAGAAAAAAGATAATTACGTTCGTATTCTATAGACTATATATGAGTGCAGTCTTTTTATTTTGTTGTTGCGCGGATAATGAGCACAGTAATTGTCTAATATCTCGCCGTAACCGTCAGATCGCAGAAAAATTCTGTCCGTTTTCAGAAGTATATAGTGCGACGCTCGTGGCTCGGCATTTTCTAGCCGAAAACACGAAAACCCACTTGGCGAAACAATGTCTTATCTTATTAAGTCTTATATTAATAGGTCACATTCTGGTGACAAAAACATGACATCTCGACTGTGCTTATCTGGGGGTCATGTCACAAAATTGTCGTTCCAGACTGAATCACCCATGTTTGCTGGGCAAAGTACGTCTGGCACGAAAAGAAAGGAGAATTCTATGGAGTATTTCGTAAAAATTCCGAACAATTTTATAAAATGCGATATTGAAAAAGACTTTAACGTAACACCTTCGTTCTATGTCGTATATTACTTGCTAAACAATAATAGAAACATTAGAAACCAAAGCTTTATATCGATTAAAGAAATCATGGATATATATTCTGCCAAATGTACTTCTAGAAAGCCCAAAATTTTCAACGATATCGTTAAATCAATAAATAAACTGGAAGAATTAGGTCTTATACGCTCACTCAATACACCGTTAGTTTTAAGATATGAGTCGTTTTTGAAATATCAGATTTGCGACGCTTTTGATCCATCGTGTGATTTTACTATTTTTACTGAAAAAGAGCTCTTAAATATCATGAAGATTGACTCTGCAATAACCAAAGATACTCTTCTTCGTGTCTATCTATATATAAAAGCAAATATTATAAAAAGATCATCCCATCAAGAGGAAACGCTAGAAAATCCCGAAGCATTTTTTAAAAATATAAAAGTATCCGCAGAAGAAATTGGGATTCATTACAATACTTTTTACGGCACAATAGAAGAACTTTGTAAAGGAGAAAATCCATTATTGATAAAAAGTAATATAATCCATCGCTCCAGCAAGAACAGTCCTATATGCTCTCCTCGAGTTATTGTTATTAATAAGGTGGGTTGGAAAAAAGAACTACAAGGTGCTGTCTCCATCCTTAAAAATAATCCCGGATGGGAAAAAGAACTTCTCGCGGCAAACGCACTGATAGAAAGAAAGTGAGCCTAAATTCAAAAAAATCGCCCCGTTTCTGAGAAGTATATAGTGTAAGCAGCAACGCCACAAGAAAGGAACACAATCAATGACAGATACATATAAAAAAGAAAATGTAAACAAAAAGTTAACCATTAAATCAAGAGATTGGCTACATCGGGAACAATGTACTATCTTCGAGGAGTCAGATGCTCCTGGAGCTATTATCAATCAGATAATCAAAGATAACTTATTTGATATGCAGTGTATGATTAACATTCTTGAAAGAGATACTGAGGATTTAGAGGAGGATTTATATGCTTAGATACAGCAATCAGGGACAGACTATTTCTATTAACTTAAACGACGATTATCAGATTTATGCAATGGCTAGATGGGACAAGAAAAGCTCTTTATATATTGCAGAAATGTATATTTCCAAAAAAGAGACAAATTCATTTCTACATTTCATCAATAGCTTTACTATCTCATGCGAAAGGATGGATTTATTTATGACGTTGACTAAAGAAATATCAGAAATGTATTCCAACACAGGATTTTCTGACGAAATTTCGGAATACGAAAACATTCTAAATGCAATTACGACAGGCTATAAAGACCATTAATGTGCGAATTTTGTAAACAGCCAAAATGTCCGCCGGAATGTCCTAATTACTTTCACTCGAGATTTTATGAGCAATGTCATTATTGTGAGGGAGATATTTTGCCGGGCATGGAATACATAGAAACCTATGCGGGAAATTACTACCATTATAATTGCTTCAAGTGTTTAACAACAGATGAAATCTTAAAAGAAACCGACTTAGAAGTTAAAACCGCAGAACACTACGACTGGAGGTAGCAATATTAGCGAATTCGGAATTAAAATAAAAAACATTAGTGCAGGAATGCTTTATGATGTTAACTTAGGTATTAGAGATTACTTTACTTACACAGATGCAATGCTCAACAATAGCTTATTCAGCTATTTTCTTCAAAAAAATGGCATGAAAGTGTATAAAGGCGAATCTACTAGAGACGTTATTTGTTTAGATTTTGATTTCGGAAGTAGGTCGTATGAAGACGAGAAAAAACGACTGAATAAAATGATTAAGAATGCAGCAAACGATACCGAAAGAAAGAAGCTTGAAAAAGTTGCTGCAAAGATTGAAGGAAACAAAGAAAAATATGCCCCTAAAAAACGCGGAGAAATTCGAGAACAGTTCTATGAAGAGGGAGTTCCAATCACATATACTACCAAGAAAAAAGATGGAAGTATTAAAAGTTCTCAGACAATCCGCTACCGTATGCTCTATCGCACAAGTGCAAAAGCAAAATCCGGGCAGGTAATTTTCATCAATGAAAAACTCTATGATAAGGCTTACGACTGGCTCACTATGGGGCTTGGAAATAAAATGCCGAAAAATGACGCGAAAATTGTTGAAATGTCCGCTTATGCCCCACTCACTACATCTACAATCGTAGATGCAATTCATATCCCCGTTGAAGATATTTTAATATTGAAAGATCAGGATTCATTCTTCAAAACCATCGCAAACGTGGTTTACGCCGAAGAATATGAAAAGAAATCCGGCAAAAAGACTATTAAATCCAAAAAATGCCTCGTAAAGCAGGAAGAACGCGAGGTAAAAAATACTTTATGGGACGGAATGGGAATTATCGAATCTTCTTTCCTCCCACAATCTATTAATGGCATGGCCCTATTAAGACAGCACATGTTCAAAATGTGTGGGTTTAGAGGGCATATTCAGAAGTTTTTCGTGGATTGGTGCTACGAAAACGGTCATGATTACTATACATATCAAGTTCCAGACATGTTTGGCAACATGCATTATGTGAAGGACATCAAGATTATTACGACTGATAATGCAATAAAGTGGCGCAAGTTCATTGATATTATGGGCGGAACCCCAGTCAAGGCGTATGATTACTGGATGGGTAGAATCAAGGCTGATGGTGAAATCTGGGGAATTGTAAAAACTGACCACAAAAGTAAGCTTGGGGATTTACAGCAGATGAGCTATCAGATGATTAACACTCTTCCTTGCAACCGGGATGATGTAAGGAACATCGCTGATAATAGTATTTCATATGTTGAAAAGATCAAAACCGATGGAGCCGAATTTGAAAAGTTCTTGCGAAAAAACGCAAATGCGGTAAATCACTACGAAATGCTTGCTGATTTGTATTCTCATAATCCTGATTTTGCAGATAGCACATGGTTTAGGCATGAAAAAAAGAAGATTATTTCTGAATATGTATTCAGGCTTAGGACAGGGAAAATAACTGTCAACGGAGATAATCTTACTTTGTGCGGAAACCCTTACGCTCTCCTGCTTCATTCTGTTGGTGAGGACTATAGAGAAGACCCTAGCTTTTCTGATGAAGATGGAGCAATACAATGTTATACCCCGAGATTTAAAGATGACGAGTATTTATGCGCTTTTCGAAATCCGCATAATGCTCCGAATAATATATGTCACTTACATAATGTTTACAGTGATGTTATGGAGAGATACTTCCCATTTAGCGAAAATATTATTGCGATAAATAATATCTGTACGGATGTGCAGGATCGCGCGAATGGATGTGACTATGACTCAGATTTTTTCTTTGTAACAAATGAAGAAACTATGGTTAAATACGCCGAAATCGCATATAAGAACTATCCTACCATTGTAAATGACATTCACGAAAGCGGGATTACATACGCAAATACCAAGAAGGCATACGCCGAAATGGATAATAAATTTGCAAAATCGCAGCTTGGAATTGGATTATCCAGTAATTTAGCCCAGCTCGCAATGACATATTACTGGACGGAACTTAATAAAGAGAACCCAAATAAAGAATTACTTAAAGAACTTTATGATAACTTCGTTATTCTAAGTGTGTTAGCGCAGTTAGTAATCGACAGCTGTAAGAGGACGTTCGAAATCGACGCTATGGAGGAAATTGACAGAATTCAGCGAATGGACTGTATGTGCAAAACCGCAGAAATAGGGCTTGAGGACGGAACGGTTATAACTGTGAAGCGAGATTTTCCTCATTTTATGAAGTATACTAGAAATGTCCCTACTACCAAAAACGGGAAAGAACTGCCTCAAGGAACTATTGCAAATAATCGCAAAAAACTCAGTGACAGAATCAATGAAGAACTTGTCTGCCCTATGAATTGGCTTCAGGAATGGCTTGATAAAATTCAGAACTTGGTTTCAAAAGGTACTATCCCAACCAAAGACTTCTTTATTAAAATGAAGGGAACGGCGAACAACCGCCAAATGTCTAAAATACGAGGTATTGTCGAGGAATATGACCGCATGATTAAATCGTATTACGCAAAATACGGCGGAACGGAGGAATATATTGAAAAACTAATAGAAGAATCTGATTTTGTAGTAGAACAGCTAAGAAAAGTCAAAATCGGTAATGCAGTAACTATAAATCGTCTTATCGAGGTAGCCCTTGGCCTTAATGCTCCGGCAAAAAACAAGAAGCTGGATTATAAGCAAGGAACTAAGTACACTCGAAAGATGCTGAATCTACTCTACAAAATGGATAGAGAAAAATTTCTCGCAAATTTTGTTCGAAAAACTACTTAGTTGGCTCAAAAAAACAGGCTCTAAACCCGCATAAACACTGGGTTTCGTAAAATGCAAATGCGTCCGTTATATGGAAGGGATACGAGCTTGGCGGCTCTCCCTCCAATTTGCGAATGTACAAGGATTAATCGGAGGATTTATTTATGGTATTAAAAGAAGCTTATAGATACATGAACCATTTAAATTCACTCATCACTGAAGCAGAACTTCACCTTTACGAACCTGCTTTTACAACAAAGAAAAAGGAAACCCACAAAAAAAGTGCGGCAACTTCCTCTGAAAAAGATGAGGTCATTGAAAACGTCAATTTATATGATGTTCCGTTTTCTGTTGCTGATGTGATTGACTTTATTGTTGAAGCACTTAATCAGAAGTCCCTTCTTTCTCATGCAATTACAGAAGCAAAAAAGAATACTCCTATTGACATCAACGATAGTATTTCTATCAACAAAACAACTCAGGAATTTATCAATATTTTAAATATGCTGGGTAAAAAGAAACCTAGCGAAAGAACTGTTAAGCAGGTAGGATACACTTTCAACGCTGAAGGAAATCAGGTTCCTTACAAATACGATGTAGATGAAGTAACTTCAATTAACTATGATAGAAAAGTTGTAAAGAAACTGGCGAAGAAACTGTCTTCAGAGTGTGATGCGGTTTCAACAAATTTAGACGCAATCGAAATTGAGACAATTGTAGACTATTCTCCTATTTGGGATTTATCTGACTCATTAGAAGATATCTTAACAGAAGAATAGCCATTATGCCGCCGTTTGGCGGTTAACCTTCGGGTTATAAAACGAGAGCTGAAACTGATTTGTAATGGTCGGTCGGTTCAGTCGCAGATGAACTATGAGGCTGCGGAGCAATCATGCTAAAATGATATTCACTGCTTGCAGTGTCTTACAAAAAACAAGATTTCAAATAATGGGTTTTATTATTCAATAAAAATTGGTTTAGAAAACAGCGAGCAAAAGATGATTTGTCATTTGCTTCGTTATTCGTCCCTCCTGATATTTCACCATCTTGTTCTATTTATATCTCTATATCTCTTTCTTTCTAAAATCGCTTCGTCCAATAGTTATCCTGAGCAGGATAAACATTTCTTAAAGTATAAAGGATGTACTTATATTATTTTAATTATACATGGAAAATATTTTGACGTACATAAAAAATATTGATTGAGATTACGATGATTTTTCAGTTTTCATTTTATAGCCCGAAAAGCATTTATCTATTTCCCGTCGTAAAGCACTATGGACATGCGCCAGTCTGTAAAACTGGTGACTTCGGTCTGGCTTGGTTCGATTCCAAGAGGCGGGATTTTGCAGGGTAGCAAAGTTCGGTATTGCGCGGTCACACAGCAAATCATTAGACCGAGACGAAGGTTCAAATCCTTCCTCTGCAATTATCTTATTTTAGGAGGTCACTAACATAATTCCAATTACAAAAAATGAAGCAAAACATATGTCCAGTCTTGGATATAAGTATAAGTCAGACATTATGAGAACGCTTAATGGTCGAACTTATTTTCTTAAAGAATCAGATATCCTTATTAAGAAATTACGGGAATATCGAGAATCTAGAACTATCAAGGAAAGTTGGTAAAACTTATTGGATTATACTCTATTTTTTGATACCAATGCTCTTCTGAATCTTCAAGAACAAGCGTTTAAAGAGAAGTTTGTTATTGCTCAAAAAACTCTTGAAGAAATTGAAAGCATTAAATCTTCTTTTAATAAAGATGGGGAAGTAAAATATAAAGCTCGTAAGGTTGCTCATCTGCTAAACGACCGAGAGTCAGATTATGAAGTAATTCCTTACAGTCCAGAAATTCAAAACATTATTCAATTACATTATTTAGAAGAAACACCTGACAATATTATCCTCGCAAGTGCGTATTGCTACGATAATGCAGTAAATAAAGTCATTGTTGTTTCCGATGATTTAAACTGTAAATTCATCAGCAAAAACATCTTTGATTTAACAACAAAAGGTATTGACGATATCAATATCGCAAAGAAAATTGAAAATTATAAAGGATATAAAGACGTTACTCTCTCTGATGAGGAAATGTCTTATTTTTATACTCATCTTTCGGAGAATATTTTTGAATGTATCTATGGAGAGTATTTAATTATCAGAAAATCTGATGGAGAAATCGTGGACTACCGCAAGTGGAATGGGCAGAATTATGCCGCGCTATCATACACACGCGTAAACAGCAATTTTCTTGGGAAAATAAAGCCAATTAATCCAGAACAAATTTTAGGTTTTGATATGCTACAAGACGATTCTAAAACTATAAAAATACTGGCAGGAAAAGCCGGTAGCGGTAAAGATGCTATTATGATTGCAAATGCAATAAAGATGATTGAAGACGGAAAATACGACAAGTTAATCTATGTTAGAAATCCTATTTCGGTACGAGATGTTAGCGAAATTGGTTTCCTTCCGGGTTCAGAGGAGGAAAAGTTAAGCGTCTTCTCTCGCGCTCTCGCAGACCACTTAGGCGGGATCGAGGGACTAGAAATGCTCATGTCTTCAGGTAAGGTAGAAATAGAGCATCTTGGTTTCATCCGAGGAAGAGATTTAAAGAATGCAATCGTTTATTGCAGTGAAGCAGAAAATCTTACAAAAGACCATGTTCAGCTTTTAATAAGTAGAATCGGAGAAGGTTCGTCTTTATGGATGAACGGAGATTATAAGCAAGTGGATAGTCCAACTTTCCGAATGAACAATGGATTATTATCTGCAATTCAAAAACTTGCAGGAAATGAATCATTTGGATATGTTCAACTTCAAAAGACTGAAAGAAGTAAAACTGCCGCATTAGCGGATTTATTAGATTAAAATAAAGGAATCACAGGAGAACTATATATGGATACAATTTTAATTCCACCATCAGTATTTGACAGCGAAAGTGAATCTTTTTTCCCAGACCCACAGGATTATACCTATTGGGAAGCAAGAGAGTCTCGCATCTTCTATATTGATTGGGAATTAGATGAAATTTATAACGCCGTAGAATTATCAAAAATCATTATTCAGATGAATGTAAAAGAAAAAGGCATCCCAAAGAAAAATTTAAAGCCTATTTATCTTTTTATTCACTCTTATGGCGGAGATTTAGATCAGTGTTATGCCCTTGTGGATATTATTTGTAGCAGTAGAATTCCTATTGTTACTGTCGCAATGGGCGTTGCTATGTCTGCAGGTTTTATGATTTTTCTGGCAGGACATAAGAGATATGCGTTCAAACATTCAAATTTAATGGTACATAAAGGACAAGCGTCTATCTCCGGAACACCAGACCAGATTGAGCAGGCACAGAAGAATTATAAGCGCCAGTTGAATGATATGAAGGAATTTATTCTTGCAAGAACAGAAATTCAAGAAAAAGTTTTTAATAGAAACAAAAATAAAGACTGGTTTCTTACAGTTGAAGAGCTTGAAAAATATAAAGTTGTAGATAAAATTATTGATAATTTTACAGATATCTTTGCAGATACTTGTACACTGGAGGAGATTTTTTAATGGCAAAAATTTATACAAAAGTTAGAACCATTACAGATACAATTAAAATTAAGAAAGGTACTATTTCTGAGGATGGAACAAAAATCAGTTTTGTAGAAGACGATGTTGATTATGAAGTTCCGATTTCAGATGTTTTCAAGCCGTTTAGAGGCCAAGACTTCTCTCTCACTCTCACGTCAAAAGAAGAGCGTGATTTAGAAGATTAGGAGGCACTATGGTAGATTTACATGTGCTTCCCGGCGAAAATGCCGAAAAATATCTTTGGAGAATTGGACAGGCAAAGGATTCTGGCGAACTCGCGCTCGGCTGGAACGAGATTTCAAAATTGATGAATGAAAAATTCATTGATGATGAAATCGACTATAAGGGCAGCAGCGCATGGCGAAAAGATTATCGAACAACAAAAAAGTTTTTTGATGCTGGTGTTTTCGACAATTCCGACAAAGATAAAGAATTAAAAGACAAGAAACTCGAATTAGAAAAAGAACGAAAAAAATTGCAGACAGAAAAAATCGAGTATAATCGCTGGATTAGAGAAGATGCTCGAGATGAGATGATTTTAGAAAGTATCTGCAACGCTATGAAGACTCTTCCCTCTATTTCACGCCCGCGTCCTATATTTATTCCTCATAATCTTTCACAAGAGAAGGAATATCTTTTATGTATTGCTGACGCACATTATGGAGTAGAGTTTACATTGCCAGATTTATTGGGCAACAACATAAACGCATATAGTCCAGAGATATTTGAAAATAGAATGTGGAAACTTCTTGATGAAGTTATTTCTATCATCAGAAAGGAAGACATCTCTCATCTGAACGTATGGGAACTCGGAGATGGAATTGAAGGAATTTTAAGACTTACATCTCAGCTAATGAAGCTTAGATATGGAATTATTGACTCTTCTCTTCGTTATGCAAATTTCTTGGCAAGCTGGCTACTCGAACTTAGCAAATATGTAGAAATATCTTTTCAGATGGTAAAAGACTCGAATCACTGCCAGTTAAGAATCTGTAATGCAAAGAAAAACGCGTTTCCAGAGGAAAATATGTCTAAAGTCGTTTTGGCGTTTTTAAAAGAACGCCTTAAAGATGTTGACAGAATCACAATTTCAGAAAATCCGACTGGTTTTACATTTGATAATTTTTGCGGCTCATATACTCTCGGCAATCACGGAGAAATGAAGAATTTCGCAAGTTCTGTAAATGATTTTGAAAGACTATATAATCAGCAGGTAGACTATGTTATCTGCGGACATGTACATCATTTCAAGGCGGAAGAAGTCGGAAAAAATTCTGAAGTAATCGCATGTCGTTCTATTATGGGTGGAGACCCGTATGGCGCATCTCTAAATAGAGTTTCTAATGCAGGCGCATCGTTATTCGTTTTCGAAAATGGAAAAGGAAAAACCTGCGAATACACAATTAAATTAGATTAGATAATTTGAGGGAAATATCTCCCTCTTATTTTATACAAACAAAAAAGGATTTAAAAAGGAGAAAATTATTATGGTAAGAAAAAATGAATTTATTACAGCAATCGTAAAAAAAGTTGACGGATTAACAAAGAAAGATACAGCAATTATCTTAGATGCTATTTCTGAGACAATTACAGAGTGTCTTGTAGCTGGCGGCAAAGGAGAAAAGATTAATCTTCCGGGACTTGGTTCATTAGAAGTAAGAGAAAGAGCTGGACGAGAAGGAAGAAATCCTCAGACTGGCGAAAAGATTGATATTCCTGCAAAGCTTTATGTGAAGTTTAAAGCATCTAAGGCTTTTAAAGACGCTATCGCCGAATAATGGAGGATTTATGAGATTTATAGATTTTGATTCTATGTCAGATTTCGCTGAAAAGCTTATTCAGGCATCTGTATCTAGTGGCGACAAAAATCGTTATTGCGGAGTTGCTGTGTGCAATTACGAAGTGGCCACTGGGCTTCTCGAAGAATTAGCAAAACGCAGTCAAAAATTCAGACACATTGATTTATCTGCTCCCGAAGTATCTGGCTATCTTAAAGAATATGCCATTATGGTGACAGAAAAAGGAATTTACTGCGAAAAAATGTATAAGCCGAATAATATGCGCCTTAATTTTAGAGGTTGTACTATTCCGGTATATGTTCACGGAGAATGTTTTGACGAAATTGAAAATCTTGTAAATAAAGATTCTTTCGCGTTCAACATTATCCCTAAAGAATATAAGAAAGCAGAAAAGCAGCCGGATAACACTGCTCCTTCTGTTTACAGATTAATCTGGGAAAACTTTAGTTAATCTTAGATTATATTGAATTTTATAGAGCGGAAGCCGCTCTTTATTGGCTGTTGGCGAAACGGAAACGCAACGGAATTTGACTCCGTGAATTCAGGGTTCGAATCCCTGGCGGCCAGTATTTAATTGATAGTGATTTATAGAAATGCAGAATGTTTGCATTCAGGCAAAGGCACATGAGCGCCCTCTTGCCTTATAGACCACTATCACTAGCCCTTGGCTATCTTCGTGATGGTTGAGGGCATTTTTTGGCTTTTTTACGAGAAAGGATGTGATTCTTCTGGCAACTACACAAACAAAAACTCGAGGCAAAGGAAAGAATCCTCCTGTTGCGGAAGTTCGTGCCGAAAATGAAAAATTAAAAGCTGAATTAGAACGTATTAAAAATAGTGCCTATTGCCATATGTGTGACAAACACAGGTCGAGAATATATTTTTACGAAAATTATGATCCTCGGAGTAAAGGAAAAGTCTCTCCTATTTGCATCGACTGTGCAAGAAAAATTGCCATGCGAACAGACGATAAAGGGATTGAGCATTCTCCAACAAAAGAGTCCCTAATTGAAGCGTTAAGATATGTAGATAAACCATTTTTCGAATCACTATACAATTCCAGTATTGAAGAATCAAAAAATGAATTTTCTGGACAGACACCGAAAACATTTTACGGTTGTTACATGAAGAATATTCAAATGCCGCAATATCGGACGTACAGATTTAAAGATTCTGACATATTTCAAATACCGGATTCTTCTCCAGAAAAGGAAATTGACGAGCAAGAAATGATTGCTTCTAAAGAGGGATTAGATGTGTATGATAGTTTTCAGAAAAACAAAGAAGATGTTATCCGATTATTAGACTACGACCCTTTTGAGCAAGAATCTGTAAAAGACCAACCACTCTTATACTCTCAACTTCTTGGAATGTTAGATGCTGACGGAGAAGGAAATGACGACATGATGCGAATTGCTTCTTGCGTGTCTATCGTTAGAAGCTTCTTACACCAGTCTAAAATCGACGATGCAGTAACGAAAATGATGATAGACCCGCTAAGAATAAAGGATAATTCTGCGAGTATAAAATCACTGGAATCCAGTAAAGGTGACATTACTAGAAATATCACAAATTTAGCGGCAGAAAGCTGCATCTCATTGAAAAATAATAAAAATGCAAAAAAAGGCGAAAATACTTGGACTGGCAAAACAAAGAAAATGAAAAACCTGAATCTTCGAGAAAGCGAAGTAAATGGGTTTGATGTTTGGACTTGTCGGGGTATGCAACAGGTTATGGAGATGAGCGACGCATCTATTATGAAGCAGCTTAATCTTGATGAGTCTGAATGGTCTGATATTGTTGCCGAACAGCGAGTGTTGCTTAGAAAAACTCAAGAAAATTGTCGGCAATACGAAGAAATATCGCGAATTTTGCTTAGAGAGAATATTGATTTAAAGGATTTATTAAGAGAACATGATTTGTTAGAAGAAGATAATCTTGTTGACTTAGATAAACTATATTCTTGTTTCTCTGGCGAAAATGAGGAGGCTGTCTCAAATGACAATCAATCCGAAAGCTGAGAAAACAATCAATGAAATTTATTCAAAAGTAAATATCGAAGATTATAATATTAAAATTTCCGACAAAAAGACTTTAAATGAAAAATATTTAAAAAATATATTCGGCGAAGCAGACAATAATACTATCTACGTTCGTCCGGGAATATACGCCATGTCTACTAGAAAAATCGAATCTCTCATTGCTCTTGCCGAAATCCAAAGATATTATCAAGCAAATCCTGTTCGGTTTATTGATGACTGGTTCAATATCGAACTGCTTGACGCGCAAGCATATATCGTTCAAAGGGCTTGGGTATGTCCAAATGTGTTGCTGGTATGTAGTCGTGGATTTGGTAAATCTACAATTACAGATATTATCATTATGGCAAAAGATATGCTGTTTTCAAATTACTGGAGCTATATTGCTAGTGGTTCTGGTAGTCAGGCTGAACAGACTTTTACGACTCTTGAAAAACTTGCGAACGATAATATTGATAGCATGATGGGTTCTACTGGCTATATTTTTAAAGATGAGGTCGAAGTTAAAAATGCCGCCGGAGACGGATTCAGTCATTCATCTGATGGGTTCTCGTACTCTCTCTACAATGGTTCAATGACGAAAACACTTAATAGTAACGTTGACAAGAAGCGCGGCGCAAGAGGCAACTTAGTTGTTTTTGATGAGTGTGGATTCTTAGACGCAGATATGATGCATACATATGCTGCTTTTGTCATTGTTAATAAAGGGTTTGCTACCGGAAAAGACAGAGATGGAAATTCGATAGACATAAATCGACTTCGTTCTATCCCCTCTCCTATTCCTAATCAGCTCTTTTATATTAGTTCCGCTTCAAGCGTGGATACTGAATTTTATAGGTTATACAGAGACTTCTCTAAGAGAATGATTATGGGCGACACCGATTATTTTGTTGCTCAAATTGATTGCGAGATTGTTTTGAAGCCAACAAAACGAGGTAAAGTTATCGCTCCTCTCTACTCTCGCTCCACTATCGAAGCAGCAATGAGAACCAATCCCGAAAAAGCTCGTAGAGAATATTATTGCGAGTTTACTACAGATGCTGGAGTTAATGCAATCGTTCGGCGAGGAGTTATTACTCGAAATGAAGAGACCCGTAAACCACTTCTATACAATGATACTGGCGACAAAAAATTCATTATTGCATATGACCCTGCTCGTTCACGAGATAATTCTGTAATTCTTGTATGTGAGGTATACGACTTTGTGCAGGTAAACGGAACTATCGATAAAAGAATGAGAATTGTTAATTGCATTAATCTTGTAGATGTCGGGAAAAAGATAAAATCCCCGATGCAGACACCAGATCAGATTGAATATTTAAAGAAAGTCATTCTTGATTATAATGGCGGAGCAGATGCTTATGGGAATATCTTGGCCGTATATATTGATGCAGGTTCTGGCGGTGGTGGTGTAAATATTGCGGACTATCTTATGCCAGACTGGACAGATAAATTTGGAATTGTTCATCGTGGCTTAATAGACAAAGAATATTCTGCTGAATACGTGAAAAAATTCCCTAATGCCGTAGATAAAATCCGTCTTATGTCTCCTGCTAAGTATAAATCTGAGATGTTTGAAGCAATGATTGAACTACTGAATCAAGATAAAATCAGTTTTACATCACAATATGATAATAAAAAGTATCTCACAGTATTTGATATAGACGAAGAGATGCTTCGGAAGCAAAAAGAAAAAATATCTAAGGAATTAAAAAAGAAAAAGCTAGACGAAAACGAATTCGAACGTCAATTAAGTGAAAAGATTAAAGAAATTCAATCGGTAAAAACAAAGATGATTAAGCTGGATTGGATGGATGAAATCGCTTTGGCAAATATTGATGCTTTGAAGGAAGAGCTTGTCAATATGGTTAGAAAAAAACGTGATTCTTATAAGGATTCATTTGAGTTAGCTCCTGAGAAAGCGAATAAAATGCATGACGATAGAGCCTACGTTTGTGCGATGGCAGGCTACGGATTAATGGAAGAACGCCGTAAAGCAATCACTCAAAGAAAAAAAGTTCCAAAAAAGAATCTCGTAGGGCAACTTACAATTCGAAGAGGAAAAGAAATTTCTTCATTTTAAGGAGGTGTGGCGATGCCACAAAATAAGATGGACAACGCACCTGCTGCTCAACCAAGCGCTAGTGAAATGCGTAATTGGTATGAAGAGCATAAAAAACAGATTGAAAAATATGAAGACACGAATAATGCGTTAAAAAATCTTAGAGATATCACAAAGTCTTCTTCTTACAGAACAATAAGTAATTATAGTAAGGAGACTGTTAAATCATATCTAAAAAATATCTCAAGCAATGAAAGCAATCTTAGAAATCTATCTCGTTTCTTATTTTATAGAAGCGAAGTCTATTACCGGCTCGTGAAGTATTATGCCGGACAACTCGATTTATCTATTCGTAGCGTTATCCCAAACTACAGTCTGACCGAAGACAATGATAAAGACGCTGTTTTACAGTCTTTTGAAGAAACATCGAAAAAATTAGATGAGATGAATATTCAGTATGAATTTTTTAAGGCGGCTGTTGTTGCTCTAAGAGAAGATGCGGCTTATTACTGCGCTTATTATACCGAAGGAGAAGGATTATTTCTGCTCCCGCTCGACCCTGATTATGCAAAAATTCAAGGAGAATACAGTGACGGTTCATATGGTTTTGCTTATGACATGAGCTACTTTAGAAGAAATAAAGAATTCTTAGAGTATTGGGGAGAACCTTGGCAATCTATGAACAACGAATATGAAAGTACGGGAGAAAAATGGCAGACGGTACCAGAAGAATATGGCGTTTGTATAAAATTTAGAGCTGAAGACTGGGAAACTGTTGTTCCTCCGTTTGCTCCTATGTTCATAGATATTATTAATTTGCTAGATTTAGCAGAATATCAGGCTGTCCAAGAAGCCGCAAATATTTATAAGCTTATTTGGCTCGAAATGGAAACGCTTAACGGAACAAACGAGCCGGACGATTGGAAAGTAAATCCGCAAATCATGATTGAATATTTCGATCGTATGTTAAATGAAGCCCTTCCAGATTATGTTTCTGCCGCCATTGTCCCGGGAAAGTTGAAAGAAATTAGTTTCCCAAATGACGCTTCTACAGACGTAACAAAAGTTGAAAAAGCAACAAGTGAAATTTTGAATACTGCTGGAGGCGCTCAAGTTTTAAATTCTTCGACTGTTTCTGGTACTACTGCATTCACTGGCTCAATGAAAGTAGACTCCGAATTCGCCCTTTCTTCTCTTATTCCACAAATTGAAAGAATCGTAAATAGACTTCTTAAATATTATTGCTCCAATCCATGCAGAGTAAAATTCTTTGAAATTTCCACTTTTACGAAAGAAGAATACAAAAAGACTATGATGGAATCTGCTCAATACGGACTTCCAACTAAATTGATGGTAAATAACTTGAATGGATTCTCTGAAATGGATACTTTAGCTCTTAATTTTTTGGAAGAAGAATGTTTGGGATTATCCGATATCTTTAGACCTTTGCAGTCTTCTTATACTACTACTTCCGATTCTTCTGGTGGCGGACAGGCAAAAGACGATTCCGACTTAACAGACGATGGTGAAGCGAGCCGAGATAAAAGAGATAACTCTAATTAATGGAGGTATAAATGCCAAATTTTATTAAAACATCCTTTACAGACACCGCGGAACAGCTCAGAGCAATTGGATTTTGCGAAGTCCAATCCAGCGATGGGAAATATACATTTATAAATGACATCGAAAAGTTAAAATTCAACGACGATGTTATTGATAGAACAAAGATTAAATGCAGCAACATGCTATGCATTTAGTCTTCTCCTCTTTTGGAGATAAAAAATAAATCGAAAGGAGGATTGGATGAAAAAATTACTATTTATTGAAGATTTATATGAATTTTATTTCAGCAAATACAAGCGTTCTACTCATTTTAGTTCAAAAAAAAGGGGATATCCACTCGTTGTTCAAGTGCGAGGAAGTCTATGTTTTGACGATGATTCTAATGAGAAAGCGGGTTTACTCTCCGTTCACTTACAATCATGCCACACAAACCTTAATGATAATGGTTCTTTTATAAGCGATGAAAATATGGAGAAATCTCTTTCCACTTTTAAAAATCGCCCCATTCTTGCATACATACACGAAGTAGATGGACAGCCTGAATTTTACGGTCATAACATGCATGAAGATGAAAATGGAGATGTCGTATATGACGAATTTCCAATCGGAATTATTCCAGAATCTTGTAATGCAAAAATCGTATATGACGAGGAAAAAGGCAAAAATTATGTCGAAGTTGATGGCTATATATTCGAAGAATATTCGAAAGCAGCAGAAATCCTGCAGAGAGAGCAAGAATGTGCTGTATCTGTTGAGCTTTCTATTAATGAATTAAGTTATAACGCAAAAGAAAAATATCTCGAAATTGAAGATTTCTTCTTTTCTGGAGTAACTATTTTAGGGAAAACTCCCAGTGGACAACCAGTAAATCCGGGTATGCAGGGAGCAAATATTAGGTTATCGGATTTTGAAGAAAAGAATAATAGCTTATTTTCTAATTATTCAGAGCAGATATCTGAAATGCAGGAGAAGTTAGATACTCTTCTCTCTCATTTTGATAATAAAAATTCAAAGGAAGGAGGAAATATTAAGAATATGTTTGAAAAATTACTAGAAAAATACGGAAAAACTGTTGAAGACATCACGTTTGAGTATGATGGTTTAACTGACGAAGAACTTGAAGCAAAATTTGCAGAAGTATTCTCTGAGAAAAATCCTTCCAGTAAAGAACAGACATTTACAAAGTCTTTCGAGCTTTCTCATAGTGATATTCGCTATGCTTTATATAATTTATTATCCGCGTATGAAGATGCCGACAATGAATACTACTACATCAATGATGTATATGACGATCATTTCACATACGAAGGTTGGTATAACGGGAAAATCTACGGTCAGAAGTATTCTAAAGATGAAGACAATGTTTCTTTTACAGGAGACAGATATTCACTTCATAGAGAACTCTTAACAGACAGTGAATATGCTGAATTAAATGAAATGCGTAAGAATTATGCGGCTCTTGTTGAATTTAAGCAGAACACAGAAAATAAAGTTCTTCATGCAGAAAGAGAAAGCATTCTCATGAGTGAAAATTATGAAGTTATTGCCGAAAAAGATTCTGAAGGTAATTTCGCAAATGAAGATTTTGCGAAACTTTTTGAGGATATGGATAATTATTCATTAGAGAATCTAACAAAAGAAGCTAATGCCATTTTAGGCAAATATGCTATTAATAAGGCGACATTCGCTGAAAACGGCGAAGCCAAATGTAAGAAGCTCACCAAGTTTGGGAATGCTTCTAAGCCAAAAAAGAAAAGATATGGAAATCTTTTCGACTAATATCTGACAAAGTAATTGAGTGCCGGAAAGCACTCTTTTTTATTGCAAAAAATAAAGGAGGAACCACATGGCTATTAAATTTGCTGTAGACAAGCATACTGTGTGCAATCCTGGTAATTTACTCGCGAGTAAGTATGGAGAACATATGGTCAGCTTAAATATTACACAGGACACAGATAATGGACGAATTGTCAAAGTAGGCGAAATGGAAACTTTAGATGCGTACAAAGTTGAAGAGGCTAGCACTATCGATGCTTACATCTTCGATAAAAACGCTGACGGTACTTGGCTGGTTGTTGTAAACAAAGCAGAAGAACGTACCGCTTTAATCTATCAGAAACCATTAATTGATTACGAAAGCCCAAGAGCATTAACACAAATCTCTAACTTTTATAATGACCCAAAAGATGGCCCAGTTAGAGGATATGTTTTACATTCTTTAGACAGATTTTCACTGTCAGATGAAGGCTTTAGCGGAACACCAAAAAAAGGCGGCAAAATCACAACTATTACTGACGGTAAGTTAGTTGTTGCCGAATAGAAGGGAGGGGAAAATAAATATGTTAAAATTTAGTACACAACATTTAAGAAATGTATTTTCTGACGAAGAAAAATATAAAGTTTTTAGAAAACTCTGCTATGACTTAAATCATGGAAATGAAATTTTCGAGTACGGAGACGACGGCGTTGAAAGAGCAATCTCAAAAGATGAAGCTAATAAGGCTGTCCGCAAAGTTCTTATGGAAATCTGCGAACTTGACGAAACTGACTTAAAGTCTAAGAAAAAGCGTAAGAGAGCTCTTAAATCCCATTTAAATGAGGTATTCGAGGTAATCGAAGAAGATGTAGATTTCAAAGTATCTACTGCCTTCAAGGATTCCGAATGGTTCAATGAGTTCGTTGAACAGAGAAATGTTGCTCTTGGAGATGATGAAGAGTTCTGGACGCAGGATGATATTACGCTTGCAGTTGCAAAAATTTCAGGCGACCATCATGACCTTACAATGCAAAACCTCGGAGAAGGTGAATCCTTCAAAGTTCACACTTCTACTTACGGAATGAAAGTAGGTAAAGATATTGATTTAATCCTTCTTGGAAGAGTCAACTTTACAGAACTCACAGATAAGATTGCTGAAGCATTTGCATCCATGATTCAGACAACTTGCTATGAAGAAGTATATAATGCATCCAGCAAACTCCCGAATAATTCTCAGTTTGTTAAGTCTGGCCCTCTGAGTTCAGAGACAAAAGAGAAATTCGACACACTCCTCGAAGACGTTGCTACCGCAAACGAAGCAGAGATTGTCATTATGGGAACAAAAATGGCTCTTAAGAAGATGAACGCTTTAGCTGATATCGACTGGAGATCGAATTCACAGAAAGAAGCTGTTGCATCTCTTGGACATCTTGGTACATATGAAGTAACAGACTTAATCGAAATTCCTCAGAGATTTGCTCGCAACGACGTTACAAAGAAGTTAATCGACAATAAAATGTTGCTTATCTTTGCAAAGAATCAGGAAAAATTCGTTAAGTTTGTAGACAAAGGCGAAACTGAAATTACAGAAGATGGACAGAATAAAGGTGACTTAGCAGATGACTTCCAGACATACGAAGTACAGAGAGAAATGGGCGTAAGTACTATTCTCCCACGCTATTTCGGAGTATGGAAAATCACTGAATAAAAATAATTTCTTAGCGGGTGAGTACTCTTTTTACTCTCCTGCTATTTTTAGGAGGAAAACGGATTGGCTACTACAAGAGCGATTAAAACTACAAAGAAAACTCCTGCTGCTCCCGCAGTTCCAAAAGAAACTGTGGCTACAGTAGAAGTTACAAAAGAAAAAAGAAAATTTGAACCCGAAGAATTAGTTTCTTGCGTATCTGTAACGCCCGGAGAATTATTTATGGTCGGATACAAGAGCCATAACTTATATACGTGGGCAGATTCAGATGATGTTATTGGAGTAGAATTCAGAGATTTGGATTATGCCGTTAAAGCAAGAAAGGCAACAGTTACAGAGCCATATATCGTGGTTGATGACGAAGATTTCTTAGCTTTACACCCATTTTTAAGAGACATCTACGCAGGAATTTATTCAATTAATGAACTTAAGAGCATTTTATCCTTATCTCCATCTCAGATGGAAAGAACAATTAAAGCCCTTCCTGAATGGGCAATCAATTCTTTTAAAACAGTTGTTTCTAGTATGGTAGATGATGGAAGTTTAGATAGTATTAAGAAAATCAAAATTCTTGACGATATTTTTGGTACTGAAATGCTACTTAAATTAACAAACTAAAGTGGGTGACTCGATGGTAGTCATTCCATACGAAGATATTTATTCTCGATTTCGTCTGAAAATTACAGATTTTAAAATGTTGTCTATGGATGAAGATTTACTAGAATTGATGTGTCAAGAATGGCTAATGGAATCAGTCTCGAACCCTCGTTTTAGAAAAATGTTCTCATCTTTTACTGCCGATAATGTAAAAAAGATTATTAGCTTTGAGTTATTATATCCAGTAGATGACGCATCAGATTCTTATTTTATCACTTCCTTACTATCATTAACTATGGCAATTCAGTGGCTTCAACCCCAAGTAGATTCTATTCTTAATACCGCTCCAATGATTGGCGGAAAGGAAGAAAAGAAGCTTTTGGATAACCACAAGTACTCTATCCAACGCTTAGAATCAATGAAAACCGAGCAAAAAAAGATGATTCGTGATTATGGATATATGTACAATTCATATCTAAGTAAAGAGTGATGCCATGAAATATCTATATGGAAACTTTTCAGATGAACAAATATCTTATCAAGCAAAAAATATGCATTCCGAAATTCACAGGCTTTTAATTTACAAAGATAAAAATATAGTTCCGAAAAATTTCAACTCGGATGAAGATTTTCTTAGTTATTTTAAGAATATTCTTATGAGATATGGCGGATTAAACTCTCTCCTCGGAGAACCTCCGGGTATGGTCTTATTTATGAGTACTCTGCAGGCTGCACTGGAAGAATGCTTGGATTCTGATTTCGACTACTCTAAATTTAGAAAGCTTATTTTTGACGCGCACGGATATTTAACTCAAATGTTTGGGGAGGTGCGTGAAGATGCCAAGTCTTGAAGCATATAAGCGTCTATTATCCTCCCAAGGTCAAACCAGTGGACAAGCAAAAAAGTATCATTCAGATATTGCAATGGAAGCAACTTGGGATAATGACATCCAATCAAAAACGGCATATATATATGACTACTACCATGATGACCAGCCAGACTGTGTAAACCACATGACTTATGATGAGAATTCAACTAAAACAAAAATAGATATTAAATTCATTATTAATAGCTACGGTTCTTTGTCAAAAGATGATGTGGATTTTCACATAATTTTCAAGCCGAGTCAGTCAGTCGAGTTTGAGGAGGGCGATGAGCTGTATTATTATCAAAGAGATTATGCAGACCACTATCATTCCCGCTTTCCTATCGGTATGTTTATTGACATTCCGAATGATCGCGGCGTTTATGAAAAGTGGTTGATTGTAAATTCAGAAAGAGGAAATCAGTTCGTAAAATATTTCGTCCTTCCATGCAATTACAAGTTGTTTTGGATTGAAATTGACGGGAATAAACGGATTAAGCGAACAATGTGGTGCGTAAAAAGGACTCAAAGCTCTTACAACAGCGGCCTGTGGACTGACAACGTGTTTACTTCCACAGAGAATCAGTCGAAAATTTGGCTACCACTAAATCCTCTAACGGAATACTTTTACTATTCGAATAATGGCAAGAATCAGCGCCTTATCGTTGGTGCGCTTACAAAACATCCGACGGTCTGGCAAATCAGTAAAATTGAGAATGCTGAACCGATTGGAATTCAAAAGGTAACATTATCTCAAGATTTCTTCAATAAAAGTACGGATTATGTAAACTTCCAAACAGGCGAGATGTACGCTGACTACTACTCTTCAAGCGTAGAACCAGAGAATAGTAACATAAATAATTCTTGCGTGTTATCATCCAGTTCAAATGTTATTAAATGCGAAGGTAGTTATAAACTCATTATGGCAAATTTCTATGATTCAGACGGCAATGACATTACGTCAGGATATCTTGATTCTATCACTCCCGCATCGTGGACTTGTTCAATTGACGGAGAGGATTTTACGTCTAATGAGCTAATCTCGTGGAAAAAGCAGGAAAATCCAAATGAAATCCGAATAAAAATCGGCAACGCAAAAAAATATTTAACAAAAGTGCTGGTAGTAAGATGTTCTACAGGAGAAGACGTTTCTGGAGAAATACAGCTTGAAATTTCAGCAGTATAAAGGAGGATTCTATGAGTTATGAATTTAAAACCAAGCGACAGCTTTTAGATAAGTTTATTTCGTATACGGAAACTCCTGATAACGATAATGTTCGATTCAAGCGAAAAATAAAAAAGGAGCTTCTAAAATGTCCGGAAATATTGTATTTACTGCATAATAAAGACTATGAAAATGAGTTGTTTTCTCAGGATGGTCTTTTAAATGAAGATGGTGAATGGGACAAATATTTCGGAGATAACATAAGAAACTACCTCTTCTTCCCAGAAGCGCAGCCAGAAGTTAAAAATTTCTTGTGCTATCAGACATCTTTTAAAGAGATTCCTCTTTATAATACTGTAGAAAAACAAATGCAAGTGACATTTACTATTTATTGCGATTGTCGTGACAATATTGTTCCCGACATCGGAGAACCTCGCCATGACTTAATCGGTGCAATATTACTAGAGAAATTTGCTTGGAGTAATGTTTTTAGCACGCAATGCAAAGTCGTAAGCGACAGAGAATCTACTACCGATACTAATTATGCGACACGAAAGATTATTTTTGAAGCAACACTTCCGAACAGCCGAGTTCGCACTAAAAATGGTCTCACTGGCTATGTGGATGTAGTTAAGTAGGTGATTATATGTCTGGGAAAATACAGTTTGATGAGCTGCAGATGTATTATCAGATTCCATATAAAGTGAATGATTTTATTACAATCTATCAGCCAACAATCGGAGAAATTATGGAATTGGGTGATTTAAGGTTCTATGCATCTCTCTACCCTTTCACATGTAACCCAACATCTATGCGACTCAAGCTTTGGGACGATGGGCTTGACTGGAATAAAGTCAGTGAATTTGAATTATTCATAATTCTTCATCCTAATATGGATTTTCAAGCACTTCCTCTTGTGTTCGGGGATTTTGATTTTTCTAAACTAACACCAATGAAACATACTGATACAAACAAAATTTCGCTCGATTATGTTGAAGAGGACGAATTTGGCGAGATTATATCAGATGTTCCGGTAATAGACGAAGAAACTTATCATGTTATTGCAGAGTATATTCGTACTATGTTAAATCAGCATCCTAAAACTGAAAGAGCCAAAGGAAGAGCTACAAAAGAAGCAATCATCGAAGAAGATCGCATGAATTTGGAATTTGCAAAAAAGAAAGGCGAATTAGAACACTCTATCCTTCTTCCTCTCATTTCTTCTATGGTCAATCATCCGGGATTCAAATATAAGAAAAAGGAGCTTATCGACGTTGGAATTGTAGAATTTATGGATAGCGTTCAGCGCCTACAATTATACGAAAATGTTACCGCTTTAATGTCTGGAGTTTACTCTGGAATGTTAGACACATCAAAAATGAATTTATCTAAAGAACTTAATTGGCTAAGAGATTTATCGGAATCCTCTTAGTCTTTTTTATTTTACACAAAAAAACACAAAGGAGTGAAAATTATGGCTTTTAAATTAGGCGATATTATTATTGATAGACTTCAAATCGCAATGGCTGAAGACTTTAGCGGAAATCCGTTATATACTCTTACTCAGCTTCAGGAAGCTACAATCGAAACATCTGCAGAAAGTACAGACGCTGTAGACAAGACTGGAACTCTTGTAAAGAGATTCTGGAAAGGCAAAACTGGTACATTTACTGCAACAAACTCTATGTTAAACGTAGATATTATGGCTGCTGGTTCTGGTTCTGCCAAGAAGGTTGCCTCTGGAACAAATAAGATTCCTATGCCGAAAATTGAGACAGTTAAAGCTGGTTCCACTATTACACTTGCAAAGGGATATGACCCTGAGAGCGTAACTGTAAATGCTTATTCTCCTAATGGAACAATGGGAGCATCTTTCAAGAAAGGTGAAGCTGCCAATGCAACAGACTTTACTATCGCTACCGACAGCGGAATCCTTACACCTCCAACTGCTAACGGAGAAACAATGTATGTTGTAAAATACGACAGGGCCGTAGAAGACGGAATTGCTATTCAGAATGAAGCAGACAAATTCCCTAAGACAGTTAAACTTACTATCAAAGCTCTGTTTGTTGACCCATGTACTGCAGATACATTAAGAGCTGGATACATCGTTATTCCTTCCTTCCAGGTATCTCCAGAAGTATCAATTTCTACTACAACTGATGCAACTCTTGATTACACAGGAGATATGCAGGTTGACTACTGTTCTGAAGATAAGGTATTATATCAGATTTTCATGGCAGCCGACGACGAGGAAGACGAATAATTATTAGCAAGAGGGGAGACAATCTCCCCTCTTATTTTATGAGGTGAAATATGAGCAAACGCTTAAATAGAACTTGTATTTGTTGCGGGACTAATTACAGGTATTGTAATAGATGTGCCGAAGATGCAGGTAAACCATCTTGGCTCAGAAATTTCCATGATGAAAACTGCCGCAAAATTTTCTATGCGGTAAATGACTTTAATCATGGCGAAATCACCGCTTCAGATGCAGCTAAAATATTAAAAAACTGCGACTTATCTAATAAAAGAAATTTCAAAGAATCCATTGCCAATATTATTGACAAAATAATGGAAACAGCGGCTCCAAAGCCACGAGTAAAGAAAGCTTCTCAAGCAAGAAAAGAACTTTCTGATAAAACGATTGAATAGTGATTATATATAGGGGTATAACGTCACTATTCGATGCGTTGTTCCCCATTTTTTGGATTTGAAAATAATAGAATTTTACATATATATAATAAGGAAGGAAAAGGATTGAATGAAAGAAACTATGCAAAGCGACCGGACAGGAATTACTTATATTCCAGCCGACAGCATTAGAATTCTGAATATTAAACAGGCAGGATTCTATATGGAAAATTCAGCAACTTTGCTAGACGTATATCCAAGTAAAGACTTTAAAACTGGTGACGATATTGTTGTATTCGTTTTTGATAAAAAAGAAACTTTTGATTTATACAGAAAATGGATGGATAGACGTAATGAAAATATTGGAGAAACAAATTAGAAAATATGTTATTGCTACTCTCTCATCTCCTACTCGCTATTTAAAATCCCTTCACTTTGGAAGATATTGTTTTGTAGAAGACATCGAGGGAGCTACTAAGTTTCTAAGAAAAAAACTTGCAAATAAAATGATCTCTTACTACATAGCTGACACCGGAGATTCAGATGTTGAACTTGTTGTTGTTCCTGTCGAAATAACATATAACTTAATTAAAGAGATGGTGGATTAGATGGGATTATATTTAGATAACGCTTCTACTACTCCCCTTTTGCCGGAAGTAAAAGACTTTATAATAAATAATCTTGACACTTTTGGAAACCCAAATTCGAGCCATAAAATCGGCGACAGAGCAAAAGATATTATTGATTATTCTGCGGAGAAAGTTGCAAATCTTATAAACACAAATGCTGAAAATATTATTTTTACGAGCGGCGGTTCTGCGAGCAATACTTTAGCCATAAAGGGTTTTTCAGAAGCAATGCAACATTCTAAAATATTATACTCGCCTACTTGCCACAAATCAATTATAGAAGTATCAAAACGTATGTTTGTTTCCAAGTCACTAAACGTAGATGGTACAGGGCGCATAATTGTTAGCGATTTAGAAAGATTACTAGAAGATAACATATTATATAATACTCTCGTTGTTGTAGATCTTGGAAATTCCGAAATTGGAACCGTACAAAATATATCTCTCATCAGTGAAGTAGTACATAGATATAATGCATATTTATATGTTGACTGCACGGGTAGCATTCCATATATTCCATTAGATGTGCAAAAACTTAATATTGATATGGCTGGATTTTCAGCTCATAAACTTGGAGCTCTAAAAGGATGTGGCGTTTTATTTAAGAAAAGTGATGTTCCACTCTCTCCTCTCATTTATGGCTCTGATGATTATTTTTCTGGAACTCAGAATGTCTTAGGGATTGGTTCTCTCGGCGTATCTGCTGAATTATATCCGAATTTTTATAAAAAAATCAATTCAAAAAACAGAAGTATATTATATAGCGAATTAGAAAAGCGATTAAATAATTTTTATCTTGTAGGCAGTTCAGAATATAGACTTCCATGTAATCTTAATGTTTGCTTTCCCGGAGTTGATTCTGGAAACGTTGTTAGTATTCTTGACGACAAGTATGACATTCAATGCTCTGCTGGCTCTGCTTGCAATAATTATTCTTCTTCACTATCTCCTACTCTTCTTGCAATAAAAGAAAAAAATCCATCAAGTTGCGTTCGTTTTTCACTTTCTGGTTTCGAAAAAAAAATGGAATTAATAGATGCAGCGAAAAAAATTGCGAGTGTCGTGGAGGGACTTAGATATTGAGCCGAACAAAATACAATGTAGATAAAAATACCTCTATAAGGACGTGTAATGATATAACGTTTGATTCAGTGGTTGAAAAAAGATATTACGAAGAAGTTATTCTTCCTGCGTTTGAATCAAAAGAAATTACTCATTATGAACTGCAAAAGACATATGAGCTTCAACCAAAGTTTAAGCATGAAGGGAAAACTGTTCGAGCAATTAATTATGTCGCAGACTTTTTTGTTGTATATGCAGACGGAACATCTGAGGTTGTAGATATAAAGGGATTTCCTGATTCTGTATCTAAAATAAAAAGGAAAATGTTCTGGTATAAATACCCAGATATTAAATATAGCTGGATTTGCTGGTCTAAGATAGACGGCGGCTGGCGCGACTACGATTTTGTTAAAACTCAGCGAGCAGCCCGCAAACGAGCCAAAAGTAAGAAATAAAAAATATGGAGGAACCGGATTTATGATTAAATTTAAAGAAATTACTGCGAAAGAATTATGCGATGGATATAACAAATGTGCAACAGATAATTTAAAAGATAAATTTTTCAGAGATAATTTTAAGTTAAGAACTGAGTATATCCCATACACCGAGAAAATCGGAATTGCGGAAGCTATTATGAAGACATGCTGTCATTTAAAAGATGAAAATGGCGAAAATTCTTATTATGTGAAGGTCTCTTCTCCTTTTAAATATTTAAGTACTGTCCGTCAAATTGTCATTAGATATACGAATATTATCTTTAATGACTTAGCAAATAAGAGCTTTATTAATGAATACGATATGCTCATGTCTTGCGGTTTACTAGATAAAGTCTTAGCAAGTATCCCGCAAAGAGAACTTCAAGAATTTAATTCCATTTGTAATATGGTATATGACGATATCATGACAAATTACTATGAACCTCATGGATTTATCACGAATAATTTGAGTCGAATTACGAGTGTCTTAAATAAGACAAGTACTCCTCTTTTTAATTCATTATCTAAAAAAGTTTCAAATATGGACGATAAGACATTTCAAAAATTAATTTTTTCTTTGAAGAACAAAATTGCAAAATAATATACGATAGGAAGTGATGACATGTCCGGCATATTACAAATAAAAATACGACCTGAAGAGGTAAAGAAATCAGAACTACACAGTGATTTAAAAAAATACACTATGGCGTTTGCAAAAGAATATGTCCGTATTGGGGCAGACGTGCTCACGAAACAAGCTCAAACTGCGATGAATATTTTCTATAGTGACTACACTCCTCAGCATTACGATAGAACATATGATTTATATTCTAATTCATATTCAAGATATATCCACAATAACGGTAGTATTTATTATGGGGGAGTTAAGATTAGTTCCAATGGCATGTCACCTTACCATCATGGAAATGGCGAACCTGTTTCTGCTTCTATGATAGCAGATATGGGATGGCATGGTTTTCATGGGCCAGATATCGAAACAGCCCCTCCATTAGACTACTTGACTCAAATTTTAGATTCGATAAAAGATGATGCAGAACAAAAAGCCACCAAAGTAGCTGAAAATCTCAGCTATTCGGTAATAGAGTTCGTTTAACGGAGATGGTTTTAATTGGCAAATAATATCGCAATGTTAACACTTGCAACAAAAATTGATAATGCAAGTATAAATAAAACAGTAAATCAACTTTCAAACAAATTACAAACTGGTATTAATAAGGCATTCGACGGCCTCGATAAAGAGACTCAGGATTTATATTCTAAAGCTATGGAGTCTGCTCAAAATGGTCGATTAAAAAATATAAACCTTACTACTCCATATAAAGAACTTCTTCATGGAATTACTTCCAGTAAAAATAAGGATGATTTATCTGCGAATGTTAGAAAATTTGCTTCTACAATTAACGCTTTGGACAATTTAGCTAGAGGTAGAGGCAAGACTGGTGGCATGATGCCAACATTGAAAAGCTTAGATAATTCTCAGATGTCTCGTCTTATGGATAGTCTTTCAGCAGAACAAAAAGCCAAAGATGCTCGAGATAATCATACATTAAACGGCAAAACTGCCAAAGATTTATATTCTGAAACAGAATCAAAAAATGTAGACGAATTAATTAAAAAATATCCAAAAGCAGCCAAAGAAGCCGAAAAATTTAGAAAAGCTTTTCAAAAAAAAGATACGACCGGACTTTTCAATGAAGATACCTCTGCGATAGAGCAATATTCTCGCCTTGTTGGAACGCTCCGAGAGATGGAGAAAGCCGCTCCAAATAAGAATCAAAAGGAATATGTATCTCATGGAAAAGAAATGGAATCTATTTTTGCCAAAATTAATGATTTTGAACAACATCCAGGAAAATACAGTTCCAATCCGTTTCTAGGGGACTTTTTAAAAGAAGCTAGATATTCTGAAAGCGGTTTGAAGAATTCAGATGTCTACTATCAAGGCAGAGGTCTTAATTCAGCAAAAGACTATATTGACACAATAAATTCAGGGATTTTAAAGCAAGCAATTAATAAAAAAGATTCTCTCATTCGTAAGCTCCAAGAAGAGATTCAAAAAAGGAATGCAAAAGTAGCTGCCAGTTATGAAAAATGGCAAAGCGAATATTCTGGAGGAACGGGAAAATCCTCAATTGCGAAGGATCCTGACAACTTCAAATCGGCAAAAATAACGGTCGAGCAATATGATGCGGCTCTCAAGAATTTAAAAGAAACTCTTGAGGGCTTTTATTCTGCTTATGAAAACGGAGAAGATTTCGACCCCGCTGAAATGAAGGGTGCTTTAGACCTCTATAAAAGCACTGGAATGGAAGATTCCGCTTGGTTTAGGAAATATCAAGAAGCCTATGAAGACCTTGCTTACGGGGAAGAAATCACTCCTGTAAAAAAAATCATAGGAGACTATCTTCCTGCAGGCGAGGTTAGTTCTACAGAATACGGGAAAGTACTTTCTGACGCTGAAAATATGAAGTCTGCTCTTGGAGAATCTAAAGCCGAAGCAGAAAGCTTCAAAGCCCAAGTAGAAGAATTAAATTCAGAATTACAAAAGGCAAATTCATTAGTCGATGAACTTTCGAAAGAAAAAGCTACCGAGGACAGCTTAAATATAGAAGGTAGTTCCGCTCGACTCGAAGAAGAATCCCTTGAAGCAGACAAAGTAAAGCAAGCTATGGATGGAGCTTCTCAAGCAAAAACGGAATTTGCATCTGCTAATGAAAAGGTTAGAGCGTCCGCTGAACAAAGCTCAGAATCATTAAGGGAAGAGTCTGTTGAAGCTGAAAATGTTAAAGCTTCTACTCAAGAATCTCCTTCTCAATCATATGTGGATTTTTTAAAGAATCAAATTAAAATTAATCCAGATGCGGCAAAAGCTCGTCAAAGAGCAAAGCAACAAGAATTATATGATTCAAAATCATCCGATAACGAAAGATATTCCTCCGAAGCAAAAGCAGAGTTAAAACAGCGGTTAGAAGATGAAAAGAAAAGACTTCAAATTCAAGAGGAAGTAAGGGAAGCTCAGGAAGAAGTCAAAAAAGCGGAAGAAAATGCTGAAAAACAGGCATTACGCGAACGCAAAGCTTCTATTCGCAATAACCTAGATAGAGAACTTGGCTCTTATCAGAATCTATCAAATAAATACTATTCTTTAAAAGAAAAAAGTCTTCTCGGCAAAACTGATAACCGTGATGAAGCTGAGTTGTTAAATATCGAGAATCAACGAGCCGCCTCTCTTGAGAGGATTAATTCCTTGCTTTTCGAAGGCAAGAAAATTGGAGCCGACACTCTCCGTCAAGAAAAACAACGGCAGTCAATCGAGGACATTAACGAGCAATCAAATAGAGATTTAGAAAACGTATTTTCTCGAGAAGCTCTTAAGCGATACAATTCTAAAACAAATCGAGTTGATGTTCTTAAGCCCGGATATAAATTTGTAGGCGATGAATTCGAAAGCTTAAAATCTTCTGCCTCTTCTGCTTCTTCTTTAGACGATATTCAAAAGTTAAACGAAGAACTAGATAAGGCATATGATAAATATAAAAGATATAACGCATTAGCAAAAGGACGGATTTATGAAGAAGATGTCAGCAGAGACGGACTAAAAGACTCTATTAAAAAAGTCGCCGAATCAGATGGCTCAAAAATTCTGAAACTTCAACAGCTTACTTCTTCTGAAAACGGAATCACAAAATTTGTTGCAGAAATAAGAAACGCAGATCATGAACTTCAGAAGATGTATTTTACATACGATGAAACCATTAGTAAAATATCGTCTACAAAAGCATCAAAAGGATTTGAAAGAACCGGAATTCTTGGATTTATCGACCAAATTAAAGATAAGAGTTCTTATTTAAGTGCTGAATTTGTTTCGCGATTCTTCGATCTTGGAGATATTGTAGGATACGTCCGACAAGGCGTTGAAAAGGTAAAAGAACTTGATAGTGCTTTCATAGAAATGCAGAAGGTATCTAATGACTCAACTTCTTCTTTGAAATCTTTCGCCGATCAAAGTTTTGATACTTCAAAAAATATTGGAACAACCGCTGTAGATTTACAGTCTTCTGCGGCTGACTGGATGCGTATTGGAGAATCAATCGACGAAGCCAGTAAAAGTGCCGAAGCAACTTCTATCCTTAAAAATGTATCTGAGTTCGATAGCATTGAAGATGCGACATCTTCTCTCGTTTCGATGAGTCAAGCTTATAGCAATTTAGACAAAATGGATATTGTCGATAAAATGAATGAGCTTGGAAATAACTATGCGATTTCAACAGATGAATTATCAAAGGGACTTCAAGATTCCGCTTCTACTCTCTCATTGCTCGGAAACTCTATTGACGAATCTGCCGCTATTATTACAGCCGGTAATACTATTATCCAAAATGTATCCAGCGTAGCTGCAGGTGCAAGAACAATCGCACTTCGACTCGTGGGTAAACTTATTATGCCCAAACATATGGTAACATATGGCGCACCATTATGTGCGTAGCAAGCAGGTATAACGGTCAAAGGCATATAGGAATGTTAAGACCGTGGAAATTTTATATATTATGTGTAAGTATAAAGGAGTGTTTTATTGCCGTATACTTACGAAGAAATCAAGAAAAAATTAAAAGAAAAAAATTTATTTATTCTCACGCCAAAAGAAAACTATAGAACTACAAAAGAAAAAATTATAGTCACCAACGGAATGTATAAAGCTTTTATTACTCCAAGCGATTATTTACATAAAAATAGCAAAACAACACCTCGTTGGTTCTATAGGCGTAATCCATTCATTATTTATAATATAAACCAATATTTATCTAAAATAAAAAATAAAAAAATAGAATGTATATCCAAAGTGGACGATTATAAAAGTAGAGATTCTATTTTAAAATTTAGATGTAAAAAATGCGGAACAGTTATAGAAAAATCTGCATTTAATGCAATGCGCGAAGATAAATATAATGAACATAATGGTATTTTATGTCCTAATTGTGATGGATTAACTGAATCGCTTCACGCTTCCGTGTTGAAACAAGTCTTTTTACATTATTATTCTGACACTATTTTTGAAGAACAATCGTGTATCAATCCCTATACTGGGAAAATTCTTCCAACAGATATTGTAAATCATCGACTAAAAATCGCCATAGAAATACAAGGTCAATGGCATGATTTAGATCCACAAAAAGAAAGAGACTCTATAAAGAAAAAATATTGGATTAATAGAGGATATGCCTTCTATGATTACTCAATACGGAATGTAAGCATCTTAGAATATATTCAACTATTCTTTCCAGAACTAAAGAGTATCCCAGATTGGGTCGATACAAATTACTCAAATAAGCTCAATATTATAAAAATTCAGAAAATGTTGGATTCTAACAAAAAAGTACTCGACATTGCCAATGAACTTAACTACAATGTCCACAGAATATACGATGCTCTATGTTCAGGTAAACTACATTATCCAGAATATTATGTTAAAACAAATGCAAAAAAAGTAGTTCAATTAGATAAAAATAAAAATTATATAAAAACATACAATAGTTATCGAGAAGCAGAAAGAGAAAATAATATGAAAACAGGATTAATCGCTTCCTGTATTTATTATAAAACGAATTTTTCTAAAGGATACTATTGGATACCATATGATGAATACATCACATAATATATAAAAATCCCGAGAGACTGTCATACTACTAATGGTAACATTAGCAGTTCCCCTGCTCTCCTATTATATAGGATGGAAATCCAGTCCGCACTCATATATACTCCTATCACGTTAAGTATGAGATATAGCCAGAAATGACTATACGCCATGTTTTAATATTATATTATTATATGGTCACAAGTCTGATTTTCAGACGAAGCAACAGATGGACAGAAGAGGCGCAAGAACAGCTTTCCGAAATGGGCGAAGCAACAGACGATTCATTTATAACCCAAACCTCTGCGAAAAAACGACAGATTATCATGGATTATACGAAAACTGCATCAAACGGATATAAAGGTTTCGATATTCTTGATAATAATGGCAATTATAAAAACACGTATGATATCTTACTTGGAATTGCGGAGATATATAAAGAAATACAAGCAGATGATAAGAAATTTGGAACAAATAGGGCATCTGCCTTAATTGAAGAAATGGCGGGTAAAAACCGCTCTAGTATCTTATCTGCTATCTTAGCAAATCCAGACATCTTAAAAAATGCAAAAGAATCTTCTGAAAATGCCGACGGGAGCGCAATGGCCGAGAATGAAAAGTATCTCGGTTCTATCGAAGCAAAAATGAAAGCTCTCGAGACCCAAAGTGAAGAATTCTGGAGTACATTCATTGCTTCTGATACCGTAAAAGGCATTGTAGATGCATTAACTCAAGTCTTAAACATCATTACACAAATTGTAAATCAAGCTGGTGTCCTCCCTACTGTTCTTGGAGGAATATTTGCCAAGTTCTATAAAGGAAACATCTTTGGAGAAGACGGGCTCTTAGCTTCTTTCACTGATTTAACTGGTTCAAATAAAAAAAATCAGCCGGATTTATTAGGTAAAAAAGACACTAATTTAGATGTAGAAAACCCTTCTTTTTTAGACAAACTCATCAATAACAACGACAACGAAAAAATCTCTAATATTGAAGGAACTGCTGATAAAATTACAGGGGTTGGAACTGCCGCCAAAGAAGCCAGTGAAAGTGTCAAAGAACTCTCTACCGCGGTAGAAAATTCTGGCACATCTATGGCAAGCGTTGAGACTGGCGCTGCGAGTGCCGCTACAGGAATGGCAAAATTCAAAGCCGCCGCTACAGGTGTCCTCTCTACATTAGGCAAAATGGCTTTAATGATGGCTGCTGTTTGGGCGGTTCAAAAAACTGTAGAAGTCATTCGTGATGCGTATAAAACGAATGATGAACTTATAGAAATTGGCGAAGAATCTACAAACAAAATCACCGAAGCTTATGACAAGTACGACAAGAAAGTTTCATCAATCAAAGAGCTTGGAACTCAATTTGCAAGTGATTCGGAAGAAATAAAAACCGCCGACGACGCAATCAAATCGCTGACAGAAAGTTATGCAAGTTTACATAGTGGCGTTGATTCCGGGACAAATAAAAATCTCTCCCTCTCTGATTCTGATTATGAAAATTATTTAGATATCAGCAAGCAACTGGCTGAAATGTTTCCTAGTTTGGTATCAGGATATGACTCCGAAGGGAATGCAATTCTCAATTTAGGTAGCAATGCCGCGGCAGCTACAGAACAATTGCAAAGCTTAATGGATGCTCAGAGGGCTATTGCTCACGCAGAGATTGCAGAAAATATTAACTCTAGCGCTGAAGGAGTTATTGCAAAAGACAAGAAACTTTCTTCTCAGAAAAAAACCATCAATGGCAAAAACGGTCAAATCTCAAAAATTAATGATAAAATTAAAGAATATGAAGATAATTATAATAAAAATCTTAAAAAATTAAAAGATAATGATATCTTCACACTCCCTTCTTTTGGTGAAGACAATAAAAAATTAGCCGAAATATTGACACAGCATGGAGCTCAAGTGACCCCAGGCGCGACGACCGGAGTAACTTATGTTTCATTAAAGGATGTTTCTGATAAGCAAAAAGCTCAAATAAAAGAAGTTTTAAACGGAAATTATCAAGAAGCTTTAGAAGAGATGAACTCAGAAAAAGCTGAAGCAATACAACAATCGTCTTCTCTTGAATTACAACAAAAGGAAAACTGGCAAAGTCTTGTTCCTTCATTAACAAGTTACCTGCAAACTTCTGATTCGTTTTCAAAAATGGATTCATCGATTCAAGATGCAATTACCGGGAATCTTGGGAAGCTTGATTTAAAGGAACTTCTTGGAAATTGGGATAATAATGCGGAAACCATGCTTTATCAAGAGATAATCTCCCCTCTCTCTTCTCTGAGTGAAACAGCTCAAAGCACTCTTTCTTCTATCTTTGACTTCGACAAAACGAAAATGTCTGCCGACGAATACACGAAAAATGTTAACGATATATTGAATAGAGTATTCTCTAAAGATACCGATAGAACAAAATGGAAAGATATTCTTGGTGTTCAAGATTTTACGGATGAGTACAACCGCCAGATGAATGTTGTTAAAGAAAACATCACTGGAGCAACAAATGGCTTATCAGATTTGTCCAGTGAAGATATGGAAATTGCCTATAATCTCGTTGTCAACGATGGATATACAGGAACAATTGAAGATTTTTCTGCAAAAATAAAGGCAGCAAAAGAACAGGCAGATGCTGAAACTTCCAATATCTTAAACAGTCATGAAGGAATGGACAAAATAGAGTCTCTTCAAAGCGACGATGAAAGTACTCCTGATGTTGGTAGTACATATGATAAATATGTTTCTGCCTTAAGTAGAGGCAAAGAATTAGCAGAAAACGAATCTTATGGTACAAAAGAGTTTAAAGCGATTGCCTCCACATTCTCAAAGTCCGGTGCAGACGACGCGAAGAACTGGAATGAAAACCTTAGTAAAATGGAACGCTATTTTACTGAAGGAACAGACGGCATGGAAAACTTTATGGCGGACATGGAATCTAAAGGACTTGCGTCTTGGTCTGATGATGGAAAGTGGAAAACTACTTTTGACGACACAACAAAAGGTATTGAAGATGCCGCCAATTCAATGGGCATGTCAAGTGAGACTTTTCTTGCAATGTTCGACAAAATCAAAGAAACTGGCGGATACGCTGACTTCTTCGTTGATGCCGAAGGTGGAGCTGAGACTCTCGGAAGTCTTTACGGAGATTTAATTACTGCTCAGACTGAACTGAATAAACTCTATACGGAAGACCCTAAAAATAAGAGCGCAATCAAAGCAAAAGAAGAGGAAATCTCTTCTCTCAAAGAAAGAATCGACGACGCAAGTAAATCTCTGTCAACTCTTCTAGATCCAAATTATATCGAAGAGAAAAATAAGGAATACAAAGGAACCCAAAAAGATGTAGAAAAATCCCTTTCTGCAATAAATAATTCTTCATTATGGCAGAACACAAATACATCATATGGAGACAAGCAACGGATGTGGGAATCCACGAAAGCAGAATTATCTGCTGCTGGACTCGGAGACTATATTTCCACTGCTGGCCTAAATAAAAAAGGTTCTCTCGTAATGAATATGTCAGAGTCAAATGAGCGATTAGACAAATATGCTTCCGTAATCAAGTCCAACACAGATTCTAATGGCAAAGTTGTCGATAGTTCTAAACTTTTGGCGGATTTAAGAACTGCTCTCCCAAATTTTGAAAAATACATCGGTAAATTATCATCTGACGAAGAAATACAGCATTTTGCAGATAATTACAATTCTGGAACATGGGAAACTTCCTCCACATCTCAAGGGAATCAAGAAGACAATGTTCAAACAATCCCCGAAGGAATTTCTGCGGTAAACGAGAAAATGAGCTCATTGGTTGATGCGCTCAATGCAAATACAATAGCATTAGGAGGAAAAGCTCCAGAGGAAACAAAGACGGATGATTCGAAATTTAAAGATTCTTCTTCTACTTCTTCTACTTCTTCTACTTCTTCTACTTCTTCTCCTACTTCTGCCCCCCTCTCATCTAAAGGATACTATAATGAAAACCACGAAATCGTCAGTGACTTCAAATCCAAGACCCCAGAAACTTCTTCTCCAGAAGAAATGGCTTCTGCTTATAATGCTGTTGCCAAAGCTGCCGATGTAGCCAATATGTCTGTTGAAGAGTTTATTAAAACATATTCAGAACCGCTCCCAGAGGTTGAAGCCGATATTAAAGTAGACACTTCTGAGCTCGATGAAATGAAAGACGATATCAGTGATGAAGATGCCGAAGAGAAAGTTGTTGAATTAATCGGTGAGGATAATGCCACTCCAATTGTTGACAATTGGGACGACTTAGACGCAAAAGACAAAGACGCTACCCTTACTGGCAAAGACAAAGCTACTGTTGTTGTAAATTTATGGAATGCTTTATCTGCTATGGATAAGTATTCTACTCTTACAGGACAAGACAAGGCTACAGCAATCATCGACCTTTGGAACAACATGACTCCTGAAGAGCAAAAGGCCATTTTAACTGCCGACCCAAAAGAAGCGGAAACAATCATTCAGAATGTCCAAGCACGTAAAGTTGACGACAAGAATTTTGATGTAAAGGCTAAAGATAGTTCTACCGCCACTATCAATAGCATTAAATCTTCTTTAAGCGGATTAAAAAGTAAGACCATCACGATTACGACGATTAAGGAAACCATTACAAAGAGCAAGAAAGAACCTCAATTTAACGGTACATTCCATGCCAAAGGTACTCTTCCCGCTAGAGCAAAAGGTACTGTTTCAGCTTACTCTACGGGTACTACCAGCTCAAAAGACGTAAGCATTCCTCATGATGAAACTGCTTTAATTAATGAGTTGGGAAACGAAATTGTTGTAAGAGATGGTAAAGCCTTAACATTTAACAATGGATATCCTACATACGCTAAACTCAAACGTGGAGATTTAGTATTCAATCATAAGCAGACGGAAGACCTTGAAAGGAAAGGCTACATTACTGGCAGCCACGCGAAAATCGTAGGCGGCTCCAGTGCTTTTGCCACAGGTACAATGAATGCCTATGGAGCAGGAACCGATAGACCGAAGAAAACTTCCTCTCATTCTACTTCGTCTACAACAAAGTCCACCGGGAAGAACTCTGGTAAATCAACTTCTAAAGGCGGAAACACAAAGAAAAAGAAGAAGAGTTCAAGTAGCAGTAAAAAATCTGCATTCGATAAGCGAATTGAAAAATTCACAAATTGGATTGAGCGGATGGTTGACTGGATTGAAAAAAGATTCGACCGCATCGACAGTAAGATTGAACTCTATACTGCTAAAGCGGAATTATCTACAAAATCCTTAAAATCAACTCTGTCCGAATTAAACTCTGCTCAGAAAGAAGCAAAAAAGGGCGAAACTGATTCTTCTAAAGGTGCTAAAAGATATTCTTCTGAATTGGGAACGATTAAGAAAAAGGCTATCAGCACTGGAATGTTGGTTACTGACAAGGGTAAAAAAGGCAAATCTAAAAAGAAAGTTGCTGCCATCAGTAAAAAGAAAGCTAATAAACTTATCAAGAAAATCAAAAACGGCACGATAGATATTAGCGTGTTAAATAAAGGCGAAAAGGAATTTGTTTCTCAATATGAGGAGTATTACAAGAAATATCTTGATATTAAACAATCTCAAGTAGAATATCAGCAAAAGCAGATAGATATCGAACAAGATAAGCTCGATGCAATTTCTGAATACTATGAGACTATTGCTGACTTGAGCTCTTCTTATGTTGATTTATATTCATCCGCAAATGAAGTAATCGAAGCTCGTGGTGGTTCAGAGGGACTTAACTCTACTCACTATAAAAATCTTGTAAATCAAAAGAATTATCAAAGCAGTATTGCTTCTACATATGGAGAAGAAGCGAAAAAATATAAGTCCGAAATGAATAAAGCCAAAAAGATTTTTGGAGCTAATTCCAACGAGTATAAGCAGGCAGAAGCCGCATATAACGGAATGCTCCAGAAACAGAATGAAGCAATTGTCTCATATGAGGAGTTAAATAAACAGCTCCGTGAAGCTGGATATAATTTAAAACAATGGGCAATTGACAAATTCCAGAGGAGTCTGGATAGGCTTAGTTCCTATATGGATTTAATTACGAGCGATAAATCTTTAACTGGAAAACAGAGAGACAAGGCTAAATTAGACAATCTTAATGGGCAGATTGCTAACAATAAAGAATTGTTTAATGCAAAAAAGAAACTTAGAGATAGTAAGCAGTCTGATTTGATGGCTGACATAAAGAGCGGAAAAGTGAAAATTGATTCTACTCAATATAATGAAAGAATCGCGGAAATTGCAAGTATGAACTCCGAGCTTTCCGATATTGGCGTTACAATAAATTCTCTAGTTGATAGTATGAATCAAGTGGTCTTTGATGCCTTCGATTCTGCACAAGATAAAATAGATCAAAGAGTTTCTAACTTAGAATATTTGCTTGACATGATTGGCGACGCTGATTTGGTATCTGATGATGGAGAAATAACAGATGCTGGATACTCTTCTCTCCTTCTTTACACAGAAGCAATAGATTCAAGTAAAAAGAAAATCTCGAACTATTTAGAAGGAATTAAAGATATCGAAGACCAGTTTAAAGCTGGAATAATTGACGAAGAAACTTATAACGATAAGCTTAAAGAATATACAGATGGTATTCGCACAGAAACAAAGACAATTAAAGGATATCGAGATTCCGTACTTGATATTTATGAGTCTCAGTTAAGTGCTGAAAACGATGCTTTAAACGATTTAATTAGCAAGCAAAAAGAGGCTCTTCAGAACAAAAAGGATTATTATGATTATGATAAGACTTTAAAAAACAAGAATAAGAACATAAGTTCTATAAAGGCTCAAATTGCCGCTCTCGAAGGTTCTACAAATGCTTCTGCTAGAGCAAAACTTGAGCAGTTAAAAGCCCAGCTTAATGAAGCTCAAGAAGACTACGATGACACAGTGAAAAATCACGAACTTGAAGTTTTATCCAATGGTTATGATGAATTAAGTCAGGATGCTCAAGACGCTATGGATAACATCCTTAAAGCATTGAAAAATAATTCCGATTTACAACAAGAACAGGTTGATAAATTGCTTAGTAGTATTGTCGGCAAATACGAAACGGCTTATTCAAAAATCGGGAAAATTATTGAATCCACTGGAGTTAATAAAGACATTCTTTTAGCCGAAGATGGTTCGAAAAATAGTTCTGGAACTGTTAGCAATAATTCTACATCTTCCATTTTGGATAATGAAGAAAAGATTTCTTCGGATGCTTCTACCGCCGCTGGAAATACACTTTCTTCTCCTACTCTCGATTCAAAATCGCAAGATTCCATGATTGAAGAAACAGAAAAGGCATATAACTCCGCTTCTTCCACACTCAATGAAGCTAAAAAGTCAACGCTTTCTAATGTTGAATCTGAAGCACAAAAAACTGCTGAAGATGCGCGTAAGCGTCAGGAAGCAGAAGCACAACGAAAAGCTCAAGAAGAAAAGGCAAAGAAAGAGGCTGCAGAAAAAGCCAAAAAAGAAAAAGAGAAGAAAATCTCTGATCTTCGAAAGAAATTAAATTCTGCAAACGAAGCATATGACAAGGCGTGGTATAACACCGAGAAACATAATGCTAAGATGAAAAAAAGTAGCTATTGGAAGTATATTAGCGACGCTAAAAGAAAGAAAATAAAAGCACATGATACGATTAGCGTTTCAAGTTTAAAAAAGGGGAAAGGACTTGAAGGGGCTAACCACCACAATACATATGTTCTAAAAGAACGAGAAGCAAAAGCAACAGCTCAGAATTATGTAAATCAACTTAAAAAGCTTGGGGTATCCGCTTCTATTTCCAATCCTACGAAAGCCGCAAAAAATATCATCAAAAAACTAGGTGGATTCGCAAATGGTGGTCAAGTCGATAAAATTGTTCCCGTAGAGACTCTTTCTGACTTACTCCCTGATGTAAAAAATCAAATTCGCTCAAATAAAGACGATGGTCTTATTTCTGCAAAAATAGGAGAAATTGTTCTGCCAAAGACAGTTTCAAATAATGTTGTTCCTGAATTTATATCTAGTATGAATACTGCATCAAATCTATTGGATAATGTAAAAACGAAACCGCACGATATTAATATTTCTGTGGAATCTCCTCTTGTTGTAAACGGAAGCATAGACAAAGAAGCACTGCCTTCCTTGCAAGAGATTATCAAAAAAAGTTGCGATTATACTACGAAAGAATTCAAAAGAGAACTTAAAAAACTTGGATATAAGTAGGCACTTGTGTCGGGAGAACCCATCTTCCGGCACTTTTTATATTGAAAGGAGGGTTATATTTTGGCTGTTTACGGAAAAAACTTTGAATTTAACGGGAAAAGTAGCTCTGACTTCGGAATTATGCTGGCCGGATTCGAAGAAATATCTTCTATTCCTCTGGGTTTAGATAGAGAAATTAATCGAGGAGAATCAAATGTTTATCGCCCACGACAAAATCATTTTGGAGCCACCTATGCATCCCCTTTAGAATTTGAATTGTCCGTTATAAAAAATATCGAAGAAGAGCAGAATGATATGATTTTTTCTCGAAATGATATTCGTTCTATTGCCGCGTGGCTGACATCCCCTCTCTATCCTCTTCTGTTTCATATGACAGACTATGAGTTTGATGCATATCTTGAAGAACCAATTGATTATTACGTTACTTTCAGCTCCATTGAAAACGTCGTGGTAAATGGCGGAATAGTTGGACTAACGATAAAAGCTACTTGTGATTGCCCATTTGGATATAGTCAAGAATTCTCAAAAGAAATTCCTGCTAATTCCGGCATCACTATCACAAACACATCCGATAATTATGACGGGTTTATATATCCCATTATAAAGATAAATCCAACAGATAATGGACAGATTACTATTTCGAATGATACCGAGCAAAAATCTATTACGTTCAAATCAAAAGGTGCAAATAATGCTATTTTTATTGATTGTCAAAGGCTCGAGATTAAGGATTCCATAGATTCACTAATCCCACTATCTGATTTAGGAGTCAGTAATCCCGCCGATATTTATTTCCCAAGGTTGTTACACGGTCAAAATAAAATTTCTGTTAAGGGAAATGCCAAAGTAACTCTTACTTATCGAGAATACCGGAAAGTCGGTGCTTATTGATGGAATATTTATCTGGCAAATTAGAGCCTAAGTTCATATATCTAGCAACTCCCGACAAACGACTATATGGTGTGTTAAATGGAGTAGATGAAAATTCCGTCTCGGTTACAGAAAACGCAAATAACACAAATTCTTTGTCATTTACAGTATATAAAAATATTGACGGGAAGCCAAGTGCTTTTTACGACAATATAGATGTTTTAATGAGAATATTCATAGATGACGAATGGTACATAATCAATGAAGCTCCTCAAATAGACCATGACGGTATAAAAGAATACAAGACTGTATCCGCTGAATCCGCAGAAATTGAACTGAGCAATTACGACCTTGCAACTTTTCTAATCGGGCAAGGAACCGAAGCTTCCTGTGAAATGATGTATTATAACAAGCACCAAAAAGATTTTCCTGTTTACGAAAAAGATTCTGATGGAAATACTGTATTTGATTCTGATGGAAATCCAAAAGTAAAGTATTCATTTCCTGTTGTAAAATTTTGCGATAAGGATAATCCTGAGCTAAGTCTTTTACATCTTGCATTATATTACGCTAAATTGATTCCCGAAACAATCACTACAGATGAAGACGGAAACGAAGTGGTTGATTGGGTGTCAAATATAGATAAATCTCCTTGGAAAATAGGATATATAGATACGATGCCAAAAGAATACATAGATTACACGGTATCTTTTGACGGTAAAGAACATGTCGGGAAAACAAGAGTATCTTATCTCCCAGAAGAATCTTACGCTTTCAATATCGATAATAGCGACTTATACTCTTTTCTCACTCAAGATGTAGCCGGTGCATTTAATTGCGTTTTTGTATTTGATACAGTTAATTGCTTAATAAATGCGTACTACGTGGAGCATATCGGAACTGATACAAACGCATACATCGGCTGGAGGAACGTACAAAATTCTATTACTGCAACAAACACAGATGATTTATATACTGCTTACACCGTATCTGGCGGCGACGGTCTTACCGGAATAGAACAAGCTAATTTCGGAAGTTCGGAAATTGAAGATTATTCTTATTTTATGAAAGATAATCGTTATCTTCCTCAATCCCTCATAGATAAATACAGAGAATGGCTAAAGTTCAGAGAGTCTAAAAGGGATTCATATGTTGCGGCAAATAAAAATTATTGGAAGACATACGATAAAGCCGCAGAGTTAATGGCAAGAGTCCCATCTGATTCTTCCATCCAAGACTGGGCAACGAAAAGCCTCGAAGATTTAATGTCTTACTACGATGATTTTACAGCAATGATTCGAGGATATGAAAAGCTCTATGTAGATAAGAACGGAAATTTTGACATAGATGCTTTAAAAAACTCCTCTTCTTGGGACAATTATTGCGAAATTCTCAATTATACAATCCCAACAATCGTAAACGAAATCGCAAAAAAGAAAACCGACAAAACTGAACTTTCAGAAGAATTAAAATCTTATGGAGGAGGAAATCTCCTTTCAAATGCGGTTTTTATGACTTCTTCCGACTGGATTAATATCGAAAACACTCTTTTAGATATAAAAGATATAGATTCTTCTCCTGCTTACGGAATAACCCGATATGCAACTGCATCTTCTTCTATTGGAACAACGGGAATAAAACAGTCAGATATTTCGGTTGAAAAAAATATGAAATATACTCTAAGTGCCTTTGTTCGCTCGTCTTCTTCCGACTCGATACAATTAGGATACTCCACATCCTCTGGAGACCCTATCTATACCGGTTTTTCATTGTCTTCTGGGTGGGTTAGGATATATATAACTTTTACTGCTCAATCCAATAAGTGTAGTGTATATTTTTCTGTCGAACCAAATTCTAAAGGCAACAATTCATTTGATATTTGCGGAACTATGTTAGAGATTGGAGAATCCCCTTCTTCTTTCAATTACTTTGAGTTAGATGAAAATTATTTAAAATCCTGCAATACGAACTGGGATTTATATGGAACGAAAGAATTAGAGATATGTTTAGAAGATTATTCGAATAGACTAAAGTTTTTATCTGATTACTCCGAAGAATATGAAAATGCAGATACGGGCTACTCCGAAGAAACGTATAACATCAAACATCAGCTATATTTAGATTATAAAAAATTATACAATGCCTGTAATAAAGCTTTAGAACAAAGAACTGCTGAATATGATGCTGCTGTTAAAGAGTATAAACAATATAATAAAGAAATGCTGGATATTAAAATTATGGTTCAGCGCGAAAATTATACAGATAAATTTACTGATGATGAAGAAAATATGCTAAAAAAAATATATCGCCACACAGATTACACGAACGAAAATGTCATCACTACTGATATCACAACTACGGATACTACCGTAGATAAGCAATATGCTCTTTATCTTGACGCTGTGGAAAATCTGTATGCTTCTGCTCATCCGCAATATTCCTACTCAGATACTTTAGACAATGTTTATCCATTGGAAGAGTATAAAAGTCTAGTTAAAACTCTTCACGTATATGATTATGTCCATGTTGAAGTAAGTGAATTTGGACATTTCGAAAGTCTAAGAATCATTTCCATAACAAGAAATCCTTGTGTTTACAACGGAACTCTACAGGTTGAATTTTCCACTGTAAGGCAATATAAATCAAAAAGAAACGACTTTACCAGCTTACTTGGAAGTGCCGTTTCTGCCGCTAAAAATTCAATTACCATGAATTCTAGTGCGTCCGATAAAACAGCTTCTTATACTATCACACCGGAATTTATAAAAGCAATTCTTGGGAGTAGCGGATTTTCAAATTATACTTCTGGAATACAATCTTCCACGGTTGATGCGGTAACTGGAAATTTCACGAATCTTTATGCTAAGTACATTGACGCAGACCAGATTGTTGCAAAACTTATAAAAGCTGATAGTGCAGAATTTAAAACACTCGTGTCTGAGTCTATACAAACAGATATTCTTACTGCAAAAATTCTCAATGCGGATGAAGGTTTTTTCAAGGAACTTACCGCCCAATTAATAAAAGACGAGTCTGGGAATATAATCATAGACTTAATTAATAATACGATAAATGCATCAACAATCAATTCAGATGTTGCTCACATTAAAAATCTTTTGTCCGGTTCTGGTGAGTTCGGAGACCTTCAATCAATTCACCTTACAGTTGCAAACTCGACTATTGATGAAGCGGTAATTAAAGAATTAATCGCTGCAAAAATCTCTGTCGCAGATTTAATGGCTCATTCTGCAACCGCCGAACTGATTACGCTTATATCTCAAAATGGAAATCCTGCAATTGCGTTCAAAGGCGCAACTCAGCAATTCTATGATTCCGATGGAAACGTCCGAATTCAAATGGGCCAAGACGGGAAAGGAAACTTTAACTTCATCATTCGTGGAAGTGACGGTAAAACGAAAATGTTTGATGAAAACGGTATTACAGCGGATGGTATTCCTGATGGAACGATTATCGGCGGAATGATTTCTGACAATACAATCTCAAAATCTAAGCTAGATTTTCCAATTATAGAAACGGACGAAAACGGGAAAATCAGCATCACTCAAATAAAAGATGGAAACGGAAACGAATTCGGATTCACGTATAATGAATTTCAAGAGAGCACAAAAAGTTCTTTGAACGAACTCGATAACAAGATAAACAATAACAGTTTTAAATTAAGAATTTCTGCATCTAAAGGTCAATTCTTTAATAACGGCATTTCTGAAACAACTCTTGAAGCGCATCTGTTTCAAAATAACAACGAAGTCACTGAAAACTATGATTCTGAGTGCTTTCTTTGGAAGAGAACATCTTTCGACTCTTCTAGTGACACATACTGGAATGAGCAACACTCTGAAGGAACGAAAAAAATCGCTATAACAAGAACCGATGTAATGTACGGCGCAAACTTTTCTTGCACGTTTACCTATAACGGAGAAACCATTACATCACTCGCAACAATTAAATAACTAAGGAGGAAAAAATATGGCTAGAGTCTCGGCTTACGGAGACATTACGATTACCGACTTAACGGATGTCGGCAGAATTACTTCTTATCTTACTTCTTCTCTCCCTTTAACTGTACTTTATAACCCAAATCAAACACCATCATATAATCCGAACTGGGAGACAACAAACCTCGTATTAACACCTACTATCTTCTTTAATGATACGCTCTTATCTTTAACTGCATCTGGACTTACAATCACATGGCAACGACAGGCAGGAAGCGGCTCAGTTACAAATCTTGTTTCTGGTGAATCACCTTCAAACGGGAAGTTGATTGTTTCTAAAAATGTCCTTGAAGCAACTCCAATCATTACATATATTTGCAACATTTCATATATTGACCCCAATACAAATGGCGTTGAAATCAAGTCAAAATCTCAGATGTCATTCTCTCTTTCAAAGTCCGCTCCTGAGCTTTCAGATTGTAGTATTAACGGAGATACCGTATTTAAATATAACGGCGAAGGTGCTCTTACATCTGCTAAATCAATTACTCTTACCGCGAATCTTGTAAATACTTCTCTCAAACAATGGCAGTATAAAAAAGCAGACGGTAGTTTTGCGGTATATCCAAACTCCACAACCACAACTCAATTAGTGGTTAATGCAACAGACGATGTATTCATCAACGATATTGCAATTATTAAACTCGTAACTTCTGATAATGACATTTACGATATCCATCAAATTGTCAAACTTCGTGATGGTGCGGCTGGATCAGCTACTATCACTTGTATTTTATCGAACGACACACAGAGCGTTCCTTGTCGAACAGACGGAAGTCTTTATGACACTTCTTTAAATGGCTGTGACACTGTTATCTCGATTTTAAAAGGCGCGGATAATGACACTTCAAATTGGACGATTACGGCCACTCCAAGTACAGGAGTATCTGGTACATACGATTCAAAAGGACATAAATATACCGTAACTGCAATCACTCCAGATTCTGGATATGTAGAATTCACATGTACTAGAACTGGCTATGCAACAATCACCAAAAGATTCTCAATCAACAAAGACCGTTCTGGTTCTGATGGACAAGATGCTGTCATCTACTCTGTTTCCTCTGACGTTTCTTTTATGCAGGTAAATAAGAACGATGTTTTTGTTCCTTCTGCAATCACATTTACTGGCAAAAAGATAATCGGTAATAATACTGCTACTATCTATTCTGGAAGATTTAAAATTTATGAAAGTGCAGACGGTTCAACATATTCTTTGAAATATACCTCTACTTCTGACGAACAATCAAAGACCTACAATCCTTCTACCACTGCAATCAAGACAATCAAATGTGAATTATATCAGTCTGGAAATACAACAAAGATGCTTGACGATCAAACAGTATCTGTTGTTACGGACGGTAAAGATGGAGAAGATGGTAAGGAAGGCCCAGCCGCTATTAATGTAATATTAGGAAATAGTCATGAAGGAATCGCTTGTAATTCTTCTGGAGTAACTTTGGAGGAAAAGAACATTGAAATTCCTTTTGATTGTTATTCTGGCTCCACTCGTATCGCAGGAAAAGCTACTGTAGGTACTCCTCTTCCATCTGGTGTAACCATAAAGTCAAACACAGAAGCAACGGCAAGTGCTGGAGGAATGATTGTTCTTAATGTAAAAAAAGGATCTACTTTGTTCTCAGCCAACTCTGGAGATATCACAATCACGTTTACTGCCTCTGGACTCACATCCGTTCATAAATTTCAGCTTTCCAAAATCATTCAAGCCGATGCCGGAGAAAATGCTGTTTCATTCCAAGTATACTGCTCAACTGGAAGTGTCATTTACAAGAATTTAAATGAAGATTTTAATACCGTAACTTTATGTACTCGTTTAATTGATGGTTCTACTGTATTTGACTCCATGACTTCTGAATCTGGAGCTATGCTCACAGATGAATCTGGAAACATTTTAACTTCTGAATCCGGAGAAACTCTTATTGACGACACGAATCCTATTTCTTATCAGTGGTATAAATATGTCGGTAGCGGATATAAAGAACTGACCGGAAAAACAAATTCTTTTCTTACTGTTACTGCGGATATGGTTGATTCCAAAGACTTCTTCAGATGTTCTGTAACATACAAAGGAAAGACTTATTATGGGTTCTGGGAAGTAACTGACCGCACAGACCCAATCACTTGCGAGCCATATTCCACCCTCGGCACTCAGTTAGTGAATGGTGTTGGAGTTGGATGTATTTACGCTAGAGTAGAACAGAATGGCGTAGAAGTTGACCTTTTAAAAAGCGATGTATTTTCTATCACTGCTCCTACTGGCGCAACAAAGGGGGACTTTTTCTATAAAATCGACAAAGCAACCAAAAGCGTTACTCTTATGAAATATAACGGAACGACATGGGAGGCTGCTACGTCTGATGACCTTCCGATTTGCGAGTATAAATGGTACAGAAGGGATTCTTTAGGAAATGCAAAAGATTCGGCAAAACCATACGCTACTGCAAAAGTTATTTACCTAGACAAAGATGTGGTTGATGGCAAAACTACATTCGGTTGTTTCGCTGATTTAGAAATCTAAGGAAAGGAGTATTTATGTCTGAAAAGAAAATAACGACCGTTGATGTCGCATCTGATGTAACTTCGGGTGCGACTCTTTATATCGAAGAAAACGGAACTTTTAGACGAGCCAATGAATCTCAGGTGAAAGAAATTCTCGGCATTAAAAATTTAGAAGAAAAAACCGAAAATTTAGAAAAAAATATGGTCGATAAGTCTGTACTTTATGATGTTCTGCATAATACTCCCCACCTTGAGACAATCGGAGGCTATTTCGACCTCAAAAGAACTGGGAAAATTTATCGAACAAGAATCTGGCTATTTTCTAAGAACCCAATCTCATCTGGTACGAAACTTTTAGATAACGCCGGATTAGAGTTTTCCCCTTCCACTGATACTGTTGAAGGAAGAGATGACTACCTTAATGGAGAAAATCCGCTTTTTGAATGGATGAACTGCAATTATAAAAGAAATGACGATGGTTCTCCTTACCCTACTGCTTTGGAAGGCGACGAAAATTATCGTACAACTGGAGCTGTCGATGTAGGAACAATTCAGATGTCTTTTTATTATAACGTAGAGACAAATCTGGATGAAGGATATATGGATTTTACAGTCTCAGATAGCAGACATGCTTTAAGGACGGATGTAATTTTATATCCTTGGACTGAATGTAAAACTGCTGATAATCAAGTACTTCAATGGTGTATTGGAAGCAAGTACTATGCAACCCTCGGAGACGATGGAGTTTTGAGGTCTGTAAAAAATGCCAAGCCAGAACTTTGGATATCTCATAACAAGATGGTGAGTGAATTCCAGAAAAAAGGAAAAGGATATCACGGTGCAGGTGCGGAACATATGGCTTTTCAGTACATTTTTAATATCATCAAAGGAGCAACAAAAAATTCTCAAGATATTTTTATGGGATGCACTAATTATAATTATCAATATTCTGCTTCAATAATTCGTTCTGAGAAAGAGGTTTATTTCCCAGTAACAAATAGTCAAGCAAATAATCTTATAGTCGGTTCATCTGTGTCTGTAGGATATGGACAACTTAATGATGCAAAAACAGGAGTAAATTTAGACAGAGGAGTTACCAACCTTCATAAATACGCAAAAGTAGTTAGGATTCTAAAGATAGAAGCTTTGGACGCTAATAATAAGGCAGTATATTTAGACGTGGATACAGGCTTTGATACTACTCCCGTTGCGTTATCAGATTCTGTTACTGCTAATATCACTTTGTCAACAATGCCGTGGTACTCAGGAGCAACCGATGTTGTTATCGGAAAACACGATGGTTCCCCAGTGTCTAACACTAGCGGCAAGTACCCGTACAGGGTTCAAGGGCGAGAATATCGAAATGGCGCATATGAAATTGCTTCTGATACTGTAATGTTCTTTCAATCCGACTATAGCAAAGACGTATATGTTTGTCCAAAAGGAGTTGCTCGTAGTACCTCTGATTCCGTTATCAAGCAGACATATACAAAAGTAGGCAATATTCCTGCGTCCAAAGATGGAAAAGGTGCTGACTATTGGATTGGAGATATTTCTATTGATGTCTCCACAGGTGCTTGGTATCCTTCAAGCATTGGTTCTAGTAGCTCACAAGGAGTCGGCTCTTTTCTTTACGCTGGAGGGGCCAATACTTCCGGTTCCAGAGAATTTTTAGTCGGCGGTAATCTCTGGTGTGGCCGTTATGCTGGCTTTCCTGTGCATTGCGGGAACTGGCTCGACTGGACGTACTGGTATTACGGCTGCCGCGATTAGTTATCCTGGTCTTTCAGGGGTGAATTTTACAAAGCGAAGACTGTAAAAGAGGGGCATTCCCCTCTTATTTTATTATTTAATATAATTATAGGGACTTATGGTGTCTGTCGGCGGTAATCTCAGGAATGGACGTAATGCTGGCTTTCATGTGAATTGCAGGAACAGGCTCGACAGGACGAACTGGAATTACGGCTGCCGGAATTATCAAAATTCAATTTTATTTTATTGACATCATAATTCGCAGACGAAAAGTCTGTTATGTTTTCATACCTTCGCCGTTGCGCGAAAAATTCTTTTTATAAGACCAACCTGTTCTTCTTTATCCGCAGAAGAATGGGAATCATAGTGTTATGTGGCTATGATTGGGCGTAGTAGAAAATCGAAGAACCGAAAAGCCTTTTAAAGATAATCGTTAAGTTATCAAGGATAATACAAAAGAAACGAGGTCTTAGTACAACGAAACGATACTGTAAAGATATTGATATAAGTGATCGAAAGCTTATAAGCAGAGCTGTATATTCTTGCTTAGAAGGAAAATATAGACGAAACGATGTTTTAGACTTATTTTCCGCCGAAAGCGGACTTACAAGAAACCAAATTTATTGTATTTTCTATAGATACGGCAAAGATAGCCTGAAATGGATTGTAGAAAAAATAATTAATTCTATCCAATTTGAATTATCAAATAGAGATTTAAAATTTCCTCCAATATGGTACAAAACAAAAATTGACCCATCGTCTTTCAAAGAGCGGAAAATTGGAATACAGAATATAAAACAACAAATATATGACTATATTGCAGTTGAAGGATTGCAACCTATTTTGTGTCGAATCGGAGCCAATCAATGCGCTTCAATAAAAGGAAAAGGTTGTATTTACGGAGTTAGAAAAATTCGCAGATGGTTAAGAAATAAATCGCTTAAATATTTTGCGAAAACAGACATTAGAAAGTGTTACGAAAGCATTGACAGAAAAATGCTTATGGATTTTCTCCGTAAAAGAATCAAAAATGACTTGCTGTTATGGCTTATAGAAACCCTAATAAGTACCTTCGATAAGGGATTATCTATCGGTTCATATCTCTCACAATTCTTATGTAACATCTATTTATCTCAGCTATATCACGAAATCAGTCATATGCATCGTTATCGAAAGAAACGGAAAACTGGTGAAAAAGAATATATTTCTTTAGTAAAACACCAGCTATTTTACATGGACGATATCATGCTTATGTCAACAAATTCGAAAGATATCCATAAGGCGGTTAAGCAGCTAATAAAATATGCGAAAGACAAATTAGGATTAGAAATCAAAGTAGATTGGTTTGTCTCAAAAATTGATGTAAAAGATAGCGACACTCAATTTATAGACATGATGGGATATCGCATATATAGATGGCACACAACGATACGGAGAAGAACATTCAAGCGAATCCGTCGCACGTTCTTGAAAGTGAAGAAATTAATTGGTACGCATAAAGCCATTCCTATTCTCTGGGCAAGGCGAGTTATTTCCTATTGGGGTCAAATTATAAACAGCGACAGTAACAAAATTAATAAAAAATATAATATATCTAAAATTGTTAAAATATGCAAAAAGGTGGTGAGCAACTATGGCAAAGGAACTTTTTATGGAAAAGCAACAGCCTGTCCAAGTTATTGCTGATAAAGATTTGCTGTATGTATTTATCTGCTTAAATGGGAAAGAGAAAATCGTCGATTCTCCAGATTCAGGGGATTCTGGTAATACATCTCCTATTTCATATATAGAATACGACTACAATCAATTTGTTGTAAATAGAGATTCTATTAACTTAGACGACCTAATGATAAACCCGGACAAATATCTCGATTATGCGGCGAATCCAGAGCTAGATAATTTGAAGCTCGAAAAAATCGCACAATCTAAAAATGCTTTAGCAGGATACTTATCTTCCCATCCTTTATTTTCTGATGCGAAATATGCGGAAGGAAGATACTACACCGTTACAGAAGAAAAGCAGCGCCAATTAACCTCCAAAATGGCCATGTACAACTTATATTCTCAGCAATCACTTGAATATTCGCTTTTAAAATGGAATGACGTGGGGAATATATGTGAAGATTGGACTGTTGAAGAACTGACAAAACTTGCAATGGAAATTGATGCTTATGTAACTCCTCTGGTCGAGCGACAACAATCATATGAAAAAACTATTCAAAAAGCAAAAACTATTGAAGAAGTAGAAAATATCACGCTCTCATTTGAGTAATTGGAATAAAAGGAGAAACTATGACAAAGACAGGAAAAGTAGAGTTATCAAATTATCAGATTTTAAAAATTGTTTCTTGGTACAATAATAACTTTAAGCCAAGTGATAGCAACAAAGAACTTCCGATGAAGTTGCGCCTTAATTTACAGCGCAATATTTCCGCTTTAATCGACAACGCTCAGTCATTCGAAAAAGTATGTCGCGAAATGTGGGACGATGTTCAGAAAGGCTTTCTTACTAACGAAAAATCCAGAGAAGTTAAAGAAATGAAAAAATATGAATCTGGAGAAGAAAAAGAGATTGTGAGCCGCGTTGTTAAAGAAGAATTCCGAGAGGAATATCAGCAAAAAAATAAAGAGATGAGTGAAAAAATTGAAGAGCTCTCAAAAGAAACTGAGATTTATTCCATTCGTTTGTTTGATCTGGATGAATTTGCAGACTCATTACCGAAAGATACTATTCTTAGTGTTGATGATTTATTTATGCTCACATTCATGGATGAAAACGGAGAAAATATTGTTCAAGATTAGCGTTTAGAAAGAAGGTGGATTAATGAAAGTAAGTGCTTATGGAGATATTACTATTACTATTGTGAACGAGCCATTCTCGATTCATCTGTCGAATGAAGCGCAACAATTTCCAACGGACGAAAACCGAAAAGTTTCAGAAAACTTATCATATTATACCGATGTGAGCGTCATAAAAGGAGAGGTCTCTAATCCGAACTTTACGATTGGAGAGGTTAAATCTGCTAACGGAATTACGGTATCTAAAAACGCAAATAGAATCACATTTTCCGTAAAAGCAGGAGTTATCTTACCTGCTGATTCGGGAAGCTTTGATATTCCGGTAACTCTTGACGGCGAAACATTGATAAAAACATTTTCTTGGAGTTGCCAAAAATCTGGCGCAGCAGCCAAATCCGTTAAAATTACTGCAAGTTCTACTATTTTCAAAAGCTCAGATGGCGGGGAAACTTATTCTCCGGACACTATTACGCTCTCTCCGTCTCTTCAAGGAGGCATATCATTTTCTAAATGGCAATATAGCGTAACTGGCGGCTCAAGTTGGACAGACATAAAGACTGGAACTCACGGATTCACTATCTCCTCTACCTCCTTAATCGTTTCAAAAAATTGTGATTTGTTTACATCCGAAACTACTTCTATCACGCTACGATGCCTTTCATCTAATGAAAAATATTATGACACAATAACGATTCAAAAAATGAGAGACGGAAAAGACGCTGACACTAGCGGAATTGATGGCCGCAATAGAATATCTTTTGGTAGCGGAGAATATCAAAAAGGATTTTTTAAGAATTTCAGCAAAACTGAACAAGGATATGGAGAACATACTTTAACTTCAAAAAAACAGTATTCTAACGTAAATTTAACCGACGGTTTTCTGCTTGGCTGCAGAGATTATAAAGTTGGAGAAAAAGTAACTTTTTCGTATGATATTATGTATACTGAATGGAATTTCCCTACAGGTTCAGACCGTAGCGAATTCTGGATTGGACAGCGTTATACTAATTCTACAGATAGTTCAGCGATTGGGACTTGGCGTGCCGTTACAATGCATAACCTTCCTGTTGTCGGAGAAGGGGGCTGTAAACTCGGTGCTTGGTATCATGTCGAAAAAACAATGACTATCCCAGAACAGGCGGATGAATCGGTTGGTACGACAGCTTCGATTCAATTCTACAATTCAAGCGCAGAAAAAGAAGCTAAAATCACGTTTAGAATGAAAAATGTCAAATTAGAATACGGTGAAAAAGCAACTGATTGGAGTCCCGCTCCAGAAGACAATATTTCTTCGATTAAAACTCTTGAAACGATTGCGCGCAAAAATACTCTCGATATTGAGACGAAAGTGGGAAAAGCCGACTTTTTTAAGGTTATTAATCCAGATACTGGCGAAGATGAGAAACAAACTATTTCAGAGTTTATGTCCACTTCTACTCAGAATATGTACGGCTTCAAGCGGGAAGTTAAACAACAATACGATAGCTTAGAACTGGGTGGCGTGAACTTATTTGTTCAAAACACAACAATTCAAGGTAAGTATTTAAGTTCAGAAAACGTAGAAATAAAAGATTCTGCATGGGGATATTCCGACTACATTGATTTAAGTGGGATGGATTACTACATCGCGTCTGGCTTTACAAATTTAGGAGCTGCCCCAGCAACTTGTTTTTACAATTCCGATAAAGTCTTTCTTTCGGGGGTAAAATCAGAAATTCAGGATAGTCAAGAATCAAAGAGAAAAATGCTTCAGATACCGGACAGCGCGGCTTTTATGCGTTTTTCATTTTTGCTGGCAGACATCGAAACACTGAAAATTGAGAAGGGGACAAAATCTACTTCCTACTCTCCTTCTCCCGAAGATGTTGCTCATAACATTAAAACCGTAGAAGAACAGACAGCAACAAAATTTTCATGGCTTGTAAAGAGTGGAACAAGTGAGTCCAATTTTGAACTTACAGATAGGATAATCAGTCTAATATCAAAAAATATTAATTTAAATGGTATCGTTACTTTTATGAATACTGCGAAAGGTGAAGTATATAAGAACTTGTATGCTTCTACAGGTTATGCAGATTTTGAAAGTATTAAATCTACTGATGAGGCTATTTGTTATGCAAAATTTGACAGCAATTCTGTGGCAATAGATAGTTCTACATATTGGCAAGGTAGTAATTCTCTTAAAATTTCTGGAACGGCGAAAGATCGTGTTAGGGTTTATTTGGGGAACAAAGAAAATAATTATGGATGTATAAAGGTAGAACAAGGAAAAACTTATCAGATAACAGCATATGTCAAATCTGATTCTGAGCAAAATGTATCTTTTGGTATTGACTGGATTACACATGGAACAAAAATAGATGCCGCAACAGGTACTTGTTATATTGAGTCGTATTTGTTTAATCCTCAAAAACCTTCTTTTCCTAAAGGATGCACCACAATCACTCCAAATACATCATGGCAAAGAGCAATTACTACATTTACTGTAACAGACAAAACAAATAGTTATTATTATATTAGTATTGTTCCTACGATATATAATCAATTAAGTAAAAATGCTAATTTCTGGGTCGATGGAATTATGGTCGAAGAAGTTGAGTCTTTGAATTCCGAGCCAAATGAATTTACTAATTCGGCAAAAGCTACAATTATTGACGGTAATTCTATTCTTACTGATTCTATTACGGCAGATAAATTAACGGCAAACTCTATTACGGCTGAAAAGATTATGGCTGATGCATTGAAATCTAAGAATTATGTAGTTGGTGAATCTGGTAGTTTCTTAAATCTTGCGGATGGTAGTTTTGATAGTAAATATTTAAAATGGGATAATGCAGGAAAAGTTATTGCAAATGATATAACAGTAGTTGGCGGATCAATTAATGTTAATGATAAATTTATTGTTAATAATGATGGAATCGCAACATTACAAGGAGCTACTGTTGTGGGCAATATTACGGCTGAATCGGGCAAAATTGGGAAATTTAATCTTGACAATTTGGCTTTAGTTACTGGAGATACTGATGTAACTTGTGCAGGTTTAGGCGGTAGTTCTCAGGCTTTTTGGGCAGGTTCTTTAACTATGGATGATGCACCGTTTAGAGTTGGATATGATGGTAGTTTCTATTCTTCTAAAGGTAAAATCGCAGGATGGGAAATTACTTCTGACAGCTTTTATAAAGACACCGATGATTATACTGTCTATGTTTGCCCAGGAACAAACAACAATAAAGATTTTTTAACTGTTCATGATAAAAACAAATCTTCTGGAGATGAATGGCCATTTTATGTTCATGCAGATGGATGGATGCATTGTGTCTATGGAGATATTGGTGGCTGGAATATTGGGAAGAATAGCATAAATTCGTCTTATTCAAACACAGAGACAACAGAGTATTATGTATCCGATTCATTTTACTCTTTGTCTATATTATCAGACTCTTCTAAAATCATTTCAGAATTTAATGAGAAAAAATATTCCGATTCTTCAAAACAAAAAATCTTATCAAGTGAATCTGATTCTTTGACGATAAGCGGAGATTCTATTCAAGGAACATCTAGATATATATTATACGGAGAAGAAACCGATAAAAGTGGCTATAGTTTTTTATTAAGTGCTTATAATGGACTGGAAATACTAGATGAGGTATCCGAAGAAGGTATTTCATATACGGGAAATCATATTCTTTTCACAAGATATAACGAAACCGTTGCAGAAATAACCGAAGACAAAATCAACTCCTGCCATGCAGGAGAAGTGTGTCATTATTATGGAAATGGTTATGGAGACTGCGGTACAAATAATAACAAGTATTACGATTTATCTGCTTTTACAACCGGCGGAGGGAAAACATTTGGCTCATTCCATACTAAAATGAGCAATGAAAAGATTAAAATAAACAGAACAGGAGTTTATTGTTTTCAAGTAAGATTTTCTGTGAATTCTGGAGTAAATGGGTCTGCGGATAAGCGAGTCGAGTTTGTCCCGTTCGTTAATAATACTAGACTGCCAAGATATGCTGCTTCATTTTCATCTAGAGGAAATTTTTCTATAACAAATTTTCAAACGTACATACTGTCTTTAAATAAAGGAGATGTTGTTGCATTTGATATATCTCCTATAGAAAAAGTATCTGTTAGAGTGCAAATTGCGGATATATTTGTTCATGTTTTGGATTATGTAAATAAATACGCCGATGAATACAATTAAAAAAGACCCAACTTATAAGGGTCTTTTATTCTTTATTTTACTTTTACAATTATCTTAGACCTCTTCCCTGTGATAGTTCTCACTGCGATGATAGCTCTTCCTCGTTTTAACCCTTTTATTTTCCCATTTTTCATTATTTTTACCACTTTAGGATTTGAGGATTTCCAAATTAATATATCTTGAGCATTAACTGGTTTACGAATATATTTAAGTTTAATAGTTTTTCTTTTTTTAATAGTAATACTTTTTTTATAAAACTTAATTTTAGTTGTGTATGTCTTTTGCTTCTTTTGAGGTTTAGGAGCTTCTTGAGAAAGCAATTCTTTATTAAGTATTTTCCCACAGCTACACCTATATATAATATATTTTTTATTTCCTTCTGATATTACTTTAGGTGCGACGCTTGCCTTATGAGGAATCATTGGAATATTTTCACTTTCCACAATTTGATTGCAGATATTACATTTTATCACTTTTTCTCCAGAAGCCGTGCAAGTTGCTGGTTTTATTATCTCCCAACCATTTTTATATATAACATGTTTTCCATCAGAACAGTTGTTGTTTGCAATTATTCTTAGATTTATAGAGCTAGATTTAACGGCAATTTTAATATCGTCGCTTTTAATTGTAATCCCTGTAATGGTTATCCCTTTTCTCCCCTCTTCTACACATGGATTTAATTCACCTTGAAAATATCCGTTCTCGCCATATTTTAATGCATACAAAAGTCTCTGACCTTTAACGTAGACAGAAGTTATGTTAGATATATCGCTATTACTTAAACCATTAAATTTAATCATCAAAATAGGCGATTCTCCCACTCGATAAACTGCTTTGTCAAGTTTTACTTCCTGAACTGTAACCTCCTTTGGTTCAGCCGGTTTATCTACTTCAATAACTTCCGCTCTTGCAGGAGCCGCTGTCATACCAAGAATAATAACGCATAACATAACCAACAGTCTTTTAATTCTTTTCATACTCTTCTCCTTTCTCGCCTTATGACGAATAAAAAACATTTATTTATATTATAAATGTAAAAGAAGATATTGGCAAGAAGAAAACGAAAGAAGGTGATTCAAACGCATAATATTAAAATCTTTATTAAATACCTTATACTCTTTCTGCTTGGCGGTTATACATATTACGGGATTGAAATTCTTTGGCGTGGGTATTCTCACTATAGCATGATTATCTGCGGTGGTATCTGTTTTATCTACGCAGGACTACAGAATGAGCAAGTTGAATGGGATTATCCGTTTTGGAAACAAGTATTAAGAGTTGAAGCGTTTATATTAAGTGCTGAGTTTATTACAGGGTGCATTGTTAATCTTTGGCTTGGATTAGATGTATGGGATTATAGCGGTTTACCGGGAAATATTTTGGGTCAGACTTGTCCGCAGTTTGCTCTATTGTTTTTGCCGTTGAGTGCGATTGCTATTATTATTGATGATTTTGTTAGATGGAAATGGTTTGGCGAAGAAAAGCCGAGATATAAATGGAGGTGATGTAGATTGAAAAATATAAACAATGAAAAAGATAATATATATGGAGATAATTACTTGTTTGGCTAGACAAGTTGCACTGGAGGTCAAATCGGTAGTTTGCAAATTTCACACAATGATACCGATGGGAAAGATAAAGAAACTAAATAATGATTTTATGACTCTACTTTTTGGTGGGGTCTTTTTTAATTGCGTAAAGGATGGTGATACCTATGGTTTTACAAACGGTTTCGCAAATTAATATTCGACAAGCGGCTTCCAAAACTGCTTCTGTCGTATGCACTGCTCCTGCAAATACAAATGTTGAGGTTGTCGGAGCTAAAATTATCTGGAAAGATAACATTCCTTTCGTAAAGATTTCTTACAAAGGAAAACGCGGCTTTACTAACGGCAGATATCTCAGAGGATTGGTTTTAAAAGTAAAAAATCGTGACAGCGCAAAATATCCAAAATTGGTTGTCATTGCATCCGGACGAGCCTCACGAAGAATCAAAATTCCGCAACAAAAGAAGTTCGGAGCGTTTTGCCAAAAGCACGGTTGTTCTATGGCGGCTGCTTCTATCGCTTTACAGTTTAGAGGAATTACAAAATCCCCATATGAAGTATATTCATACGCAAAAAAACACTTGGGCGGATATACTGGCAGTAAGCTTACTATTTTCGGGATTGAAAAGGCTGTTAATAAAATTGCAGGAAAGAAAATTGCTACTTGGAAAGGTTGTCCGGCAGATGCAAATAAGCGGATTAGAAATAATATTCAGAAGGCGATTCATGACGGACATATCGTATTACTTGAGCAAAAAAATCCAATTCATACAAATGTGATTATTGGGCGAAGCGTTGACGGTAAATATGTTGTTGCGACAAATGGTACGACAAAAAAAGTTACTATGAACTGGCTTATTAAAACGGTATTACATGGTAAAGCTGGCAGAAAAAATCAGGCTAACTGGTGGAAAGGAACGGCTCACGGAGCTGGATATGTGATTGTGAAAAGAGCATAAATATAAAGATATTGTTATTTATTCGGGAGAGTTTACTACTCTCTTTTTTATTGCTTGTAAATTAGTTAGGAGGTATTACACATGAACAAATTAAAGAATTTTTTAGAACAGATTAATGTAAAAGATATTAAGGCTAGTACATATGTTAGTGCTGTTGTTCTTATTTTTACGATGGTGAATTACGTGTTAAATATTATGGGAAAACCTGTAATCAACATCAATGAAAATGAAATTGCCGCATGGGTTACTGCTATTGTTGGTGTTGCCGGAATTATCTACTCTTGGTACAAAAACCAGAGCATTACAAAGCCAGCACAAGTTGCAGATGACGTTATGCAAATTTTAAAGGACGGTAAAATCACTCTTGCGGAATTGGAAGATTTTGTCGCTAAATATTCCGAACAAGATACTGACGACGAAGAAGATGAAGAATACGACGATTCTGAAGACTATGTATACGACGAAATTGAGGATGATGATTTAGATGGCGAAAATTACTAAGAACTGCTTAGATTTAGTAAAAGAATTCGAAGGTTGCTATTTAAGGGCTTATAAAGACGAAGTGGGTGTGTGGACAATAGGTTACGGCATTACCAATTCTGATAAGTCAATTACAAAGACAACTATTAAATCCGGCTTAACAATTAGCAAAGCTACCGCTGAATCATGGCTAGAAAAGTCTTTAACACAAAAATACCTTCCCCTCGTCATGAAATATAATGACAAATATAAGTGGAATCAGAACGAAATTGATGCGCTTGTCAGCTTTTGCTACAACATTGGAAGCATCAAAGGCTTAACAGCTAACGGAACTCGCTCTCGTTCTACCATTGCAAGTAAAATGATGGAATATAATAAAGCTGGCGGACGAGTATATAGAGGGCTTACACGCCGCAGAACAGCCGAGAAAAAGCTTTTTACAACTCCTGTTAAAGTTATTAAGAAAAAAGAAACAAAGGCTACTACAGCCGTACAGAAAGACTACACAAAAGAAAGAGTTGATGGTGTGAAATATTTTGGGATTTTAAAGAATACAGCAGTTAAATCATTTACGGAGTTTTTGCATAATAGAGGATTTGGCGCAGGAAAACCAAATCTATCTAAGATTGCTTCCGCAAATGCCGACAGCGCAGAAGTTAAAGCCGCTCTGCTTACTCTTGCGAAAAAAGGATTACTCGTGAAACCTGATGGACTTAATAAATGGGAGCAAAAGAAATAATCTAAAAGAGGTGATCTGCTCATGCTCGAAGCATTTACGCAATTAACTTCTATGGATTACATAGCTATTCTTAGTGGTATTGTTGTCTTTATTGCGGCAGCTACCACTTTGAAGGCTGGAATAGATAAGTTCTTTACCACCTTTGAGATTACTCCTCCGTGGGAAAAATCTAAAAAAGAAGAAAAAGAATACAGAAAAGATGTTCGTAATCAATTGACTGACCTTAAGCAGCAAGAATCCGATTTTGAAAAAACGCAGCTTAACTATCGCTCAAAAAACGAAAAAACAACAAAAGAAATTTTAGAATCAATTAGTATTTTGTCCGAAGATATTAAAAGTTTGAGAAAACAAATTGAAGATATGGAGCTGGAACGCAAAATTAAAAAATACAGATGGGATTTAAATAATTTTGCTACTCAGCTCTCTCGAGATGTGCGTTATGGAAAAGACCAATTCGATATTATTTTCCAAGAACACGAAGAATATGAATCTTTGTTAAGAGAACATAATATGACGAACGGTCAAACAACAATTGCTATGGACATTATTCGAAAATATTACAAGAAGTTATATTTCGATGGCAACAACCAAAATTAA